ACATCTTGGCGTACTTTGCGTTAGGAAAGATTGTCTTGATGATAAGATGGGACCCCACTCCATCAAGGTCATAGTGTGTGCAGTTGAGCACGTTCATGTTAGGGTTTTTGAAGTATTGGATATCCATGATATTAGTCCTTTTTCCACAAATATAGTTTATTAAATCTTGGTTGTCAAGGTCTTGTCAGCAATAAAGGTGTCTTCAATCGTTGCTTCCATCTGTTCCTGCTCGGTAAAGGTAGGGATTTCCAATTCCTTCAAAGCGTCGTCGAAGATTTGCTTGGCACGGGTAGCAACATCGGAGGACACTATGATGCTATCGTGTACGGTACAAACAGGGCAATGCAATTCGTCCTTGATTCTGCGATAAACCACGCTGAAAATGAGGTGGCTTTCAGTACGTTGCAGCTCATGGGCCAACTCAGAGTAGTGCCCACGCTTGATAATCTGGATTGCCTTGTAGAGGTTAGGGAATGCTTCCTTCCAGAGCTTCTGAATGGCTTCGACAAGCTTATGCTTTTTCTTAGAATAGAAACGTCCGCAGAAAAGGCATGTAAGGAATTCTTTCTTTACCTTATTACGGTCTACATTCGTATGCAAAGTTTTGTTTACATAGTTAAGGAAGTATTCATACAAACCACCAGAAACAAGCAGATTTCTGTATCTATCCAATTCGGAGTGGAATGCCGAGATGCATTCGTCTTCCTCAAAGGAATTCCAGTAGGCTTCCGAATTCTCTCCCTTAGGAGAAATCACAATATGTTCTCGGCCATCAAAATTAGAAATGTATCGGTCAAGAACACGATACAAGAATGCACCCTGAGAACTCTTGATGTCGATTTCGACCGTCGGCTTGCCATCACAGTAGATGCAGCTCTTTCTAACCTCTTTTTTCAACTGGGTGATGTTAGTATGAACACGGCCATACGGGTCACGTTTGCAGTAAAGAGCGTATTTATCGGTCGTGTAGCTATTGAAAAGCTTGACTTTGTTCATTTCAGAGGTCAATCTTTCGACGGGAATCGAACCGCTATCGACAAGATTGCCCAAAATATCGTAACTTTCGTCTTCATCGATGCTAAAATGCGTCAAGTCTTCGTAAAGTTCCTTAATTTCAGGCATGTTCATTTGTTCTGAATGAACTTCTTCGGCTCTTTCGGCCAATTTTCGATAAAGACGGGGGTTGGTCACCATGACTACACGGACACCACCCTTTCTTTTCTTGATATCTCCGGCTTCTTCCTGTGCCCTAGTGTGCAAATAACGCTGAACATAGGTTAAAAACTTGGGTGTGAACCAATAATGCTTGCATTTTCCCGGAATATCCTTGCTTCCCTTGATGTAGGAACGGCTACGGCCAATGATGCCCCATTGTTCGAGAATGTGTACGTATTCCAAGTAGTTGGAACCGAGTATCCTGTCATAGATTTTGGAGTAAATGGGGACTGCCCACTTGTCAATATCGATTTTCCAGTTATGCTTGGTAGCCAGGTTGAAGGCTATCTGGTAGCGGCGATATACCGTGTTGACTATATACAGCAAAAATTCGAAGTTTTTCCTTTCCACACCTTTGAGATTTTCCGCTTTAGCCATCATGAAGTCAAAAATACTGTTAGGAATCAGCATTTTATCGAAAGAGTAACGGCTGTCAGTTTCGGAAAACTGGTCTAAAATACGTAAAGAAAGTTCAAGGTTCGAATTCATCGCCGCTAAAGCTACAATAAAAGTGAAGTTTTGTCAAGCGTCCAATACGAAAGTTTCATAGAAATTTTATCTCCTTTGCCTCCAGGTAACACTATATGTTCTCATTTTTTTATATTAAAATATAAACTTCGGGTGTAAAAAAGATATTTTAGTTTAGAAAAACATCAATTTCACCCCTAGTTTATCCATTTATTATGATTGTTTATTTTGACTTCTTGAAAGATAACTTAGCGCAAGTCACCGTATACGAAGGCAATGACTTTGAAACCAGACAGGTCTACAATTACCTGAACAGTGCCATCAAGTACGAGGACAAGCAGGCTACATACACGGAAAAGTATAAAAATGGATACCATAAGGAGTATGTCAACTTCTATGAGAGTGAAGAGCGGACTATCCCCATCGGTCTGATAGCCAGGGTTTGCACCTTGCTCAAAGGACGGTTTCCGGGTATCGGCTTCAAGTTGTCGCCGAGGATTCACTCGATGTTCACGCCAAAGGTTGTTCTGACCAGGGATGAAATCATCAAGTATGCCGACACGCTGAACATCCACGACCGCAAGAAGGGGTTCAAGCTGTCCCTCTATGACCATCAAGTTGAATTGATTTATCAAGCCATGCTGCATCGTCGTGGCTCGTTGAAGGCCTGTACTGCATCAGGAAAGTCGCTGTCAATCTATGTGATGGCCCGTTACATGACCGAGGTTGAACACAAGAAGATTGCCGTTGTCGTTCCGAACTCCGGGCTGGTAGTCCAGTTGATGCAGAACTTCTATGACGACTATTCATGGGACGAGGCGCACGACAACTGTACGCTAATCTATGGCGATTCGAAGGATAAGCTGACCGCCGCCCAAAAGAAGAAACTTGCCGAGCTGAACCTTGGCGAAGAAGTCATGTTGAAACCTATTGTGATAACGACGTGGCAGAGTCTGCAGAACAAGGAGCCGTCCTTCTTCAAGCGGTTTGATGCGGTGATTGTTGACGAGTGTCAAGGATGCCGTGGCCCGGTGCTGCGTCAGATTCTTGACTATTGCACCTCGGCAGAAAACTTTAAGATAGGCGTATCGGGTACGATTCCTGATGAGGGTCTTGAAGCTGCCTATATAGAGTCGTCTCTCGGAAAGAAGTATCACATTGTCAGCCTTTGGGAACTAGCCGAGAAAGGCATTATCACGCCTGCACGAGTGGTTGGTCTTTTTGTGCCATATCCTTTGGATTGCCGAACGACAATCTGCTACTCGAAGTTTGATGAGGAGTATGCCGTCGTGACTGGCAACCGAAGCCGATTTGATATTCTTGACATGCTTATCAACGAGAAGAGGATAACGACGGACCAGAACACGGTAATCCTGTTCCGAAATATCGAGCCGATGGAACGTGTTGCGGCTTACTTGCAGGAAAATCATCCAGAGTTTAAGTATAGCATCATCAAGGGTGATGTCAAGGCGAACGCACGAAATGTTATCAGACAGGATATGGATACATCTTATGGCCACATCCTTCTCGGTACATACGGGTGCTTGCAGGCTGGCGTGAATGTAAAGCAGTTGAACAACCTTGTGTTTGGCGACCCAGGAAAGTCGATGTACATGATTATGCAGTCTATTGGACGTATCGTCCGTAAGTGTCCGGGCAAGGAAATTGCCACTTGTTACGATATTGTCGATGACGCTTCATACATGGTTCATGGCCGTACACTGGGAGACCACGTCAACGAGAACTACATGGTTCGCCATTTCCGTGAAAGGATGAAATATTACAATGCCGACAAGATTCCAGTTACGATAGAAGACCTTAACGGTAAGGTTGCTGCTGATGTGAAGCTTGACGACATCAAGCAGAAGCGAAAGGAAAAGGCGGAGAAACGGGCCCAGCAGTTGGAGAAAAAGAAGAAGAAGGCCGCAGAGGGCCTTCTCAAGAATTACCGTCGCCAGTTCTAGCGGGTTCTTTTTTTCGAATTCGCTGTAACATGTGCCATTTGGTGTGCGGCGATGTCTGACAATACCTTTCCAGAAGTCAAGTGTCTATTCTTTCCGTTAAGCTTGTTGGCTTCACCGACGCTCAACTGCTTCAGGTCAGGATTGCTCAACATGACTGCGATGATTATATTCAACATCGGAGAATTGAACAGTATGTTAGACTTTCTCTTGATTGCAGTCAGGAGCTGAGTGTAGACCATGTTGCCTTCCATGGCGATATTCATGTTTTCCTTGATATAGCGTATCATTTCAGACACGTCGGACATTTGCATGATATCCTGTACGCTGTACTCGGTTCGTGCCGGGAGGTCGAAGAGGATGGTCATGAGGTATATGGTCTCGAAAAGTACATCAATGAGGTATGCGTTCAGTAAAAAGTCTTTGTCTACGGCAGAGCCATTTTCGATATAGTTCTTCCCGGTTAGGCTCTGGCCCTTTGACATAGTGTCGAGGTCTGCTGATTGGACATACTGGCGGGTTTGCGGAAATTCTTTTGCAATCGTCGGGTTATGTTTTTCAACGTCGTTTCGGACGAAGTTGTAGAGCCGGATTACATCTTGTGCAATCTGGAACATCCTCTGTTCGTCCTGCTTGTTGAATTTCTCTGCGACGTTACCTGATGCTGACTTCTTGACACCGTCGAATACCCTGTTGATTATCTTGGTTTTCCCGCCGACATGGCCAAACTTCCTGATAAGGGCTTTTCTGGTGTCCTCGTCAAGGTGCTTGTTCTGCCTGAGTGCGGCGGTAACTTCCTTGCACTTTTTGTCAACGATTTCCTCGTACTTGCTTTCGACACTTCTTAGATAGTAATCTTGGGAAAGGCTGTCGATAGCTTCCGAAGAATCGTCTGTGCTGAACATCTGTATTACACGGTCGTTAACCGAAAGGGTGTTTTCGTCAACCGTCGGGGCTTGTGCTGGTTCTACGCTTGTTATGCCGTAATCCATTTTGATGCGGGCGATAACATCGTTGATGTCTCTCAGGTCGTCAAAATATGGTTTGACATTTCCTTGGACGGATTCCATAATCTTGACAAGTTTTCCTGTGAAGTAAAAATCATCCTTAGTCTTGGCGTCATCCTTGATTTTCTCGTACTCGTGCCGTGAACTTTCCTGGGGAGTCATTTTAACCCAGCCGTTTTGCTTGTAGAGGTACGAACAGTTGTGAAGGGCAGTTACCATCATCGTGTGATGAAGGGTTTCGAGCTGTTTCCATGGAAGCGAGTCTACGACACTGTTTATTTGGTTTGCGTCTGTTACAAGTACGTAAGTTTTTCCGTTTTTGCGGAGCAGATTGGATTTGATGAGGAAGTTGATTGCGTCGTATATAGGATTTTTGCTTGTGACCGTTATCCCGTCAATGTATTGTCCCTTGATTGCATGCGCTACCATTGCGTTAACTACGCTAGGCAATCCAGTCAGTACGTATTGATTGGCTCCGTTGGAAATGACGATATTCTGTGACGGCAATCTGTCGTTTGGGCCCATATGTGCGGCCTTTGAGAGTTCGCTAAGTACGGTAGCGAATGCCTTGACATTGGTGTCTCGTTCACCAAATACTTTTGCGTCCTCCGCATTGTCTTTAAGGTATTTCTGTCTGAGTATGAACAGCTCGTCGTCATGGGATTCCATATCTGGCGGAAGTTCGTCATGCGTAAGGAAGCCGACCAACGCCTGTATTGTGGGATATGGGGAGTTGAATAATTCCGTGATGAAAATACGGTTCAGTTCGTAAATAGCGGATTTCTTTCCTTTTGCCGATTCGATTTGGTCCGGGACAGTTTCCGGGTGTCCATTAAGTGTTGCCAGCATCTTTGCCAGCATAAGTTTTTTGGTCTTTCCGAGGGTAAGAACGGAAGAGTCGTATGTTTCTTCATCCTCGCTGTCATATTTGTCTTCGTCCTCGCCAGTATAACGGTCGATAATGTTCGTTGATTCGTCACCGCTTTTCATCGTGGTGGTGCCCATTTCTGAAGCTGTCTTCTCCTTAGTTTTAAGGATTCCGACAGTAACGAAGTATTCCGGGAATAGTGCGTGGTACTGTTCCTCTGAGAGCAGTACTGTGTTCAGGCTATTATATTGGCTCGTATTTACTCCGGGCAGTCCTTCAAGGTGAAGAAGCTTGTTTAGGACGGTGATGAATTGGGTAAAGCAGTCTATATGTAGTTTGCCTTCCATATCCTGCTTTCTTAAACTGAGCTCGATTGTGTTAGGTGCGGTATTTCCGCTGGAATCTTTCGCCCCTCTCTTGTATTTCATGGTTCCAGAGAACCTGTACTTTGCCGAGGTTTTGAACATGTTGTCTATGCTAGATGTCGATTGCACCATTGCCATCGTGCTTTCTTCAGCAGTGTCTCGAATTTCATCGAACGTGGTGTCATCATCATTTTCTTTATACTTGGAGGCACTTGCGATAGCATTGACGATAGATGTTCTGTTGAGCGAGTTTCCGAATTTCTTTTGGAGGTACATGATTACTGTACCCAAATCTTTGTGGGTGAAGTTTTCCCGAACCATCTGGGTGGCATACTTGGATAGTGCTTCGGTATCATTTGCAAGGTAGGAGTCCGGGAATTGCGTGCGGAGCGTATGGACGATTTTATCTGCTGATGGATGTTGTTCGATGGTTGCAAATTTCGCAAAATTATCGTTAACCATCATATTTCGAGAAAATATCGATACAAAATATGCGGCCATGCCGTCCTTTGCATCCGTAATGTCGTCTACGAATATCCTCTCCTTCATATTCATCAGCACGTTGTTTATCGTTTTACCCATGTAGAGTTCCATGAAGCTTACCGGGTTGTATGGAAGGACGTTGAATTTAGGGTGTGTTGCTCTCGGGTTGGTCAAGGTGTCTATGTTGACGGATGGCAATACTCTTTCAACGACCTGCTCGGTACTGATAGTCGAAGTGTCCTTAGTCTTGTTGTTTACCAGCTTTTCAAGAATGCTTTTGACATTCTTTTCAGTATACAGTTCATGCAAGAAGCCGTTGTTGTCTTCTTGCCCTAGCTTATAACGGATGTAGAACAGTATAGCATATTCCTTTTGAAGGGTCGTAAACATGGGATAACCTCGTAATTATCTCTAGTTTATACTTTTTTGGCTTGACAGACCCTATCATGTATACTATATTATCAACATTAAGGAGTAAAGTATGATAAGTACCCCAACTACCTACAAGTATGACACAAACAGGCTTATGGTTATCGACTGGTCGTCAGTCGCTTACCAGGCTATCCATTCGGTCCAGGCTGCTGAAAAGGCTGGGGACGATTATGGTATTCAGAGCAAGGAAGATGAACTCCGTCTGTGGCGCAACAAGATGGTCACTGCGATGAATGATTTGATTCAGCGTTTCAATCCGCTGGATATCATCATTGCGGTTGACGGTTTCTCTTGGAGAAAGGATTTCGTCAAGGATTATTACGGAAAGCATACAATCGTGTACCACGATGATACCTACATCTACACGGAAACGGAAAACTATGCCTACCGTATCGGCAAGCCTGACAAGAAGAAGGAAGAATATACGGTTGACAGAATTGCCGTTAAGGAATACCAGACTTTTAGGGATAAGCCCCATAAGCTTCTCGGAGAACTTCCTCCGCAAAAACAGGACCTTCTGTGGAATCTTTACGAAGTAAGCAAGAAGTCTAAGAATGAAAGCAAAACTCCGATTATTCCTAGTTACAAGGGAAAACGCAAGTATAGTGATTGGTCGGCATTGACACCTAAGTCTGAGTGGCAGTCTTACAAGGATAAGTTTGCGTTTGAACTCGGAAAGTATTATCGTGCGACTGTTGTGCAACTTGACGGTGCGGAAGGCGATGACATTATTTATGGTGCGGTATCGTCTTTGCAGGATAAGTATACCAGCATTGTGATTGCTACGAGAGATAGCGATATGATGCAGATTGAATGCAGCAAGGCGGTATTCTACGACCATCTCAATGGCAAGTTCCTCTCGTGCGATTCCCCGTCTGAATATCTCGCCAAGAAAATCGTTTCTGGTGACGATAGCGATAATATTCACGGAATGTGTGTTCCTAACCCTAAAACGCCCGGTTTCCCTAAGGCTACCTGCGTGGGAAAGGATGGTGCGGGGAAGTTCATCCAGACCTGCGGCGACATCTACGAGACGGCAAAGAGGGAAGGGTGGCTTGACCAGTACCTTAGAAACAAGACCCTTATCGACCTTAGTTGCACTCCGGACAATATCAAGTCTGCTATCACCGAAGCTTGCAGCCGTGTTGGTACAGGTGAATTTATGCAAGCGGAGTCGTTGGAAAGCATTGGTATCACTAAGCACCAAATAGATTTGATTAAGAATTTACGCCAGCGTGGATTCTACGCTTTCCACCCAAGGACCGAAGTTAGCATGTGCAACGTGACGTTCATGAACGAAAAGAATGCACAGGCCGCCAAAATCGACCGTATTCAGGAGGATATGGAATCTCCGATTTCTGCGGTTCCGGCAGCAACTCTTATGGGCATTCAGCAGCAATCACCTGTGCCAGACATCAATGCTGACCATGTGTTTGATAGTCCGTTTGGGGATGACCCACCGTTTTAATATTGGACATAGATACCTCAATGTCGGGCAGGAAACTGTCCGACATTTCCGTTTTGTTAAAAAATGTAATTTATTATTGAATTTTAAGGGTTACTATTATGAATCCAAGAGTATATCTATTGGCCAGACTGGCTAACAAAACCAAGATGAAGTTCAAAATGTGGTGCAAGTACCACGAGAATGTTGGGTTTAAGAAAATTTACATCTTCGTGAAGGATGAACCTGAATGGTTCCAGGAAGCCAAGAAGGAAATTATCGACGCAAGCGACCGTTTTGTCTTTATCAAGGCTGACGAACGTTGGAGGAAGGTAAGCGAAATCATCAAGGCGTTCCTAAAACATTGCGGCAACGGTGACTGGGGCCTGTTCTTGTCCACTGACGAGTATATCTACACCGAAAAGCATGACAATTTCAACGTCGGCAACCTTGTCAGCTACGCTATTCAGCGGCTCCATGCCCGTTCCATCACGCTATATAAGGAATACGTCAGGGAAAATGACGGTTTTGAGTTCAAGGCGAAGGATTACAACACGTACACCATGGACGACGAAAAGTTCCCTGTGTCGAGTGCAATTATGTTTAGCGTGCAGGATGTCAACAGTAATCCGTTGTCTAGCCCGTTCACTCCGGCAAATCAAGCTCAATGGATTGACTCCCGTTGGCAGCCGATGAACAAGGATATTCTGACGACTCAGATTCCAAGGTTTACTGAATGTGCCGTCCGTATTTTCAAACTTCTTGAGTCAGATGCCGTTGACGAAGAGTCCGATAAGTCTTTCACTGAAAAGGCAAGTGCATTCTGGCATTACTACCTCTACAAGTTCCCGGAAATTACCCCTAGGTTCCCGCCGAAGGCGACTAAGGCCAAGGAAGAGGTTGAAACGAAGGTTCAGGAAATTGCCGAAGAAGTAAAGGTTGAAGCTCCTGTCGATGAAAAGGTCGAGTACAACCTTGATGGGGAGCTTATTGGCAGAGTCATTGCTTCCATCATGAGCGGAAAGGACTATCCTAAGGTTCTTGAAGATATCCATGCGGCTAGACTTCCTGTCTCGGACGATGCCGTAAAGATTGTTTACGACCGGGAATGCTATAACATCATCGAGGGCAGCGAGCCGTTCCAGCATCTGTTGCAGATGCTGACTGATGGTGTGAAGCCGCAGGCTATCATGAAGGAACTGCATATTTCGCCGAAGAATCTGAAGAAGTGGCGTGAAATGCTCGAAAGTATCCCTGCTGAAATCAAGGCGAAGTTTGACCGGGAGGCAATCGCCGAGGAGGCTCTTGCCGCATTCGAGGATGTCGTTCCTGTATCGGTGGATGAAACCAAAGATAAGAAAAAGGAAAAGAAGCCGAAGTCAAAAGGTCGCAAGAAAAAGGGCGAAACCGTAACCGTAGAGGACATCGACAACGGCGTTCAACCGGGAACCAAGGAATGCCCAGTAGAGGAAATTCCGACAGATTCTCAGGAAGAATGATGGAATAACCGAAAAACAATATATTTTTAATGGGAATCCGCTGGGTTCCCATTTTTCCTTTGGAGTTGTAATGACGGAAGATAAATTCAAGAATGACGTTTTGCCGATGGCCGAAAAGTACATCACGATACCCGAGACCGTCCCGGAGATTGTCGAGTACCTGAGAAATATTTCAAACCATGAATATACTTTCGCCCGTCTTGTGGACGAGGAAACCCGTCTTGTGTGTGAGATGAAGTTGAAGAAAGATGAAATTCTGTCAGAGGTCACTCACAAGCACAAGTTCAAGACGATTCCCCGCTACACGAATAATACGCTTCTGATGAACAGAATCAACGGAGACCCCCGTATCGTGGACTGGAACAAGAAGATTGCTGAGCAGGAAGAATACCTTGAATCGATGAAATCGGTCTTGGGAATCATCCGTGAAAACAGGTTTGCCTGCCAGAAGATTCTTGACCATGAGGTCTCGGTCGGGCACCAGTAATCTTATAAACATAGAATGTCAACACATTAACGAGTCTGAAGACCATGACCCCCTGGGTTGAGCGTCGAACCAGACAGGAGTACGATATGTCTAAATTGACAGACAGGCTGAAGGCAAACAAAGCCTTCGCAGAAAACATTATTACCAAGAATGAACCAGTCGAATACATTGGTTCTGGAATCCCAGTTCTTGACATCCTTTTCAGCGGTATGCTGAACCACGGTATCAAGAAAGGCCACATGACGGAAATCGCAGCCCCGTCAACAATGGGTAAGTCCCTTATCGGCCTTTATTACCTCGCCAGTGCGTATCATGCAGGGATGGACTGCCTTGTCGTGTCCTCGGAAGGCGCATTCAACTTTAAGTTGGCACAGCGTCTCGGCGTGAATACTGACGACATCGTGGTGTTTGAATCTAAGTATATCCACCAAATCAATGAATTTGTAACGAATGCCCAGAAGGGATTGACCCGTAAGGAACGTCATGAAGTGTTCCTCCTGTTCGACTCTTGGGGCCCGCTTGTTTCCTTGCAGCGTGTCGAGGCTATCGACAAGCAGACGGGTAAGGACAAGCCGACGGCTGACATGGGTCAGACCGCCATCAAGAAGAACGAACTTGCCAAGCTGATTAACGCAGCCGAGTTCACCGCCCTTATCATCAACCACGTTTACGACTCCCTCGAACAGTACAAGGACCCGAAGAATATCCCTGGTGGTTGCGAACTGTATTTCAACAGCGATGCTATTGTGCTTGTTTGTACGACTGGAAGAGCTTACAAGTCGAAGGAAAAGCAGGAATCTGGTTCGTCCAAGATTGGTAAGATTGTTACCGCCCAGATTAAGAAGGGACGTGACGGTATGGAAGACCGTAAGTGCGAATACCGTATCCTTACGAACGGCGGTATCGACCGCTGGTACGGATTGGTCGATGACGTAATCGCTGCTGGCGTTGCGGTTGTAACGCCGAAGGGCAACAAGGGTACATTCCTCCATCGTCCTGATTACGATATCGACAAGGAAACGGGTGAACTTCTCCGTGAATTCCGTTGGACGGACGACGATGCTGACGAATGCAATACAAGGGAATTTATGGAACCGCTCATGACGGACCAGAAGTTCCTTGATTACATCGCCAAGAACTACATGTACGACGTGTCTCTCTTTGCGAAAGACCTTGTTGGTGAGATGCCAGCTCCGCTCAGCGAGGAAGAAGTCACCAAGAAAAAGGCCCGCAAGAGCAAGTTGAAGGAAGAAGCTGCTGCCACCCCGAAGAACATCAGTGATGAAATCGAGGATGTGCAGGAAGAGTCTGCTGCTGAAATCGCTGCTAAGGGCGTTAAGTAACAGAAATACCTAATTAAAACCAGGCGGATATTTGTAATTCCGCCTGGTTTTTTCTCTTGCCAAAGATTTGTTGATAATGTATCTTTATATATTGATGAAATAACTAACGTTAAGGTGTAATATGATAGTAGCGGATTTGAGTGATGAAGATTATGTCCTGAGATGCTTCTTTGAGGATGAAAATGTCCGTTTACGTATCACTGACAAGATGAAAGAAGAATATTTCGATGATAAGGCGAATAAGCAGATTGTTCATCTTGTTAATGCGTTTCATCGGAAATATAGTCGTTACCCGACTGCCCAAGAACTTGTTACTGGTCTGAACCAGAATCCCGGATATAGTGACGAGGCGAAGGAACAGCTCTTAAAGATTACGAAGCCTATTGGGGTAATCGCTCCTGACATAAAGAAAGAGACCATTGAAAATTATTTCAAGTTTCAGGTATCCCAACGATTGATGGAAGAATACGCCCTCCACATGCATGGCAAGGACCCGACCGCCATGCGTGGGATTATGCCGAAGTTGCAGGATGCGCTAAACTTCCGGCTTAATACTAACATGGGTATACATTATATTCGTGATGCCAGGGCTGCTAAGGCAAGACTTGGTAGCATGGAAAAGAGTATTCCATCTAAGATTGAGGCGATAAGACGGTTTACAAGCGAAACCCCTGATGCACAGGGAACATGTGGTGGTTATTTCCGCAAGTGCCTAAGCCTTGTTGGCGGTACATCTGGCGGTGGTAAGTCGATGTTCATGGTTAACGAGGCTGCATTTGCTGCCACGCTCGGTTACAACGTGGTGTATATCAGCCTTGAACTTGATGCGGCGAAGATTTGGGAACGTGTCACAAGCGCTATTCTTGATGTGTCTCGTTATGACATCGCTAAGATGGACGATGAGGAAGTTATTGTCAGACTTCAAGATTCCCATGCCCCGGAACTCGCCACTCCTGGTAACTTGTACATCAACTGGATGCCTACCCGTAAGACTACACCTGATGACATCGAGGCTTATCTTTCCGAATTGGAACAGCTGGAAGGGGTCAAGATTGACTTCTTGGTTGTTGACTACATTGGTATCATGAGCCCGAATGCGGGTACATACAGTCCGCATGAAGGCAGTTACCAGAAAATCTTGTATGCCGCAGAACAGTTGAGAAACATGGCCGTCAACAGGGATATGGCTATCTTGACGGGAACGCAGATGCAACGAGCTGGCTACCGCATGAAGGATATCGGCATGGACCAGACATCAGGTTCCATGGGTCTTGGCGATACGGTGGACTTCTACTACATCATCGTTCGTGACGTTGCCTTGAAAAAGGCAGGGTTCCTGTGCGTGACGATTAGCAAGAACCGAATGGGCTCGGCTGATGTTCAGTTCAATGTAAAGGTCGATTGGCCTCACATGCGACTCAGCGATATTGACCCCGAGGATATGGAACTTATCGAGAGTATCCAAAAGGAATCGATGTTGCAGGAAGAGTTTGAACAGAGGAACCAGTATCGAGGTCCCCAGCCTCAGGCACAACAACCTCCGCTGCAGCAGCCTCAGCCTCAGCCTCAACAACGGCAGAAGAAGGAAAAGCCAGTAGAGGCGGTAGAGATTCTATATTAAAAATGTATTTTACCCAGTAGATTGAACTACTGGGTTTTTATGTTTACTATCCTAGATGAACACCAGAGGCAGATGATTTGCGGAAAGATTGAGGCTATGTTCTCGACCCCGTCCGCAGTCGACGGAACTTGTGGGCTGTTCAGTATGCCTGAACCGCTGATTAAGGACCGGGCTAATTACTTTAACGAATGTATAGAATCGGTTTATCAGCTCTTGCATGAATCCGATTCTCAAATAGGCATGTTCGAGATTGTATCGAGTCTGGACGAATATTTCGACCTCGACTTCCTTGTCAAGAACGTGTTTTCTGACGATATAATCGAGTTGATTGTTGACCAGATTTCTGACGGTTTCGAGAAGGCTAAGCGAGAAGGGCGGCTTGAACTTGACAAGTCTAGTTTGCCGCCGGGATTGAAAGAAAGAATTATAGCACGTTTGGAAAAGGGGAAATAATATGCAAAGATGCACACTTACGAAAAAAGACAGACAGGTGATTGAAGAGAACAAGCAAGAAAAGAAGAAACAACTTGCTCTGTTGAACGCTGACATGCAGAGGCTGACTGCGACGGGCCATAGCAAGATGCTTGACGATACTCCGTTCCTGCCGACCGGGCCTAAGGCTTACCAGCTTGTCGAAACCGAACACTATAAGAAATGGATTCAGAAGATTCGTGAGAGCGCTCCTGAAAAGAAGTGGGTCGGAAAGAGCTACTTCGGCATTGCAGATGAGTACACCGAAGCTTCGGAGATTGAATATGAGAAGGTTCTCGACCAGAAGGAAGCCGAAGAGATTACCGAGACCTATGTGGACGACAAGGGCCAGCAGTGTGTCAAGATTCGTGACGATTACAACCCGAACCATGCAGACGAGGTGGAAGATACCGAGTTGAGCAAGGAAGAAAGAAACGTATTCGACTTTGCTACCATTAAGAGCAAGGTGGTCGCCCACCTCGAATGGAACATTGACGACTTGTTCGACGACATCGAGGACGCCCTGAATGAACTCCATGCTGACGAAGAGGATTACAAAACTCCTGAGAACCTGAGGGAAGTCGTGGAAACCATGCACAAAACCGAACAGGCAAAGATGCTTGAATACAAGCGTCAGCAAGCGGAAGCGTTGGAATACGAAAAGAAGAAAAAAATGCAATAGCACCCTTGCATTTGCATTTGGAATAAGTTATATTATGTTTTGTTATATGATTGCTCACTGTATAAACTTTAATCGAGGAGAAATCCTCAGTTAATAACAGAGTAATTTAACAGAAGGTAATAACATGACTAATAACATTGACATGAACTACGTGCCCGTTGCGGGCTCCCTCCCTCAAAATTCAACCGAACCGACACATAAGGTTGACGAACGTGTCTGGAAAACCAGGTTGGACCAGGACCACAAGACCTATTCGGCTCAGGTCCGTATTCTTCCGAACATGAAACGTGACGCTCAGGGAAACCTGGACTACGACAGGGCAAATCCGTCCCCGTTCCGTAAGATTATGGTCCATTATCTCCGTATTGGAAATGGTGAAAAGAAGTACTTTAAGTGCTTGAAGACTACCTACGATGGTATCAAGCAGAAGGATATCTGTCCTTTCTGCGACTGGACGTTCAACCGTTGGGCTATGCTTAAAAAGGCTGCAGATGCTGGCGATGCTGCCGCTGCTGCTGAATTGAAGGTGAACCAGTTGAATCAGGCTTCAACTTCCTACGTTGCCAACACCCTTATTCGTGCTGATAACGTAAAGCCGGAATTTGATGGTGCGGTGAAGATTTGGGACCATTCCGTGAAGGTGAACGAATGGCTTGACTATCCTCGTGAACCTGAAGTTGTTGCCAAGAGAAGGTGGCGCAACGTCAAGGCGAACCGTTATGCCAAGGATTCTGAATTCGTCCCTGACGCATTCGAAATGAAGACGGCTTCCCGCTTCTACCCTGAACAGGTTATTGGCGGACGTGACTTCATTGTCACTTGCCAGGAATCCAGCAAGGAAATCGACGGCAAGCCAATCAACAGCTATGATAACAGTAAGTTTGTTGACCAGCCGAGCAACTTGGCTAACACACAAGAGGAAGTCTATGCAATCCTTAGTCAGTGTGTGGACCTTGATGAATACCAGAAGGAAGACCTCGCTCCTGACTATAAGACAGCACAAAAAATGTTGAATGATTGGTTGGTGTCGCAGAGTGGTAACGCTGCTGTTGGCGGTGCTGACGACATCACTCCGAACACGTCTGCTCCTGCAGCACGTCCGAATCCGAATGGTAACTATGCTGGTGCCGCTGCTGGCTTCGCCGCTAACGCTCAGCCGCAACAGCCTGCACAGACCCCGTTCGTGACTCCTCCGACCATCAATCCTGCTGCTAACGCTCAGCCGCAACAGAATGCTCCTGTACAGCCGTCTTTGAACGGAATGGGTGGTACTCCGCTTGCTCAGCCGACTGTTGTATCTCCGGCTCAGCCGCAGTTAAACGCTGCCGCTCAACCACAGATGACGACCCCGGTTCAGGCATCCGCTCCTGCACAGCCGCTGTTTAATGCTCCGGCCCAACCGCAGTTCAATACCCCTGCACAGCCGCAGTTCAGCAATCCGGCTCAGCCGCAGCTCAACGCTGCTGCTCAACCGCAGATGACTGCTCAGGCTCAGACTCCGGCCATGCAGCAGAATGCACCAGCATTCAAGGATGATGACCTTCCGTTCTAATTACGCTGAACTGAAAGCCCACGACTTTAGTCGTGGGAGTATGTCAACAAAGAGAGAGAAAGTGGTGAGAGGCGTGCCGAAAGGCACGTCTTTTTTGTTGGAATAATGTATTTTAATGTAGAAAGTAAACTAATGGAAGTTATATGATACTTTTTGATACAAATTCTCCGGCTCTTCGTTATGCGGCATCGCTTATTGGTGGTGTGGAAAGTGCTGATGAACCAGTTAAGGTGGTTGTCGGCAAAAAAGAGGTGTATTTCACTCTGAAATGCGGTCTTAAAATCAAGACTCCGATATGGATTGGAGACTACGATGTGTCTGACTTCGATGACTGCAACGAGTTTTACTTTAATGCCCGTTTCCTTGGTAAGGCGCTCAACACCTGTATCAACAGCGAACAGATTGCACTCATGCGACAGGGCGATACCATCCATGTTGCTGGATTCTTGAAGGCACCTGATGTCTCCGACCTTACTGTGAAAAAGGGCGAAGATGAAGCGGCGGGCACAGAAGTTGCTTCGGTGGAAGAAGCCGAGCCGATATTCTCGTACGAAGCTGAAATGGTTAATGTGGAACCGTTCGACGAAGCCGTGTTCGGCGAATCTAGTGCCACATTTGATATGGAACAGGGTGACATGGTTGAACTGTTCAGTCTCAGCGATTTCTTTGCCGACGTAGACATCTGCAGAAAGTCTGGGGTGGTTTCGTTCCGTGTCGGTAACGACGATATGTCTGTGGTTACTCGTTACAATATGAGTAATGCTGGAAACTCTAAGAATACCCCGAACTTTGCCTTTAACGTGAGCAAGTCTACTATGAAGCTGCTGTCCTTTATTGGTGTGGGAACAGTGACTATCGACTACGACGAAAAGTCTCAATCAATCATGGCTAGTGACGGTACAATCACTGTGGTTGCCAATGTCGGTCCGAGCAAGTATGAAACCTTGGTCTTCAAGGATGGCGAAACCAAGTTCATTACCCCAGGTACGACATTTGATGAAGCTATTCCGAAGCTTTGTGAGAACCTCGCCGCCACCAACAAGAATGACGTGCTGACGTTTGAATACATCGGTCCTCGCAATGTCGGCATCACTTGGAAGGAAAAGTACGGTGAAATCTTCAAAATGGTTTCAGTTGGCGAAGCTAAGGAATTTTCTCCGTTTGCCGTTAAGTGCCGTATCATGAACATCCTTCTGGGCAGCATTCACGACAGTTCCGTTATTTTTGCGGAAACTGCGGCAGGAAAGCAGGTTGCCTTGTGTTCGAATGATAGGTATCAGCGAAAGGTTATTTTTTAACCATATAGGTTGCTAGATAGATTCTTTTTTAAGACCCCTTGCAAAAGGGGTCTTTTCGTACTATATTTTATTATTAAAAAAGAGGTCTCATATGGGCGTCGTACGAATTAGCCAAGAATACTTCAATGTATTGAAGACAATTAACTCAATGATGAAAATGAAAGCTGGTCTTATATTCAAAGGTAAGGGCAGCGATGGACAGTATACCGGGAAATACTACTTCAATGGTATTTGCGACAGTGCGATGGTGCATGTTATCGCCACTGAAAACGACGTTTGCTTCGACGAACCTCGTCTTCAGATTTCCTCTCTCCCGGACTTCATCAAGTATGCCGAAGCTACGGGTTTCCCGAAGTGTGAAATCAAGGTTGCCCGTGAAAAGACTATCCGTGGATTGGACTATGACAACATCATTTTCATTGGTAAGGACAAGGACGCTCGTATCGGCGTGGCCGACGATTCTGTGTATGCCGACAAAAAATACATGAAAATCTTCAACGAACAGTTGAAGCTTGTCGCTCGCCTTGGTTTCAATGCAGAAATCCTACACAGTATCGTGAAGGATATTAAGTTGATTGCTAGCTGCAAGGCTCTTTCGATTACGGTCACCAACGACTTGCAATGCCGCATGCTAATCAAGGGCAGCGGAACCCAGCAAATCACCAGAAAGATTGACGAACATTGCTTCTTTGTCGAAGACGAGGCTGAATGCCTTGATACATTTGCTGGCGGAAGGCAGAGATTGTTCCCGTCGGGTTCTCTCCGTTTCATGGATACCATCGGCGGCGATGTGAACATTGAACTTCGCCGTTTCAAGAACAGCGCAAATGACCTTATGACCATGAAGGGTTATATAGTGAAGCCGGGTGCCCTCCTGGACCCGAAGAATACGGAGAAAGATGCTCCAAGAAGCGAGATTAACATTGTTGTGGCAAGCTCTGAATTTAGCGTAAAAATTGTATCTAACGTGGACTACTTTGCATAATGTATGATTTTAGGGACATTCCTGATGCAGATATGAGAAACGCAGTTGAGACTGCCTTCGGCCAGTATCACATGGTTGAAGACTTCAACTCGTTTAACTTCGTATGCCCGTATTGCGGGAATATGAATGTCAGCGAGTTCCAGAAACCTGAACGCAAGGCATATGTGTACAAGGATACATGGAACTTCGTTTGCTACAAATGTCATCCGATGCACCATGTCATGTGGGAGTTCAAGGAGTCATATCCTGAACTTTACAATAAGCTTATTTTTACCTTGCATTGCGAGGGTAAGAAAAATCCGCAGGAGCATCACAAACGTGTCTATGTCGAGGGTGCGTACCCGTTCAAAGAAGGTGAACTTGTCCCCCTTGATGACCCGAATGATGCCGATGCCCGGAGAGCTGTTGAGTTTTGCCAGAACCGCCGCATAAGAGAAAAGGTGTATAAGGATTGGTTCGTATGCAAGAGGGATAAGCGCTTCTTGGATAAGAACCCTGATGGAACCTTGAAGTTGAATGCTTATGGTCTTCCTACCGGGAACGAGTATGGAAACCGTTTGATTATTCCATACTACCGTTTTGGTGGTTCATGGGTTCAGTTCGATGCCAGAGATTTGAGTGACCAATCGAAGATGCGCTATCGAAACTATGCGGGCGCTAAGCGTGAGTTGTACAATGGCGACTTTCTACATTTCAACAGGCCGTTCTTCATGCTTGAAGGTGCAATCGACTCTACCTTTATCAAGAACTCGGTTGCTGTCGGTGGTTTGAAACATTTCAAGAGCTTTGTCGAGGCAAACCCGAACTTCACCGAGTACAAGGAAAACGGCGTTATCATCTTCGATGCTGACGACGCTGGTATTGATGACCTTCGTACTGTTATGAATATGGGGTTCAGGTGGTTCGACTGGTCAAAATTCCGCAATGACAACCCTCAGTCAAAGGGCTTCGGCGGCAAGGTAAAGGATATTAACGAGGCTGTTCTAAATTGCTCCGAATTCAAGATGACGCCAGACGGCTGTGTAGACCCTGAATTTATCATGGCCCACACATACAGTTCCGAAGCTGGAATTATGATGTTGAATATGAAATACGGGCGCCCTAAGAAGCGTTAAGCTTGTCGTTGTGGTCCTTGGCGTAGGCGTTATCCCAGTTGCTGTCGTCAGTCAGGTTGCTATTGTCAAGGCCAACCTCTATTTTTGGTAGCAACTGAGTCAAGTCCATGTTTTCCGAATCGAACATCGACAACTTAGGGTCTTTCTGACTGATTTCAAGGTGGATGCACGGGTCCACCTCTTTTGGTCCAAAACCCTTTGGAGCATAGTAATCCATCAGAAGGGTCTGATATGTATTGTCCTGTTTTCCGTTCGGGCTGTTCTTGTAAGGTTCGGATGACATGTAGCAGATTGAAGAGAATTTTTTCATCTGTGCTTCCGTAACCTTCGGGAACTTCGCATAACATACGCTAGTCGCAATATCGACACATTGGGAAATGCTCGGGTCCTTCGTATGGTTGGAGACTGGGTTTTCGTACCCTAATGCCTTGCACTTTGCTATCATTGCGTTCAGTGCAGCCTTTGCACCTGCAGAACCAGGAGGGAAGGGCCCCTTGGCATAGGACTGTACATAGACTGGCTTTCCGAGACGGTCGGTAACTATTGAGCCGTCCTTTGCAATCTTCGGTTCGAGACCGTCATTTCCCTTTCCATAAAACTTGTACCAGATGCGAGCGTACTCGTCATTTACCGCTCGCCCCCGTGAACCGTATGCGACGGTTGGCTGGCCACTCTTTTGCAGGCTATTGAACATGATGGTCGCCTGTTTTTCTGGACTACGGTAAAGCGAAGTTACCATCACATATTTTACACCAGCCAGACGAGCGAGGTAAGTAATCACGTTCTTAGTCCTTGTTGACATCTCGCCTTCGCTAGCCTTGTTGTCTATGGTAACGTCGGTTGCCGGGGGTAAACTGGATGCGACGTTTTCGTGGACAAGGATTCTTGCGTTGACAAGGCCTTTCAAGTTACGTGAAATCATGCTGATTCGCTTGCAGCGGTTGTCTATACGAGATAGGTCTGTTCCGTACTCCGGCGCATTAAATCCGACATACTTGTAAATGAGGTTTGCTTCGTCGCAACGGCGTTTTCTCATATCCATGTCGAGCGATTCCGGGTTTGTTCCGTATGTCAGTCGAGAAAGGATGTCTGCAATGTAAGTAAAATATAAGTTAGCGAGTTTTTCGTCACGAGGAACACCTTCAACGGTAATTGACCTCGTTGTATTCTTGTCTTGGGTTACTACGGTTCCGTTAAGGATGTACCTGTCCCCTTTGAGCGGAACTATCGAGATTGGTTTTGAGTAGCCTAGATGGTAATACATTCCAGTTCGTAGGCAATAGCTCAAAAATGCTGATGTCGCAAAGTTTCCACTTACGTCGCAAGCGAAACCAGCAGTCTTTAAGTAGCTGACCAAAGCGGTTTTAACGCAATCAGGGCAAGAATTGTGGCTTAGCATGCCCCAATGGTAGTAAGGCCAGTTCTGGTTGTATACAATCGGGCCCCACACAGCCATTTGGACATAGCGGTAGAAGGAGAATCTAATCTGTGATTCCGTCAGGCTAAGGTTTTTAACATCGCTGTCAAGGTCTTTGTAACTCTTTCCGGCGACAACAGCATTGGATGCCTTCATGATAAGCTCAAATTGCTCTTCCTGAATGCCGCCCTTTACATCACCTTGCGGCTCGCCGTTCTCGTCAACGGTAACTACCGCAAAAATCTTTTTGAGAACCATCTCACGGGTGCTGCCTCCGATGTCGAGAGGGATGCCTGCACCGATGTATAGGCTTCCTTCCGAGTCGTAGATTGTCGGACTCTTCTTAATCTCATGGTCATATAGGAACGACCAGTCGGGCATAAAGTGTCCTCTACGGAAGCATGAACCCATGCTGATAGGAAGTCCGCCCAATCCAATCAGGAGAGGCGGAAGAATGTCAATGTCATACGGGTTTATTCCCATTGCAGCGGCATTCGCTGTATACATGCTTTCTGCAGAGGCGCCGACCGGGGCGAAAACTCCACTGGCGGAGATACCTGCCTGCAAAGTATCGGTCTTTGACTTGGTACATGTAAGGAAGCCATCAAGCTTGTTGATGATTTCTTCCAATTTAGTTGTCATCACGCCGTAGGACTCGTTTCCAAGGAAATCCTTAATCATATCGGAGATTGCGGATGCGAGTGCGCTCATGCGTCGCTTGTTGTAATCTGGAACCGAATCTCGTTGCCACGGGGTTAGACCGTTGTTTTCGTCGTCGATGTCATAGAAGCCATACTTATTCAGAATCGAGTAGAATGCACCTTCCCTGTCGGTAGTCTGTGCGGCGGCATCGTCGATAGCTGTTTTAAGCTCCCCTGTGTAGTGACCTGAAATCATTTCTTCTTTCCTCTGAGGTGGACGATTACGCTTCCGTTCTCGCCATTGTTCTTTCCGCTGTGACCCTTTCCAACGAAAGTATAGTCCATCTGTTTGCCGTCATGCATGAATGTAAGCGTGACGTTCTTTTCGATAAACCCTGTGCCATTGCATGCAGTGCATTTTTCCTGTGGTTCCAAACCACGTCCGTTGCAGTATTTGCAGGCAAGGACTACATCGTGCAATCCGTCTTCCCTGCGTTCGACCGTGCGGACTTTTCCGATACCGTTGCAGTGGGTGCATTTTCTGAACCTGCTAGCGCCCGTTCCAGAGCAGTTATAGCAAAGGCACTTTCGAACATACTTTACGGTAATCTCGCCGGGACAGAACAGCTTTTCGTCGCCGAGTCTGATAGTTCTGGTTACATTCCTTCCTCTTTTCTGGTATTTTTTGTCTACGGGCTTCTTATGGAAGTTCTTGCAGATGTTGCATTCACCGAAGAGCTTTGACCATAGGGTGAAATCTGCGTTGTTCTGGTGTTCTTTGTCGTATTTCTTGCGGAGTTCTTCGGTTTTTATAAGATTGTATGCCTCGGTGATTTCCGCCATCTTGTCGGAAGTGTCGGTTTTCGAGTGGTCGGGGTGAAACTGTATCGCCAACTTGCGGTACGCCGCTTTCACCTGTTCGTCGGTGCATTCTGGTTCTACGTTTAATACGCTGTATGGGTTCATTTTGTGCCTCTTTTTCACTCAATAGTTTATATTGCTTGCGGGAATTCATGCCACTACATTATAAACTATGTTAGAATAATGCTGGATTGACTTATGGATGCAAAAATTCTTACAGAAGCTCACTGGAAACGCAAAAAAGCCAAGGGCAAGAAAGGTGGAACGCCTAGGTTCCAGCCAACGATTGGGTTTGGTTCCCGTAAATTTATCGGTGCATACGCTCCCGGAAGGGCATATGGACCCGCATTCCCTATGGGTTTTGGCTGGGGCGAGATGTCAAGCGTCCCCGGTGGCCCGTGTGGAGATGGCACGGTAGCGGCTGACGCCTCTGGTGCAATGGAAGCTGCGGAAGGGCCAACGAACGAAGATGAAGACTTGCTGATTAGCGACCAGGATAAGCTTGTTTATGCACTTCGTGGAATCATCGAGAATGCAAAGGTCGCTTATGAGGCCGTGACAGGTGTCCCGTACGACGAAAAGGAAGACATTCCTGCAAAGCAAGATGATGAACCGTCAGAGGAAGATAAATCAGAAAAGGAAGATAAATCAGAAAAGGAAGATGCTTCGGAAACCGATGAATCAGATGATGACGAAGGTTCTGATGACGGAAGTGACGACAACTAAGCGGTAATGTTATGGAGAATGATGAGGTCCTACAAGATGTAGTTGACAATGTCTATCAAAAGACGTTGATGACTATACCAGATTCGGATACATTACTCGTCGATTCGCTCGATGACGATTTTATTCGTAATTTCATTGCGTATTTCAGCGGTTCTCGCTTGGATGGTATTGCAATGGAAAACTCGACCATCTGTCATACAAAAATAGAGGAGTTGTTCAGGGCAATCGAAATTGACCTGTATAATGTTCGTATTGAACATACGGACGTGTCGACCTTGTCAGAAGACAAGAATACGCTTCGTATGTACTTGGAAGGCAGGCAGGCCTACGACGAGTCTGTTAGAAGGGCATTTCATAACGTGCAGAATATGTCTGCTACCGACAGTGAAGCGGCAGGATTATTGGAGAAGGTATACGAGAAAAAACAAGCATCTGCTGCGTATAGGAAAAACCCGGACTCTCTATATGAGTCCTACACTCGTGATGAAATCCGTGGGTATTTCGTAAAGAAAGGAATCATTGTAGAAACTACGGATGATGGCGAGCGGGTTGATGTAATCGACCCTGATAAGATGCAAAGCCAGCCGACGGAAGTTGAAAAGTTGATGGGAGCCTTGTCTAATATCGTCAAGAATGCTCGAAACGTTCGTGATATGGATGACTGTCTTTGGGCAGGTAAACTTGCGATGTCTGGCTATACTTATGGCGACAGTCTTGGTCGAGACCCGACCGAACAAATAGAAGAAGGGGACACATTTGGCCATGCTTTCGCTGCGTGCTATCGTGTCGCTTGTGCTGCCGAAGACAAGTATAGCTTTATTGCAGAGAATACCACGGAGCATAGTGATGCATCGTTGGCGACAGCGACTGACCCGTACATGAACTTGCTGTTTGATTTGATTCAGTCAGGAAAGGTAGAAAAAGGTCCTGATGGCAATATCAATCTCATTTCTCCTGATATAACGGAAGATGAAATCCGTAATCTATGTAATAAAGTAATTATTGAACTATTTAAGCTTGGACCTACCAATAAGGATGTGGCAAGGGAACCAGTGAAGTTTGATGATGCGTTTGATACCCGTATAACGAAGTTGAAAGTGTATATCGACTTCCTGAATAGCTCGGAGATAGACAAGGTTATCGGCAAAGTATCTACACGTAAGGATACAAATAATGAACCTGTGGCAAATCTTCGTAATAAGCTTATTGCTGCGTACATTTTGATAAAGTCTGTTCATGACACCTTCAACGGCTGTATCATGACGTTTTCTCCTTCCGATGCGAAGATAGGAGAGTATGATATTCCTTCATGTAAGAAGTTTTATGCTTCTATTGACAAGAATTGTGCTGAATACAAGGACGATGGAATTGACCGGGACTACATATTCAACTACAAGATAATGTTCTTGACGAACATCCCGCATTTCCCGATTGAGCGAATTATTGCGAAAAAGCCGAACCTGTATGTCATGATGCATCGATATGCAAAGGACAGCTTGTCCGATTATGCTTCTCGGACGATGAGTAAGTATAGAAATGAAAACAAGCCTGTTGTGTCCATATTGGATGACTTTGTCGAAAGTTTCAACCGTAATATGAACAACAGTGCTCGTGTTGATGAGGATTGCGAGAACCCGGTAATATCGAGGGAGATAACACCTGCTCAGTATGTTTATGCGTTCAATGCAGTATCTAATGGAATTGCGTATGCAGGCAGCGCTGAAATTAACGATAAGGTTACTGAATACAGGCTATGGTCACTTTTAAAGGTGCTTGCCAGTAGGGCTCCGGCAGCATTTGGAGATGCGGCGAAGAAGGAGTTTATCAATGCCGCCCACGCAGAAGATGATTTCATGTTTAGAATGAATCTCGCTAAGCAAGCTGGGGTCATTACCTCTAAGGGCGGGTTCCATTTTTCGGGTAATCTAGGTACGGTGGAAGACGGTGGAAATGTGCAGGCTGACCGAATAAATAGAGCGATGAGGTCGTTCTATGTGTATGTCAATGGGTTGCTATTCAAGAATACAAATGCTGTATTGGCAAGGATAAATTATCCGAAGCGGATGAGCATGAAGGCGCTCCTTCCTTATTTGGGTGTGGTGAATGAGATAGCGAAAGAATATAATAGCGCATTTAATAAGAATCACGCAAAAATGTTGGGGTGCTCGGACGGATATTCCAATGCAATCAACGATGCACTCGATGTGTACTTTATGGGAGGATAACAATGTCCGCTAGGTTGGAACTATACAAATATACAGGCAAGGATGGAGATTTCGGAACACATGTTGAGAGCCTTGGCCTAAAACGCATCGATTCATGTGTTCCCTCGGTGTACTCCGATGAACATTTGAATGGCGATACTAAACCGTCGGATGATGCAAGCGACAGTGCGACGTACTGTATTTACAGGCCGGATGACCCTGAATGCAAGGCGTATTCCTTCGAGTGTGTCTTTAAGCTCGTTTTGAAAGACCCGCCTGACGTTCAGTTGAGTAACGTGCGTTTGTATCCAGTCGGACCTCGACCAGCGGAGCCAGATACCGCTAGGTTGTATATAGGAAACTCCGTGGATTATCATCAGCCGACTAACACGAAGTCTGTAATTGCCGTGAACGACATCTGGAATTACAGCAAGGAGCACCCGTTCTATTTGACTGTGGCGGGAAATAGCGGTCAGATGCTCGACTATCGCCTGACGACCACTTCGTATAATGTCGAGTGGAAGGACTACGGTTTCGGAAACGTGATGGTCATGAATGGCGTGCGCCAACCGATGATACCTATTCCGAACAAGCAGGATGGTAACCCGGTCAGGGTTAAGTTCTTCAATCATACCTTTATGCCTACCGAAGCCGACTTTATCAGGTTTGTAGACCCGAGTACTGGTATAGACCTTACGAACGACCCTGAATTTGTCGTTGACCGTGGCGTTGCCGAGAATAACGTGCAGTATGTGACGATTTCGGTTGATGTGAAGTTTATGCTGGCTCACCCGAATGGAATCGTCTACCATATTCCTAATTTTCCGCCAACGACAGGCTACTTTATCTCATGGGCATTGCTGCCTTCACAGGCTGAACCCGGTGGAAAGGTTACCGACAAGCTGATTGAGACGGTTGACGTACAGGTGAAGTGTGGCCCGCATGGCCATCCTGAATATTATCTGAATGGGGCAAGAAAGCCTATGCTGACTCTTGCACCGGGTGTAATCTACCATTTTATCAACCATGATGGCTCCCGTTTCCCAATGAGGTTCATCAAGGATTGCCGAATCCCGAATGCAGCTGATGTGAATAACATAGCGGTTGATGGTGTAACAGTGCTAAATGGCGGAACTGACCAAGAGGAAATCTTCGTTGACCCGGAAATTACGTTGAAACACGGTGCCTGTATCAATGCGTACGAGGCGGTTTGCGAGTTGAATGTCGGAAATTCGGTGTTTGTTCATCCGATTTGCATGGTAGGAAACTACAATATATGCCGTCCGATGGGGTCTATCTACAATCCGATGCTTGCTGGGGAGACGGATTATGTCTACTTGCAGCTCGAAATCGACGGAAAGACTAAGCCGGGGTACTGCGTACCCGATATTAAGATAGAATATGACGAAAACTAATTTTTAACAGTTGATTAAATCCTATAAACTATGTGTATAATGAATCGTTTTACGAGGAAGAAAATGTCTAACGAAAAAGAACAGAAACCGACGGTGCTCGAAGCAAACATGGCCTTTGATGCTTCGCCCGCTCTTTTCGAGTCAATTATGGATGAAGGTCCAATCAAGTATGGGCCGGACGACTCTGGTATTGACATGATTACTACCCCAGAAGGTGATGAGGTTGTAGACCCTCGTTCCATCATGGATGTTAATGTCGATGCTCCTGTGCAGTCTGGTGCGATGTTCAATTCTACTGTTGACCCGATTTCCGTGGAAGAAGGCGACCAATACATGAGTCAGTTCCAGGACTACATCGAGAATGTTCATAAGCAGGAAATTACTGATGACGATATCGACGTGGCTGGTGCAACGATTCAGATGTTGAATGACACCAGACAGGATGTCGCTGGTTACATCAAGCAGCAGATTAAGGATGCTGCTGACCGTCTCAGCAAGCAGAATGTCAACCCAGCTCAGCCGGATGGTGTTGCTGCTGACATGACGGGCGATGACCGTATCCCGAGCGGAGGAACCGAGGGTATTGATGGCGCTGGCATGGAACCGGGCATGGAAGGCGAACCTGACCTTGGCGACAGTGGTTTGGCCGAACTTGACACTACGACCCATCTTACTCCTGAGGAAGATGCTGGTGCCGATGCTGGTCTTGGCGATATGGGTGGTGAACCTGACCTTGGACTCGATGGTCTTGATGCTGGTACGGAAGCTCCGGCAGAACCGGGTGCAGAACCGGGTGCAGAGCCTGACCTTGGACTTCCAGCCGAAGGTGGTGAAGGTGCCGCTCCTGAAAGTTCTGAGGAACCGTCTACTGAAGACAACTATGACCCGTTCAGCGACCTAGACCTTGGTGACGAGGGCGAAGGTGGCGAAGGTGCATCAGAGGAATCTGCTCCTGCCTCGGAGGAACCTGCCTCAGAGGGCGATGAATCCGAAGCTCCAAGCGCTAGCGAAGAAGAACTTCCGGGTGTTGTTGATGAAGGTGGTGAAGGCGGCGAAGACAAAGGTGAAGGTGACGAAGAGGAAACGGATAAAAAGCCGTTGACCGAATCCGTACACCGCAAGAACTTTCGTGCATGCCTGGAATCTGTGATTAACAACTACGAGCATATTCGCAAGAAGCATGTTGCTCAGGCAAAGTGTGAAGCGATTGTAAAAGCAGCTAACCAGAAGATACTTGCTGAATCGATAGAGCAGAAGAGGCTCAAGGCTCAATGTGAATCTATCGTCAGTGCGTACCGTCAGGCAACTGGCAACGTTCGTCTGAAAGCTCAGCTTGAATCCATTGTCAGAAAGTACAATACGCAGAAGATGGTGGCTGAATCTGTTGCTCCGCAAAAGAAAGCAGTTCTTGATAACGATATTCGCCTTGCAAAGATGAAAGCTCAATGCGAATCTATCATTCAAGACTTTCATAAGGCAGAATCCACTGCTAATGCGGCAAAAGCTATCATTGATGGCTACAAACAGCAGCTCGCATAATAATAACTGAAATAAATTCTAAAAGGTGGTGTATATATTTACGCCGCCTTTTTTCATGGTCTGAAAGTCGTACCAGATTATAAACTATTTTGTGAAATAAAGGCAGTTTATTATGGCAACGAATATATCTCGAAAATACACCAACATATCGTATGATGACATCAGGGATAACCTGTTGACTATCTTTAAGGCTAAGGGTGGCAAGCTTGCTGATTTCAGCACCTCTTCATACGGAAGAATGATGATTGAACTTTTCTCTGGCGTGGCAGACCTTATGGCCTACTACGGTGAAAGCTCGTTCAATAACGCCTTTCTGGAAACTGCCTACAATATGCCAGCAATTTATGCTGGTGCAAGAATGCTTGGTTATAGTATCCGTAGACCTGTCCCGGCGAAAGCTGCGTTTGCCATACAGACAAAGAAGACTGGTATTTACGGAAAGATTAAGATATTCATCCCGATGGGAACTCAGTTCAGTATCGGAAGCAGCATCCTGACTGCCGTCAGCGATTCCGAATGGGAGTATGACCGTAATAACGACCCGGATGAAACGGGTTTGCTGAAACAAGTGTCTGGAACCTGTGTTTGTGCTGAGGGGTACTTTAAGGAAACTGTCTTTGTGTCCAACGGCAGTCAGAACCAGACGTTCTATCTTGCTGACGGTGGATTTAGTGACTATTTTGGCGAGAATGACCCTAACTATGCTGACGACCACAAGTTTGAAAGCCGAAAGAATACATTCACCAGTGTAACGACCGATGCGTCCCTCGTAGATAACTTTGATAGCACCGATGCAATCAACGGAAACATTTATTGGAGAATTTCACGCAGAGGTTTTATCGACCCTGCGATGGAAAACAGAGTGAACGACATCGAGGCTTTCGTCGAAGGGGAGAACTCCACGACCAACTATACGGTCTTGCTTGAAACAGCCAACGATGGAAGCGTTCAAGTCAGGTTTGGCGACGGTTTGAAATCCGCCATCCCTTACGGTGAAGTGAAGGTCCGCTATTTCTACACCAACGGTGAAAGGGGAAACCTCATCAACGTCGTTGGAACGAAGATTACCCCGTACAAGTCCAATATCCACATCAGAAACGAGTATGAAAATGAGTCTGATATCAAGCTGGATGACCTTAGCTTTGCTTTGACAAGCGACGTAAGGGGTGGGCTTGACATCGAAAGTATTGATTCCATCAAGAATAATGCACCGTCAATCTATTCTACTTTGGACAGGCTTGTGAACAAGCTGAGTTACCAGATTTTCCTCAGCAGGTATGCCGACATCAAGTATGCTACTGCCTTCGGCGAGGATATTCTGAACACGAAGCTGCCTGACGGAACGCTTGATATCAAGTACATGAATCAGGTCAGGTTCACCGCCATCAAGGACCTTTACAGGCTGAAAGACGACAAGTATTATCCGACGGCTCCTGACGAATATTTCCTTTCGGGATTCAAGGTCAATGGCTTGATGTATATCTGGCAATACGATAACCAGAAGATGCCCGACAAGACATCCGCATACAAGTTCAGGGATGCCATGGAAACTGCTGTGCAGAATGTGGCCGAGGCACTTGCTTCTAAATATGGCGGCAACCCTGCCTATCATCGGCAGATTATCATGCAGGCTATGCCTCGTGGCCAGTCATTCCAAGATATCATCACCCTCCCGTATGTGGATACTGTGTTCGGTGCGAAGGTTACCCCGTATGACTTTGTCGAGGTTGGAAGCGAAATCGATAGTATCATGAGGGCACTGAACCGTCGTGGCATGATTACGGTTGGTGCTGGATACCACATGTATGTGTACCCGGTAGTCCATAACTACAATATTAAGCTTGAACTTATACTTTATCGTGGAAACAATTTCAGCGACATTAAGGAAAAGCTGAAATACACCGTCTACAAGTACCTCAAGGATAACACTGATTTCAAGACGGGAATTTACAGGTCAAGGATTGCGTCGTTGATACATACTTTCCCTGAGGTTGCTGGCGTGAACGTCACGTTTGAGGCTGCCGATGATAAGTACGATGGGTTGGATTTGACTGAATTGACTTGGCTTGGCGATGCAACTAGCGAGTTCATTACTTCCGGCTCTATCAACAAGGCAGGATTTGACATAACGCTAGGATATAGTCACCATGCTCCGGGGCATAACTCATATACGGAGAACCTTACCTTCCCGGTTCCGGCACAGACCGAAATGGCAAATCTTATCAGTGCATACTACAAGCAGTACCTTGCGACGACGGCTGATGGCAAGTATGTTGTCAGAGACGGAATCAACGAGGATGATGTAGACAAGTTTGTTGCCTACATATGGGACCTTTTGATGCAGTCCATGTTTAAGTCGATTTATGCCAAGTACAAGGATACTCGTGGAACTGGTGATATCGAGAGGGCGAACAGGTATTATGATGTCATCAATGCTATAAAAGGTTGGACTATAACCAAGGAAAATAAGCTGGCGTTCATCGATACTGACGTTATAACATCCATGGTGGAAAAGAACGGGAACTTCATGTACGATTACATCCGTTACGGATTGGAGTACGTGAAGCTTGTCCGCAATGTCTTGTTGTACAAGGTTGCCAAGAGCCTTATCGACAAGGACGGCAACATAACGAACTATTCGATGGATAACGAAATCGTCCAATGCGAGATACATCCCGAGGACATTACGATTTCCTATGACAGGGAAATTTAAGGGGCGAAAATGGCAAAGAATCCTATTGCAGTGAATGATGGCGGTTTGTTCCGCTTCGTAGATTTCATGAACTATGTCCCTGACTTCTTGAAGGAAGAAGAGGACGTTGTTACGCTTATGCAGTTGTTCAGTGATTACCTGAATAACGCTTACAGGAACCTTGAAGATTCTACAAGGTTTACGTTCAACTATTTTGCGACCGAGAGTACGGCTAAGGAAATGAAGAAGCGCATCGACGAGTTTGCGAAGAAACTGTCGGCATGCGATAGCAACAACCTTTATGTGTACTATCTGTCTCTCCCGAGAACCAACGCAACATACAATACGATAGGTGCATTGGATTATACTAAGAATAATATCTACTATGAAGGAGAGTTCAGTGAAACGATTTCGCTGGATGTACTCAGGAATATGATGCGGGGTAATCCTGATGGTGACCCGTCAAAGGATGGCGATGTCGTCTATATCCAGTTCAAGGATAATAGTGTTTATCCGTATTATGTCAATAAGGCGGATAACATGCTTATTCTTGACCCGATGAGGACATCTCAGGACCCGTTCAAGAATACGCTGAACAAGATGATTAACGGTGCGCCCAGACTGATTAAGTTTATTCCAAAAGATGTGAGCGAGGTAGTGGTATCCTTTGTCGGCCAGGTTAACAATGCCAATGTGTACAGTATCAAGTTTGATGTCACGATTAACGATGTCGAAAATGCCTCGTCTAAATATAGAGAGGAAATCGGTACTGACACCATAGATGTTGACTTGTACAACTACCTCGGAAATACAGGTTCTTCAAACACGATTTTCATTGATAGTGTTAGTAACCGTGGTATTTTCGAATGGAACGGTGATACTCCGACAGGAATATTCTATTTCAAGGAGCTGTACGAGTTTGTCAACGGAAAGGATTCGTACATTTATCAGGAATACAGAATAGAAAAGGTAGAGTTCATCCCTGATGACTTGAACCCGTCGCAGTCTAGGTTCGGTTATTTGACGTTGTCCAATGTAGTGAACCTCAATGTAGGCGACACGTTCATGATTGAGAGCAATGAGGTTATCGGCACCAGTGGTGTAAACGATATTACTCTATCTGGGGCTTATAAGCTTGAAACTGAGCCGTGCGGAAACGTAATGAGAATAAGGTTTAGGACTCCGATAGACCTTAACAGCGGGATGTCCCGAGTGAGGGTCATGACATCGCCGAATCGTCTATACAAGTATGCTCTATCATATTCTCATCTTGGATACGACTATTCAAAGACGACCTCGATAATAGAATGGGACCCGAGCGCTTCGATAAATGTGGATAAGGTCGCCGAAGGCGATACTGTTTATCCATTCACTACTAGGAGTAATAAGAAAATTGGGGAACTTCGTTTCGAGAATATGTACAGCTATGCGGAAGACCCGAATGATAGCGATTACTATATTAACGTAAAGCCAAAGAACTTTGTGGATATCCCGGATAGTATTGCAATCGAGTCAGGAGGCAACTATTATTTCGAATATCGCTACAACGGCACTGAATCGGATGCATGGAAGGATGCCTTTGATGATGTGTTCGATGTTCCCACTGCAAGTTATTCTGTGTCGGAAGGCCGCTCGTATTTCAGAAAGCTGAAAGACAATTCGCAGTTGAAGTTCCCGTCGATAGGACATGGAAATCGGGTCTCTGTCAGCGAGGCGAAATCGCTGGTAGTTGATGTGTATGTTATGGATGCTGCCATGGGCATATATGATGCTGACACTACGGATGACAGCGACGTGACAATGTACAGTAGAGTAGTTCCTGAGACGGGAGACTTCTGCCTACTGAGTAAGATTGAACTTGGTGACGATGGGATTGTACGGACGGCAGAGCCTGAATTGTACACGATTAAGCAGTGTACTTTGATGGACCCGGCTGGTGCGAAGTATCATGTGTATTTCGACAAGGCTATCCCGGTACTGTCGAATGGTGTATTTGAGTTCACTTTCCTGACAAGGCTCGATGATAAGTCGAGAGCTGTACTTGGCGAAGTCGATACTGAAAGCAATACGGCACAATGCAGGTATCGCTATGACGATATCTACACAGGGGATTACTGGCTTCCGGCGGACGGTTCCTATCTATTGAAGTGTGCGTATACCGACGAATCTAATGTTGTGATGCGTGTCCATAAGTATGAAGAAGAAACCGCATACAAGGTAGGTGACATGATTTACTGGCCGTATACGAAGTCCGTATATCGGGTGGTGAAGCCTATCTCTGGTAACGAAACCGAGAGTGAGATTGAGAAAGATTTTATTGTTCCGTACATGTATACCGTTGCTGACATTGCTCGTAAACCGATATACAATGATTACATGGCGGGGGTTTTCCGTACCTCCCAGCTTGACTATGGCGATACGGTTGATGTCGGTCAATATAAAAAGTTGAGTGATGTGTTGAACAGGTTGTTCATTGAAAAGGCGGACGATAACCGACTTATCTTTGGATGGAAGGATAGAGACTTCCTGTTGAACATGGCGACATACAATACGTCGGGTAAAGCTAGGACGGGTTTCTGTGAGTTCTACACGACGTATGAAGAGAATGACATAGTCCTGAAAAATATGGAAAACTATTCAGTCGCAAGTACAATTCCTGGCGAAGGCATTGCGTTGAAAGGTCTTGCTAATACGCTGAATGTATATCCAGTCAGCTTGATTGCCGACGAAAACAAGGATGGCTCGTATATGGTGACTGTGACTGCGTTGAAGCATAACCTTCCAGACAAGAGTAAGATTCGGGTTAGTGGAGCAGCAAGCCCGTATGAAATGTTTGATTTCAACACTCCTGTAAACGAGTTTGACACGATTACCGTTATCGACCAGGATACCTTCACATACATAAGGCATTCTGATTATGACGAAGAGAGTATCGAGGCGTCGGGAAAGGTGACTGTTACTGGATATCGTGATATATACAATCCGATAACTGAAATAGATTACTATACCGAAGACCAGGCCGATGAGAAATACAAGGCGGGGTATCTGTATGTGCGTACAGCATATAAGCACGGATATTCACCCTATACGAAGGTTACTATTCTGAACGCTCCTACTACAACGGATGATACTAACGGATGGATAGGCGCCGTACTTGGAAACAAGCATAAGGTTGATGTCGTCGTGGACGACTATGTGTATGGAATTAAGATTGATTCTGTTCATGTGCCTCTTGCAGGAAGTACATGGCTTCATTATGATACCGGGGCATCGGGTTCATCTAACAAGTTGGAGAACTCGTATTCTATGGTTTCTCCTGAAGACGGCGATGTCTTGAAGGTGGGTGATACATTCTACAAGGTAGGCATAATGGATTGGACTGAGCTCTCGGGAGATACAATCGAGACTCCGTTTTATCTGTATAGCCACCAGAACATCATGGACATCACTTCGACCAACCCGTCCAGTGCAAAGGGAGATGATAACCTGATTGAATCAATCACGTTTGACGGTAACGAAACCGTGACCGTCGTCGTGCATGACAGGATGGACTTGGTTCCAAAGAAGAGCTGCGTGTATATCAGTGGGGTATATCCTCTGGAATTTGGAGGACGCTTTGTGGTCGATACTGTGTCAACTGCCCGCATGTTTACATACAAGGTTGTGCCGAAGAGTATCAAGGAATCGGCAGGTCGCCCTGTGAACAACTGCAAGATGACATGCAATGAAGGTAAATGGTTCAAGTACCTCGTCAGCGAAGTTATGGTTAATCGTAAGTCAACATACGAGATATTCAAGTATGGCATTCCTATCGTGGATAGCATCGATACAAAGCACAAGGCGAGTTATGTGGAAACCGAGATACCTCATGGATTCAAGGTTGGAACGAGGATTGTTCTGTATGTGAACGATAAATACTACAATGCAATCGTATCGACGGTTATCAATGACAAGGCGTTCCATTACAAGTTCGCTGATACGGCCCTCGATGAAATTGACATGCTTGGTGGATATGTATTCAAGGGCGTGTATATCCCGTATCAAGGGCATCTTGACGATGTCGATACCTTGGGACAGTATAAGCAGTATCTGAATTGCATCAATGGTGAATACGAGTTCCAGGAAGGTGACATAGTATTTGCGTACGACAATCTTCATGACGACATGCCGAAGAGGTATATTGTAAAGAAGGGTCTGTGGACACCATGTCAGGAAAAGCGTATAATGAAAATCAAGAAGCTCGATGTCGATAGGTATCACAACAACGAGTGGGACAATGCAAGCACCGATGAAATGATTGATGAGTATGTGTATCATCCGTATACATACCCGGAAGTCGAACGCATGATTGCCGAGGATATCGACAACGGAATATCCTCGTACGTAATGCCGTTCCATATCAGGAGCTACAACTTTGCCAGCCCGTATGTGGAAAATCTCGATACGACTGAACAGCCTATGCCGCAGTTCAACTCTAAGCATGACTATGCGTCAGTCGCACCTAGATATGACATGGATGAAAAATTCAAGGGAATACCTGACATGAAGTATCCTCTGGTCGAAAAACTTGAACGCTTGATTTATCTGAGGGATGCTAATGTAATCGACTACGAGCTGATTGGGTACCTTGCTCGTTTCATGGGATATGACATCACCGATGCGAAAAATGACGTGGATTCAAACCGTATGTACGCAACGAGGGAAGCTCGTGAGAAGGCTTTGAGAGAAACTGTGTCTAACCTCCCGCAGTATTACACTTTGGGAGGAACTAAGCCGGGTCTTGAAATGCTCATGGAAACCTTCGGCCTTGTTGCCGAGGTTATCACGATGTGGACTGATGTTAACCGTCCTTATGATGAACTCATTGAGGAAGACCAGGTTAGCGCCCGTGAAAATGCCGACTATGAACAGGGTAAGATAAGCAAGTGGGTTCCTACTCCGCACGTCAAGGTAAAGTTCCGCAGTGATGCAAACTTCGACAACGGTGTAGTTGGCGACGAGAAGCTTAGTACCCTGATAAAGAATATCAAGTGCTTCAAGCCGATTCAGGTTGTGTTCGATGATTTCATCAAGTATTTGGAGCTTCCACACGGGAAAATATATGTTAATAACGTAACTTTCACGTCAACGGGTAAGACTAGCGTGAACATGAACTACGAAATCGACGATACGGAAACATCACAGTGTGGTAATATATGGGACAAATGAGAGAACATTTCCTGTATGACGCCTTGGTTGTGACGAACAAGGTTGACCCTGAATTGAGGGGTGGTGTACAGGCAAGAATTATTGGGGAAACCGACGAAATCGATGATGATGCTCAGTATTTCGTCCGGCCTGATATGACTTGCCTGAATGCTGTCCCGGAGAAGGGGTATTATCTGAAAGTGTACTTCATCGATGGGGACATTAGACAGGGCAGGTATGTTGCTGTTTCTCCGTCCAAGGATGGTTTCTTTGACTATAACTACACGGCGAAAAACTCGTATCCTAATGTCGCTGTTTACAACCTTGGCGGTGATGGATTCATGCGTTACTACGACAGGGCGAAACAGATGAGTACAATAGATTGCCCTAACGGTGGCCATATCGTATGGGACGGCGAAAGCAAGATACTGATGACCAGCGATAAGGCATATCATAATGCAGGAACGGGGGCTAACAACAATGAGGGTGTTGCTGAACATGCGGTATTGACCGAGGCTAGCATAGACATTTTTACCGCAATGCCTGTTGGAAAGGGTGTACTGAATCAGGGAAGTGAATACCTGACTATCCCGCATGTGTCTGAAAAGACAATCGAGATGTACAACAACCCGACGGCTGATAATAAGACAAACGAACCGTCAGTAATAGTCGAGGGGGACCCGAGTGCAACATTCCTGCCTATCAATGATGCTAATGGAAATAAGGTTGACGAGGTTGAACTATCGTTGAGCCGTAATTTCATATCGAGATTCGACAAGAAAATTGATAAGATTATCATTGGAATCAGCGATACAAAGACGTTCCCTGAGATGGCTGACGAGTTTATGAAGGAAGGCTCACAATCGAGTGCCCACTACCTTGTTGGCCAGATAGAAGGGGACCCGGAGATAGCGTCCGAATCAAAGACGGGAATACTTAACAACTCTGGATTCTTGCAGTTCGTACAGCTTGACCAGGATGCCTATTATGCCAGCGGCCTTGAATACAACGATGAGGCGGCAAATAAGAATGCGGTATCAATAGTTCTTGTTGCCTCGGAGAATCCTCTGTCGAAGATAGGTTCCTACTCGGCTTACCAGAAGTCAATGGTGAAAAAACTTATTGCCCACATTAGGAGCCAAGCGAAGGATGATACTATTCCTGTCATCAATGCGAGCGACTTGGATGGAAAGCCCTCGCTGCCTAAGGTGACTGCATCGTTTGAATAAAAAAAATGCCGACATTTAGTCGGCATTTTTTGTTAAAATATGGAGCTATCTACGTTTTAGTCCAGCGAATATATGAGAACCACGCTTTAATGTGGATGCGTTTGCTACATCTCCGTGATGTTCATGCGTGAGACTGGCACGTTTGTCTGCGATGGACTTAGCCTTGCTTCTCTTTTTGTTGTCAACTTCATTGATGAACGTATTCAACTCAGCCTCCGGGATGTCTACTGTCGGGACGAAGTTAACAAAGCTGGTTATTGCGTCATCTACATCTTTTGGGTCAGTGTCGACTGGAAAACGCTTGTCGGAGTCGGTCGCTGATTCGGTGTTCTCTTTGACGTTCGTGTCGGAGACTGTCTCTGATTCGGTGTTCTTTTTGGCGTTCGTTTCGGTGTAATTGCTCATTGTGTTTGTATCGGCTGCCATGGGTACATTATCTTCCGCTGGTGGAAGGTAAGCGTCAAGTTCTGTGCTGTTGTCGAATCCCGTGTCATCCGCTGCGAACTCATCGTCTGTGTAGATATCTCGTGCGCCATCAACCGAGTTGAACTTTTGCGTAACGTAACGGTTGATGTCCTTTGCAACAGAGAATATGCTTGAGTCGTCAGGGCGTTCATTAAGACCTGCTATTGCATTGTCGGTGTCGTCCTTTGCACCAGAGAATGTGTTTGAGTCGCTAGAGAGAGATGCCTTCGAGAGTTTATCGCCTAAATCCTTCTTGATTTCTTTCAGCAATGTTATTACTGGCTGGCCTTTGCTGAAGAAGTCTAATGCCTTGTCTAGTTCACCTCCATCGCCTAAGATTTTCTTCGTTTTGGACCTAGATTTGTTATCTGGACTATACATGTTGACGAACCGCTGCATGTACTTTGATGCGTCGATGGACTTGAACTTTTTGATTAGCCAATCGATGAACTTGCCCATATTGTCTACATCTTCTGCGGTGCATAGTTTTTTGTCGAGCAACTTGGGGGCAAACTTGATATAAGCGTTAGCCAACGAGGTTCCGACATTTGATTCGTAATCGATATTTTCTGTTTGCTCTGGTGGTGTGTTTAATCCGAAGTCATCGTCACGCCATATGGACTGGTCTGTTTTGAGCTCGTCACGGAGTTCACCTGACAATCTTGTATCTGGTTCATCAACGTCATCATACTCGGAATCGTACATACTTGGACGTTCATTTTTATTCCCGGTATAATAGTCGTCTTCACTAAAGTCGTATCCAGACGTGTCTGTATCGTACTCCTTATTCTCCTCGTCATCAAGCATGAGGGCGCTTTCGAGGCAGACCTTGAATAATTTGGTGAGGGCGCTCACCTCGGCTGGCCCTATGTCCATTTGGGAAACCGATTCGGTGAATAGTTTGAGTCGATTAGTCATAATCATTCCTGAATTTTTTCTGAATATAGTTTATAAGCGTACGGTTTTGGTTTTGTACCACATTATAAACTATTGTTGTATTTCAGAGACTATCGATATGGCAGGCAGAAAAACACAGATAACTAACAAGGGACTTGAACTATTGGCTTCTTCATCCAAGGTTACGGGGCAGCACTGGTGGATTGGCTGGTATGCCCTGGCGTTCGTTCCTGATGAATTGCAGGAAGAAGCTAAAGAAAAGCTTGGCCCTAATATGACGAAGCTGACGGAAAACGGAGATATTATCTACAATATCTTCCAGGGCGACATGAATGGAGATGGCTACCAGACGACAAAGGCTAGCTCTAAGTTCAAGTCGGTGAACTATGACAGCAACATCAAGAAGAACTATCGATATGTCCTCGACGGGAACGGAAGGAATAACCTCGTTACGTGGGTTGGAGACAAGAATGGATTGAAGGGTGCCTGTGTCTATAAGGGTATTGAAGTTACTGCGTCTCAAACCGAAAACGAATTTGAAACATCGAATTCTGAAATTCCGTTGCCAGCTCCCTTGCTTTATACTGGATACAAAGCGGCAGGTGAAGGATGGAATACAACTGGTATGGGCACATTCCTTGGCTCTGGAAGTGAAGGTGTTGAAAATTTCTATCCAGTAGAGAAAGTTGGTGCAATTACGGTTCCAAGGGTATCCACAGACTTTCGTAACTATGAAGGCTACAAGGCGGGCCTGGAGAATGTGCCCCACGGAGATGAACGTAATTACGCTAACGGATTGCCGCTTTCAGAGGACTTTGATGGATGGTTCCCTTCCGTGTATACATATACACAGAATGAGCAGACCGATATGGACGAGGACTACAACAAGTTGTGCCTCCAGTATTGGAAAGTGCTTTCTATCTCTAACTTCAACAAGTATTGCGCCCCGGTAAACGCATCAGGCCTCCTGTATGACGAGAATACAGGATGCAGAAACATGTCTAAGGCCACCAAGTATTTCCCGTTTAGCGACTACTCGGTGACGAGCACGACCAAGACGGCAGACAACGAGTATGCAACTGGAATCAGGCTTAAAGTTGACTTGAAATTGAACGGAAACGCTGAGGACGGTGTATATTTCAAAGATGGTGACGGAGATGTCACTGCAATGAATCCGTTGGCGACAGAAGATGAGTTGGCTCTGTTCAATACAAAGCAGGTTTCGTTTAAATTCAACCGTATCGGTATATATGCCGTTCCGATGAGGCAGTACGGTTGTTCTGACGACAGTGGTGACATGACGGCCCAGTACCAGATTGATACCGAGGCTGAACCTGTCCTGTTCGCCGTATGCGAATGGGATTCCCCGGTCACGTTGAGCGACACGGGTGACGGTCTGTCTGAATTCCAGTCTGATATTTTCATCGACCTCTCTGTTGCGGCAGAGGATTCTTCTGTAATCCGTGAAAGCGCCGTGTTCTATAACCTGTATGAAGACGACGCCCTTGACTGGTATAAGAACCAGCTTGTCGCAAATGCCGCTATGGGCGAAGCTATTATCAACATGCAGATTGAGATGGGCTATCTCCGTAACCAGAAGAATGCCAAGCAGGGTTGTTGTCCCAAGTCAGAAGAAATCAAGTCTAATGACAAGGTATCCACAGGCCTTAGAAACTTGGTCGATGCCAAGGATTATAATTCCAACTCGGTCAGGAACAGGCTTGCCGTAGATGAAGGCAAGGCTATTGACGATGTGTATTCGGATAATATGCCTCACTTTGGGGGAATCGGATATCCCCAACAGCAACCTTCGGGTCACGGAATTTATGCAAGAAAGGCAACCGATGGACAATCGGACTCATATTCGGCATTCTATGGAGATATTACATATGCTGACGGAATCGGTTCACTGGGTGATGCGGTGATTGATGAGCATGTGTATTTTGACATGACCCCAAGCAGTAACATCGAGGGTGAAGGTTATGCTGCTCGATTCGGCAAGTTGTGGCTCCGTACAAAGCTGTATTATGAAATTTATTCGTTCATTAACCAGACTGGAAAATCGTATGATTATCCAGAGGATGTTGAGTCGAATGATTACGTCGATGCAATAGGTACGGTTACTGACATGTGCGGCGATGGTCGTGACGCAAGGGGTTATGACATGCCGTACATTACGATAACCAGGACTCCGACGGAAATTTCGACGACGGAAAATGGCATCACTAGGGTCGGCTGGTATCCGCCTGAATTGGACGATAGGTCTGACTTCGTTGCTGAAATGGATTTGACACAAAACCCGTTCAGTAACTATGAAATTGGTGTCGAAGAGCGTAAGTATCATGTTTATTATGTTATTAACTCTGATGACACTCGGGATTATAGCCAATATCAGTTCCTGCGGATTAAGAAACTGAAACTCCCGAAAGTACAGATGTATAACTTCATAAAGCGGTATAATGACGATGATAACTTCGCTATTCCGGCTATTCGCCAACAGTTGTCTTCTACTGGTTGGAGAATTCCGACAATGGATGACTGGAATGCGATTATTGCCAATACGACCGATGAGTCTATTGACAAGGTCAGGTCGTCCTCATACTGGACAGATGCTGAGGACAATCAAATCACTGGAGGAACGGGAGATGTTTGCCCTCTTGGTGGAGTTACGAGAGGCCGAGGCGGAACGTCTGTATATAACGCAACGAAAGCAATCTACCTGGCTATCGACGAGGGTGATGACTACACAGGTGTTCGGCATGTGGTCGAGTTTGATGGTAAGAAATTCACGATTATTGAAAACCCGACTTTCCCTGAGTTTGAATCAGCCCTTAATTATGTAGGCGTCCTTTGTGTTGCCGATGCAGTTAAGATATCCGATGGCATCCCCAAGTATAAGCTCGGTTATGACTCATACGCTCTCATGGAAGGCAGCGTCAGTGCAGGCGACCATAATCTTAATGCTGGTAAGAACAGCGTTATGATGGCATCGGCCCACTATAATGCCATCCTCAGCGGAATGGATAACAAGATTACCGACTCACATTACAATACCGTATTGAACGGAATCAGTAACGAGTTGACGGGTGCGGTGTTCTCTGCGGTTGCTGGTGCTAACAATATTATAGGAGCGAGAGATGCTTACCCGACATGCCGTGCATTGATAGTGGCGGAACGTACGCTCGTTTATGGCAGCGTGACGAGTGCAATTTTTGCAGAAGTTAGCTCCATTGAGAGGGCATACCAGTCAAGTATCATCGGGCGTTCCCTCGATGTCAAGGAGATGTACGACAGCCGAGTGATTGGCCAGTCTACAGCACTTAACCGAGTGGTATGTTATTCTGACTTGATTGCCTTCTATAGCCACCATCTCCCTGCACTTTACATGTCTAGGGTTACGTTTACAAACGACCACAAGGACGAACTTCCATCTATGTCGGAATACGACGACCGTGCGGACGTTTGTTATAGCGATATTATCGGATATAACACACAGTTCTGGCGTAAGTCAGGCGAAGATGCTAAGGCTAGTAGTGTAAATTACAGCCGTGTGTCACTCACGTCGGCTGGCATAGTCAACATCCACTCGGCATATTCTGAAATATCTGCAATATATGATGGTTATTCATCTACCCTGATGCCGTATCTCAATAGCTGGTATAAGGATAGGACGCTGGATTCCGTAGCCATCAATCACAGCAGAATCAAGCTGTGTGGTTCGGCTATTACAAGTAACTATATCTACACAGGTGACGTGAAAAAAAGTGAAATTAACTTCATGGACATATCCCTTGGATATAGCCTTGTGCAGCTGACGGAATCTGCGGAAGGACAAGTGCCGCATAACCTTCAATACGGAGTGATGAAACTTTCGGAGTCTAGCATTGCTCTCAGTGATTGTTCATATGTGTACGAGTCGGGTACAAGGCATGTCCTGAGCCGTTCTAACATATCCTATGGTACGTTGGTTGGTAGGTTGATTACACTGGCTGGCGGCACAACCGAAAAGCTGCACTTCAACAACCTGCACATCTACGGTTCGCTGGCTCTTGCGGCAAGCATAAACAATCAGCTAATCCTCGGCGGATTGGATGGCACTACTATTGGCCCAAATGAGAACTCGGCAAGCTCTTACATTACGGAGTTTGGCTCCTTCATCACGGGAAACAGCAAGAACTACCCGATGATATGGTCGCTGGGTGGTATCGGCATGTATATGAACAAGATGGTTCTGGGCAACCGTGGAGTAGACGGTGCCAGGGCTCCTTCTGTAAATGACGTGCTTACTGTCGTTGGAACCGAGGATAATGTCGCTACCGTTGCATGGAAACCGGGCGGAAGCGGTAATAGTGCTAACCTTATTATTATACAGGACGATGGCGTGATTGTCCCATATCGTGGAAATAATCAGTACGTTACGATATCTAGTGCCAGAGTGAGCGCTTCTCCCCAGCCCTGTGTTAGATACTCTGTTTTGCAGGATGGTGAGTTTACGGTATATAATAACAGGTCTGATGTCGTGGCATACGACCACCCAGATGGTTCACAAAATCCATTGGGTCTTCGCCCGAACGGAAGTAACAAAATAATCTGGAACACATGGCATAAAATCGTGGCAGAAGGTATTTTTGATAACGACCCTGAAGGAACAGCGCCTCACGTTGCAACATTTGAGAATCCTGAAAAAGGACTTTATATTGTAACGGATAATTTGTTGGAAGGTGTCGTTTATGAGGTTACTATCAACATCCGGGCTAATGCGAGGGTTAGCAACGGCGAATCTATTATGGATGTAGATGGGACTCACGCTGGAGGTATGCTTGCACCCGGCATGGATGATAGAAGCTTCTACATATACTTCTATAACAACAACGGTGGTTCTGTTACTGCTAACCGATGGGCGGATTCAACCCACTCTTCTAACCATTATATCCGTCCTACGTTTAATAGGGTTCCTACGGAAAATAAACAAGTTGCCTGGGGACCAACTGCTGGCGAGAGTATTCAGGCCCCTGTGTTGGCAACGGCTACTGCATACTTTGTGAAAATTGACGGTAAAATATATGTTATGGGGTACTAATGCTCTATCGTGTAATTTTGTCGCATAATCAAACGGAGAATATCGGAAGATTTCCTCACGACCAGCAGACCGTGTTCGTGTTTGATGCTCCTACCGCAGATGACATTAAGGAGTGTGATGCCATTGGTTGTCGCTATGTCGTTATGCCGTCGGCGGGTCATAGGGGCATGAACAGAAACACAGGATTGCAGTATATTCTGGACACGTTCAGACCGAGCTATGACGACTATGTGGAGTTCTTCGACGGGGACCGCTATCCGGCAGAATACAATATTGAACGTGTTCTTGACCTTATGCGTGGCAATCATATTGACTGTATGCTGTATTCCTGTGAGCACGACGCCCGTCATCATAAGATATTCGTTCCGCTGAGCGGGGCTACATTGGTGGATACGGGTATTTTATGCAATCCCTTCTATTCCTGCGGGTTTTGTATGAGGGTCGGTGCTATTCAGGACGTTATTGCGTACAACAATGGATTCCTGTTCGAACCTAGATTCACACGGTGGGGCAGCGAAGACCAATTCCTTGGCCTTGAATGCGACTATTTGCACCTTCGGGTCGCCATTACCGTTGAAACCTTGCTTAACGGAAGCGTGGGCGGTGATGCTGACCAGCACAGTGACTACCGAGAGGCATTGCAGACGTATGTGGATGTGATAAGGGAACACAACCTGCCTATCCGTAACGTGCCCCGTGAGTTCGAGGTGTTGGGCGACTAGCCAAGCACCTTGATACGAGGTCAGGTTTAAAATAAAGCGGGTTATGCCCGCTTTTTTCGATATCGGTTTTAATGTCGTTATATAAACTATATGTGAATTTGAGTCCATTACAGGGATTTTAGTATGAATATGCTGCAAATTTTGCTCGAAGGAATGTCTTCTGCCGAGATTGACAAGAAAATGAAGAGCGAGGCTGGAGACAACTTTAGAGCGCTCAGGGATTACAAGTTCCCGATTACATTGGAAATGGCGCAGAAGTCTGCTTCGCCAAAGATTAGGTCCATGGTTACGACGACAACGGATGGCAACGGCAATACTAGGGAGGTATTGAAGCCAATCACGTTCGAATGGGCTGCCGACACATATGATGGAAAAGACAATGCATTCTTGCTTGAACTTGCAGCAAGCATTCTCCCGAAGAGTCGTGTTCGCAGTGTGTTCATCAAATCTGCAAGGACCCCGGAAGCCCTTGAAAAGTACGCAAGACAGTATCCTGCTGTTGCGTCAGTTAAATGCGGTGTTGGCCAAGATGGTATCGCCGATGCCCCGAAGGTATTCGAGCTTTTCTTGAAGCTTATCGGTACGGAATTGACGAAGTTGGCAGAGAATAGCTTTGTGGTTAAAGAGAACGAAAAGGGTGAGCCCACGCTAGAAAAACGACAAGATGAGAGGATGCTTAACGTTGTATCCGGCAGCAAGTATGTCGAGCTTGAAGACGCCCTGGAAAGGAACTATAAACTGCTTTCTGGTAAGGCCAGTGTTCCGAACTACGGCGACTTCGATGATACCGTGCTCTATGCTGCGTTCATTAAATACATCTTCGATTTCATGGATAATGCCCGCAAGATGAGGAAGGAGGCCAGCGATAAGCGAGACAATGCTTCTAGCGTGAAGGAACTCTTTACGAGAAAGACGCATGATGTGGCAAAGAGCGCATTGGAACCTATCGTTGGAAGCTTAGATGGAATTCAGACGAACTGGGGTTCTCTTGCCAACATGGGCGAGTCTCAAATGAAGGTGGTGTCCCCTGATAGGCTTACTGCGGCGAACATTCCTGACGTTCTTGTATATCCACGATATGTAGTGGATATGCTTGCCTTGCCTGGTAGTTCTATGGATGCTTTCTGCAACATTCTTAGACAGCACCAATATAAGGCAATAGCCGATGAATTGGAAGAAAACGGTAAGCCGACTGGTGTTGACCAGCAGAATAAGGTTCTTGCTATTTCGACTAAAGATTTTATTGAAATGCTCAGGGACGAGTCTCTTATTCGTGATTGCGTCGCTGCTGGGCATGGTGATATATTCAACAAGCATGGCGATAGATGGGTGACTTATCATAAAGATAAGGTTTCTCAAAGAGATGTGGTTGATAGTATTAACTTGGATAAGGCGCTTAATGAACAGCCAAAGAGGTCTGCTGCAGACAAAAATAATCTTCGTGCAGTCGCCGTTGCCGAAGGAATGCCGAGTAAGAATACGAACACTGGCCGTGAATTTACAGGAAACGGTGCTGTTAACACGGCTCATGTTGACATGGGAATCGGTGCTGGCATCGTTGTCAAAGGACAAGATACCAAGAGGGTTACCCCTGCCGTAGAACGCCTTCGTGATGAAGACGTTCCTATCGATGAATGGCTGTCCGAAATGAAGGCATCTATCCAGATGGGTGAGGATGTCGGCGCTAATACCCATATTGCACAAAATATTGAGAATGTGACTACACGTACTGGATTTGAAGCCGAAACACGATTCGTTTTCAAGACGGTTGATGGTGCTTCCCACGACATTCAGAGCCTTCCGGGTATTGATAAGACTCTTGCGAAAACAGACTTGAAGAACATTATTTCCCGAAAAGTTAAAAGTACGGGCGAGGGACATGTATACTTCCTTGCTATCCCGCACGGTATGGCGTTTGTGGCAACACAAGATGCCGATGGCAATATGGTGAACAACGAGACGGTGAAGACGTTGAGTCGTGGATTGAGTCTCCATGACCATGATGTCATCAATTCAAGTGTAAACGACGTGCTGAACTCTCCTATCGGAAAGTATTGTGAAGCGGTTGCTAAGCATGGAATGGCTGGCCGAATCATGTTCAACTCGAAGGAAGCCAACGACTCGTTTAAGAAGGTTTTGGAAGCATTGAGGTCCATGAAGTCTGAGGGCATGACGGTGGACTTCACTTCTCCGACGGATATGTCTGGCGTAGTTCAGTTGTTTGATGAGATTCTGTCCAGCACGATGCAGCAAGCAGAAGAAAGGGCGGATACTATAAAGCCGTTTGTGAACCCAGCAAAGCCGTTGGTCCTTTATTACGAAGAGTATAATCCTCAGACAGGCCACTTTAAATGGGTCCGTCCGACATTCGATACGGTGAATAAGGATGCTGTGCCGAAGCGTATTGTCAATCACTTGAAGGATATGTATAACCTTGACAGCACTCTCTGGTACTCCACAGATGATGTTGAAGAAATCTTGGATGCAGTTGCTCCGAATAGGTGGAATTTGAAAGACTGGGATTACAAGAAGATGCTGCAAGCGGCTAAGGCTATGGATGCAGATGCAAATGAGTCAGCTGCCGTCGATGAGGATACCGAGTCTAATAGCGAAGATGAGTTCAGCGATAGTGATATTGATGTATTGCACGATGCGTTTGAGAAAGCATATGCCAAGGTATTCTCGGAAGAGTATGCACCGTTTGATGCGGACGACGCACAGACGTTGAAAGACGCCATAATCGAGGAATTGAACAAAAAGTATGGTACTGTAGAACTTGCATCTGCGGTCGAAGATATCAAGTTCCGTGATTTCGATGACTTCATTAATCGGTTGAAAGATAGGTTTACCAAGGTTGAGGTTGAAGACTATCCGATAGAAACTGGTGATAGTGAAGAAATCAACGGAAGGAAAACCGATGCCGATGACATGCAAGGGGAGCCTGTAGATACCACGACGCCGGGTAATAAGGATGAGATGGTAGCAAAGCAAGCGTACCAGGAAGCTTTGGATGAAGTTACTCGTGGCAAAAGAAATGCTATTCTTACTGCGGACGAGGTCAACTCGCTTAAAGATAAGCTCGCAGAGAAGTTGCTCTACCTGCAAAACAATGGTGAACTTGGCATCAAAATAGCGCATCTTGTCAAGAATGACATCAATGTTCGTAATAAGTTTGACTTTAACCGTCAGTTCTTGAGAATCGTGAACGATGCGGTTGCGGCTAGCCCGGATGTTGACGACAATACTATCAGAATGGATAGTCTCCTTGGGGATGATGCCGATGCATCTCCGGCACCGATGTACTTTACCAAGCAAGTGTTGCGTGGATATCTTGGCACGGGTCAATATGATGATATCGACAAGAAGATTATTCCGACAATGGGTGCCTTGATGGTTAAATATGCCGCCGAGGATGCATCAAAGAATGATGTCAACCCTGCGTTCGACCGTGATACTCTTGTTGATTCGTTCAATGATAATTTCGCAAATGAATTGCAGGAAAAAATCGATGCGCTGAATGCTGTTAGCAAGAGTGCCTTGGGTGGTATGGATAATGCTAGACAGGATAGTGTTCAGAAACAGCTTAAAGATGAGGTTAAAATCTATGCGGCAATAAACAAGAAAATTCATAATGATACCGATTATGTGGCTAAGGTTGCCGATATCGTTGTGAAGAATGGAGATGCCATTCGTAGGGATGCATTGGGCATGAAGGTTGATGCCGGGGGAATGATAGTTCCTTTTGTCGCTTCAACTGTTAAAGGTTTTGACAGTCCCGGAAACGCTATTATTGACTTTTGCGTCTATAACTTCGAAAGCAATGCGTCTGAGGAACTGGGTAAGCTTACCGATGCGTTCCGTGAGAGCAACGCTCTTCGTGTTATGATGAATAGACTGAGACAGACTGTTCCAGAAGACAGCCTATCTATTGACTATCGTAACGGTATAGGTGATGTTTCTCGTATTGATGCGATGCCGTATAAGAGTATTTCCGAAAATGAACTCTCTGCGTTGGAGTCGTATTTCAATAAAGCGGATTTGAAAGGTAAATATGCTCAGGTTGCTGATGACATTAAAGATGTTTATTCGAATGGTATTGGCCGCTTTGTCGAAGCTGAGGGTGTCAAGTCGCCTTATACGTTTGATGGCGATAATATTAACTTGGATAAGGTGCATAGCTTCTTCAAGTCTCTTATGGACCTTACCGAAGAATACAACACTGTTGGCCACAGTAAGCGTAATACCAAGATGACTTATCGTCAGCAGACGCTGAACAATGAAGAACAGAGAAAAAAGACTGTCGTAAACGAGCATTTTGCAACATTGTACAGTGCGTTCACTAACACGGTGAACAAATTGTCTAATGGCGAGCCTCTGCAAGCGCTTGATGTCCGTATTCTTAATACGGTTATGAGAGAGGTCGTAATGAATCCGATGACCGTGCTAGTGAATAACAACGCAAGACTTATCACGGCATTCGCTTATTACGAAGAAGGACTTAAGGCTAGAGCCCGTGATGCCTCTCCGTCTGGCGCTGCTTATGGTCGTCGTGATGTCGCAAAGGAAACAGGTAGGGACCGTGAAGTTATCGGCCTTAACAAGAATGTTGCTAAGGCGGTACATGCTGGTACATTGGCCTTTGATATTCGAGACGATGAAACTCTGGCATTGGAAGTTGGACAAATAAACATTACTTTCGAAAAGGCTAAGGCTGACTTTGAGCGTTATCTTGATGAATATGGAAGTAGGTACCCGACCGCCGTTGACATCATGAATAAGTCGAGTGACCAAGACACGCTTGATAAGGAAACTGCAAATAAGAAATTCTTCAAGGACTATCCTGTAAGGGATAAAAACGGAAAGGTGATGAATACCTTTAAGGGTGATACGCTTGCAAGGTATCGTATATCCGAGCTGAAACTGCTGGAGTACAGGCTTGCAAGAGAAATCCTCAATGCGGCAGGCAGCCGTGGATTCGGAAATAACCGTAAGGAGTTTATCGAGCTTCTCGCTTCGCAGGCGAAGGCTTTGAGCTCTGAGGGAGTTAAATCTGGTCGAATCCATCTTGTCGATGACGCCCTTCTGGACGAGCTTGTAAATGTTGATGCGGAACTCGCATTGGCAACAGGTGTGTTCAACAAGTCGTCTAATAACAACCCTGCTACAAGCGCTAGGAATTTCCTGCGTGGAAAAACTGGTTATCCGACGAACAGTGTAGATGACTTGATTCAAAACGTTATCAGTGATGACGCTGCTGACGATAATAAGCTGCAAGATATTCTTGCTGATATGGATAGGGAAGGAAACCCTGACCTAAAGGAAGGTAGTGCCATAAACTTTAACGAAACGATGGATGTCATTGGAGTGAATGACGATGGCACGATGCGCATTACTGCGAGCACCATCTTGCATGAGGGTGATACGCTTCTGGTGCATGTCAATGGAACTACCCGAGTATCTGATGTAAAGACGGTCAACTACGAAACTTACGTTAACGAGAAAGGAGAGACTAAGCAAAGGGCTAAGGATTACATCGTGACAAGAGTGTACTGGCTTAACGAAGGTGATAAGGATATTCCTTTCGGTCGTTTCCAGATAAGAAACGCATTGGGCTGCATTGCATTGGAGAATAGATTTGATGATGTCATGCGGAAGCTTGGCCAATGGCATGAGGACTACGAGAATAAAGTAGTCCCGGCACAGGTTATGAAAAAACTTCATTACTTGAAGCTGTTGTACGGTGGTTCTCAGGTCTCTGCTGTGATGAAATCTGCCATCGCATACTGTGCATGGCGTGTAAGCAACTTCAATGATGAAAGTCTCAGGCCGAAAACGAAGATTGATTTTGGCGGCGAGCCGATTAACGGGCAGTGTGTAAGAGACCTTGTTACCACAGTAGCAAGCGACTTGATTAAATACGGTCCTGATAGTGCTCTCGGTCGCAGGATTGTTGATTTGCTGCCAGACGACTTTGTTGACCTTGCCGGAAGCCTTGGCATTTCCATCAATACTGCACTCGCATCCAAGTTGAAGGCTATGGGCAATGCTCAAATTTTGAAAGCGACCAGTAGTGATGTGAAAACCAAGAAAATCCTGGAGGAGTTGGTTGATAAATTTATCAGTGCCCATGGATGTGTAAGGCCTTCATGGATTGCGTATAGCCTGAATAGCGCTGATACTCAGAAGGAATACAGCCTTACCCCGAAAGATGTCAATGATATCGTTAATACAATGCAGGGTGTATACAAAGATGAACTTGCCGATATTATCATGGCACGGAACTGGGTGTTCGCTAAGCCTCTTGTACTCGAATATCAGCAGTCAACTGATAACCCGACATACGATGGAGCTATAAAATACTTGGAAGAAAATTACAAGGCACCTGCCCCAAATAGTAAGTTGAGCGGGGCTAAATTCGCCAAGTGTATTAGTGATACTTGCAAGGGAAAAATTAAGACTACACTTGGGGTATCCTAGTATAGCGTAAATAATATTAAGGGCCACCGTCTATGTGATGGTGGCTCTTTTTGTACGGTACCAAAAATGACGTTGGTTCTGCAATATAAACTATAGATGAATTTTATCGTGAGTGCATGATGAAAGGTGATACGAGGGTTTTGATTGAAGGAATTAACGTTAACGATTTGCCAGACGATGATGATTTCGCCGTAGGGAATGTTGGCGACGATTCAGCCAACTATATTGACCTTGCGAGTCTTGAAGGGGATGTTGCAGCGTTCATGAACTCCCCTGACGAGACTGTATCTACGGCTGAATTGAAGGACAATAAGAAAAAAAACGAGGAAAACCCAAAACCAACCGAGCCGACAGCTATGGATAATGTATTGTTTGGAGATGGCAACGCTGAAAGTAAAGTGAACGATACAAAAGATACTAATCCAAAAAACCCGAAAGGCTCACATAAAAAGAAGGATGCTGAATCAGCCTCTGCTGACGGAACGGGTGCGCCTGCAAAGAAAAAACGAGGTGGTAAACGAGCAAAGTCTACTGAGAACAACGGAAACGGTGACTCCCAAGTCGAAGAAGCGAAGAAAGCGAAAGGTAAACCCACGGTCAAAAAAGCGGGCAAAGGGAAGGGTGAGGAAGAAAATCCATTCAAAGGAGTTCCTCCTATGGAGCCTCCTAAAGAAAACAAGAAGCCTGAAATTATTGATGATAAGAAAGACGATAAGGGTAATGGTAGAAAGGATAACCTTCCTCCCGTTAACTTGCCGCTCAATGACATATTGAATAAGGCTGCCCAAGACAACAATGTGGATTATGCAGGTGTTTTGCATTTCCTTACTGAGGTTGACCCTACTGTAACGAAGACGCTTTCAACTAAATATGATTCCCGTGCTTACATGAATGATTGTGTCAATTTTGTCAAGTTCATGTCTACGGTTTTAGGTCAGGATTGCCAGCGACCTCTATGTGCCATAGTTTCCGAAGTAGTATCGTACATCAAGAAGAATGCAAGTGCTGTGATTACGGCAAGCGATATCATCAATTACTGTAATGAACTTGCGGCATATGATTCTAATAATAATTACATTATGTTGCTCGATGGCGTTGGTTATACCAAGATGAGGGTCATGGTAGAGAATGCGTTTATCATTTCTTATCTGACCACAATGGGTGTTTCCGATGACTTGAAGGTAGCGAACAATGTAGATGAATCGGTTGATGCTGCGGTTCAACTGGCAGTGGCTGTCGCTTATCGTAGCTACGCACACATGCTTGGTGACACTTTGGAAAAGTACGAAATCGCCTATAGGAGGATAGAGACAGAAAAGCCAGAGATGCTTCATGTTATCGAAGAAGGTGATTACGACGCATTCTACAAGATGTTAAAGACTTTTGGTGGCTATGGTACGGTAGGAATAGACATGAGGGATATCGACCTCAACATGGAATCGTACTCTCCGGGAGAGGCGGCTTCTCTTTATGCTGCTGTAATTGCGAAGATGGATGAGTTTGCTGTAAGGTATAACCGAAACTATGACAACGAGGATGTCGAGCGTGTCGTCGATAGCTTGGTAAGTCGTGGTTACAGGGCATCGCAAACGAATGCCATAGAGTATTACTGTGATGAATTGTTTAATCCTAAGAAAGAGATTGAATCTCGTGAGGAAAGGGATAGGGTAAGCATCGACCATGGGCAAAACATTGCGACGAGGGCATATATCCCAGCAGGATATGGTCTGAGCAAGTCTCATATCGAGATAAGCAAACCGTATACGGAAGTGTTCGGAATTCCGTTTATCAACATACGCCATCCTCTGTTCAAGACGATAGCGATGAGGTACAGTAACAAATATAAAAACGCAAAGAAATCTGGTGGAAAGAAAAACGCAATGGACAAGCTGGCCGAGAAGCGTGTTCGTGACATAGAAGCGAATGCGGATAGGGCAGAACGTCAGCTTATAAAGGAAATCAAGCAAGGCAGCCTGATGTCGAAATTCCTTGTGGGTGATACCAGGAAGGACACTCAGGTTGCCGGAGAAGGTCTTGGGTTGGTATCATCTATCGAGAAAAGCCTACGCCGGATAACTTCGTTTGCATCCAATACGTTGCTCATCAAGAACATCTTGAAGTTAATCAAGATGGCTTTGGACGGTGAGGAAACCCCGGTCTCGAGGAATACCCTGGTTGTTGCGACTAACCAGAATAACGCCTATGACAGGAATCCGATTGTTTCTAACTACGAGAACGACCAGTTTGCAAACGTCAGGGTTATCAACCCGGTCAAGCCGGAGAAGAGTGCGGCGGTTTCTAAGAAATATTTGAAACAATTCTATGACATTGTAAACCCGTTGGAAAATGCTGACGAGTATATTGCATGCGGTGCCTTTTCTAGCAACCTTCCGTTGGGTGCTGGTGGAAATGGAATGTTCCAGGCTCAGATGGATACCGTATCGAGCGGTACTATTGACCCGAGCTCTGTTTCCGATGCTGCTATAACAGTGTTCCGCCAGGATATTATGGAACATGACGGATATCCTTACACTTACGTTCTGACCGACCAGTTTACGGGGACCAATAACGAGGTTTATAGGATAGCTCGCAACAATAATTTCCTTGGCGACCTGATTAGGCTTGATGTTGACCTTGTTGCCATACACGTCAAGAAGGCTGGTATGGATGGAGTTTTCATCATGGAAAACCATGATGCGGAAGTGCTGTTTAGCTAGGTGGAATATATGAACGAGAAGAAAATCTTTATGGAAGCCGTAGGCAATCTAGGTCTAAGTATGCGTCAGTATGAGAGCGTATCTCGTCTGTACGATGCGTGCTTCGAGGCTACTATGGCAGACCTTTCGGGGGCGGCGGATAACCTAAGGAAATACAGGAGCAAGACCCTTACATTCCACTATAACGACCTGACAAGAGACCCGAAAAGTGGTCATGCGGTCGTTCACTTTGTTGTTCCTTCGGCAAGCAACGAGAAGAACTATGATGTATACATCGAGTTCATACCGAAGCAGGGGACGTTGTTCAGTCAGGCGCAAGGTGCGATGGCGCCTGCAAAGAAGATTGCGTTGCTTCGTTCATGTGATGTCAAGGTATTCTGTACGTGCCCGGACTTCAACTGGAGCGGCATGAAGTACAACCTAAAACATATTTACGACAGCTACCTTTCTGGCTACGAATCTATCGATGGAGTCCCTTCGGGAGGTGAAGACATTGCGCCTAAGGTAAGGGACCCGCAGCACAAGAATCGGGTATGCAAACATTTGCTGGCGGCATTTACCGCAGTGATGACAAACTGGATGACTATACTAAAAGCGGCAAGGACATACCACGTTCCGGCAGAAGTGACACCGAAACAAGAGCCTGCTACTCCGGCTCAGGCGCCTGTTCAGGAGAATCCAGTGGAGGAGCCTATGTTGCCTCCTGTTCCCGATGAGAATATTTCACCTGACGAGAACGGAATTTAGTAGAAAAAACGTATTTTAGGGTATGGGTCAGTATCGAGAGATATTGGCCCGACGCTCTCTATTATAAACTATATACGAATGTAATGATTATTGGTTTTCAGTAATGGCCATACCAGGACTTAAAGACAATGACGCACGCTCGCTGATAAGCTATCTGCTTAACGGCGACTCCACCAATGTGGAAAAAATGGTCAATGCCTATATGGAGTCCGTGTATAGTATGTGCATGAAGGAAAAAACCAAGATAGTCATGGAAAGTATTAACTCACCCAAGAAAGTGTGAGTAGGGGAGCGTCATGGGAAAGATGCGGGAAATCATTAGCGTACCTAATTTCGATGACAGCAAGGTGTCTGTCGCCGAACGTACCGACATTTATGGAAATAAGGTTAAGAGACTTATCCTGGAAGGCACGGCTATTGTCTGTGACGAACCGGGTATCAACGGTCGTTCATATCCTCGTGCAATCATCGCCAGGGAAGTTGCGAAGCTGAACAAGACGAAGATTCCTCTTGGACGATTGGCGGCTGAATTGAACCACCCTCGTGTAGACATGGAAGGAAACCCGAAAGATTACCCGATTTTCGAAATGAACTTGTGGAAGACCTGTGCAGTAATCGAGGAACTCCGTATGGACGGAAAGAATCTTTACTGCCGAATGGTTGTCGCAGAGGATACTGATGCGGGTCGAAATCTTGCTGGCCTCATCAAGGCGGGATATACTCCCGGCTACTCTCTGCGTGGAGCAGGCGATACCATCGAACTTCCCACAGGTTATGAAGAAATTGACCCTGAGTACACTTTGATTACTGTTGACGTTGTAGGAAACCCGAGCTTCGACAATAAGGCCCTAATCACTAGCCACTTCGAAAGCGATGCAGGCAAGAGGAAGGCTCACAAGATTCTTACAGAATCTATTGACCGTTGCCGCAAGGAAGTTGTTATGAACCGCAACATTGATTTCCGCACTAATAAGTGTCATTGCTATAACAGGATTGCTCTACTCAACAATTTGCGTGGATAAGGTGACAATATGCAACTGTCAGACATCTTAACAAAAGAAGAACTTGGTACTATATCCCCCGAGATTGCATCGAAGATTGAGGGTGGGTATAGCAAGGCTATATCCGACTACGAGGCGAAGGGCGACCGACAGTTCAAGTCCTTGGTCGAGGCGGTATCTGGACAATTCGATGCGTTGGTAAAACCAGCTGTTCAGAAAAAGGTTGACAACATGGGCGACAACGCCGTCAACGGACATTTGTTTGAGGCGTTGCAAAAGATTGTGAATGTCCTCGAAGAGTGTCAGATAGAAACTACACGGGAAAGAGAAGCGAAGAAAGCGGTTGCACAGTTGAAGGCGGAACTTCAAGAGAAAGTGGTCGAATACAAGCGTGCTATGAAGCAGCTCATGTATGCGAAGATTGAAGACAAGGTTCTCCGTGAAACCAACGGTTACCGTCCAGACCTCCAGCAGAAGGCGGTTGAATACTTCACTGACCCGAACCGAGATGTTTCTCTTGATGACCTTAAACGTGAAGACATTTTCAAGTACATAAACGGGATTGAAGACGAGAAGACTTCTAGCAGGGAGTTTAGCGGAATCGGTGAAATAAAGGCTCCCAACCAAATTGACATGAACGAATTGAACGAGATAGCCGACGGCCTGATGCATGACGACATCATGGACAACGGGTTGACGAACTATCGGAAGAATAACCTCGCAGTTAACGAGGTCAGGTATCCTGCTGGTGGAAGCGCTGCTGTCAGCAAAAGGATGCGTCCTGCGCCCAAACTAGCCTCCGTCGGCTTCGGCAGCAAGTCTGCTGCGTTTGAAGCCCTTGGGCAGGGACTGTCCCAGAACAAGGTGTACAACAGCCCTGACGTTACCAAGGAAATGCTGTCCCAGCCCAGTTCGCTGGACAACGGTGTTGCTGACGATGACGTTAGGCTAGCCCTGAACGCTGGAATGAACGTGTTCTCGTAACCAAGTTTCCACTATACACCAAACGAATGGGGGTCCTATCTCACGGGGACCCCCATTCAAATATTGTATTTTAACTACGATGAATCCTAAACACGACGAACTTTGGAAATTACCGCAAGACACTCTTGCTCTTGCATCTGACTACGACATATCTCCCGTTGTCAATGACGAGGAGATTGCTGCCATGGACTTTCTTCGGAATGAATCCGAAGGAAAGGTTAACTATGACGAGATAAAGTACGAGATACCGACGGACACTAAAAAGATACTCCAAGCGAATGTTGAGTACGGGCTGTACGAACTTTCGGAAGCTGACCGTGTGTTGAAGGACAATGTAAAGTATATCAGTTTGAAATACATTTGCCGAAACCTCAACCGCACGGTAGAATGGGTTATCGACAGGGATATCCTTCACAACTTATTCTACATTCTCGATAGTAATGGGGACAGGCTTTACCGTGAACCAGAGGTGGTGGAACGGTGCAAACTTCTGTCCATAGAGTTTAGAAGGAAAGACCTTCCGTTCTCCACGTTCGGTAGGATGGAAGCCGCAGAATACCTCGGCATGTCCCAGGGACAGTTTGAGTCGATTGTTAAGGACATTCCATTCAAGGAACAGATGTCTACAGACGGAGAGAAGCACGTCGTTTACTACAAGAAAGACCTTGACGTGTACTATCGTCATAACCGTTTTCTTGATATTGTGGCAAAGGCTAACGCAACGATTTCCTTCGAGGATGTTCTTGACATTATTGGAAATACGGCGAAATCTAACGAATTCTTTGCAGTGTATAAGCCACGTAAGATGAAGACGATGGATGGTTATGTTACAGACCGCTACTCGTCCGATGATATACGAAAGTTCATTGCATCACATGCTGGTGATATCGCTATTTACAACCCGTTGAAGGACATTATTTCCAGCGATATGGCTAGGATATATGTCGGTGCATCGAAGAAGGAATGGCTGCGGGCGAGGTATGAAAAGAAACTGATAAAGCCTGTGCGAAAAGCCAATGGCGCCAAGTTGAGCCGTTCAGGAAAAGGGTTTGCCATGTTCCTTGTGGAAGACCTTGACAAGTACATTTATGACAGGGATTGCGGAATACTGTATGGACTTGGAAAGGAGTTCATAACAAGGAAGCATATCAAGAACAGATACGGTGTTAACGACAAGTGGATTGATACATACGCAAAGAACAGTGAGAAAGTTCATGTCAAGCTTGCTTCGGGCAATATAATGACGTGGTATACCTATCATTCTCAGAAGATTAAGGAAGTCATGGTCGGCATCAACTATGTCGATATCGAGGCCCTAATCAAGGGCGGGAACTTTATCGACATCACCCATGAATTTATCAGGAAGAAATTGAAGATTGACAAGGAGGAGAATGCCAAACGCTATAAGAAGGGAAAGTTCTCAATCCTCATGATGCACAAGAAGTATGTCGATATGCGTAAGAAGAGTCCGTATCAGTACCACGAAGTTACGGACGATGATGTTACCCTTGCACTTGACACGAAGATTAACGAACCCCGTCTTGTCATGTCGGAAAAGAAGCGTCTGTTGAAGAGGATTAGACAGCAGGAAATCGACCATGACAACAAGATGAGGAATATCCTTGGGTTGACTCCCGTTAAGTGCAGTGCCGTTACGAACAATGATGTGGTCAAGTCGTTGACATCACCGCAGATTTTCCGTTGCATTTACAAGAGGGGAGAGGTTGACCTGTACAAGAGATTTGATGGCGGATACAAGACATACGATTATGTGTATCATCCGAACCATTTCTTCACAAAGAAAAACAGTGCGGATAGGGTTTCCCTTAGTGTAAAGGCGTTGTTCTCCGGCATGTTCAAGATGGAGGAAGTGACATTCAGCGTTCCTCCTGACTGGTTCATGTTCATGGACAGTTCTACCTGTATTTCTGACATATTCTGGAAGGAAAAACTTGACAAGCTTCCAACTGATGTGGGTATGGTTGGAACATATGGCTGGAAAACTATTCCTAACACGTTCAACTGGCATGACAGTCACGACTCCTACGGTTGCTATGAGGGATTGTCGATTAAGGACAACAGTACGAAGAAAATCATCGGGGAACTAGGATTTGGCGAGCTTACCGATGTGGCGATTCTTGGCGGGCCCGTATTTGCAATCAGGGCGAGTATGATACCAGATATTCTTCGTGTACGAATACTGAATGGTTATATAATCGGCGATGACCATATTGCTGCGGAACTCTCGATGTTCTGCCATGAGTGCCGACAGCGGGTGTGTGTGATGGACACGAATGTCGTAACCTGTATCGACTACATGGATTATGTCGGGGGTGATGACTGGGACGAGGACCAAATCAATTTCGTGTTGCGTTGGCAACACCGTTTGCCGATGCTTTTGGGTACCAAGACGTTATAAACTATGAATGATTAGACTACATGTCGGAGTTCATAAGTATGAATAACAACAGCACGTTTGCATACGTCCACACTGAAAGCGGCCCGGTAAAACCCGCCAAAGCTGTGCCAATCGAGACGATGAAGAATATTGTTGCATCAATTCAGGGCAAACATGTCCGTGGCGAAAAGGGTGTTAATTGGGGAGACCTCGCAAAGAAGGTGAACAAGGATTGTAACCCTCACGGATACACGACGATACAGACAATTTTGAACAAGGCTCTGACAGAGGCGGTCGCACAGTCTGTTGGTCAGTCTTTGTTCCGTCTTGACCTAGGAAATGTAGTATGTGACTCTGCACATGCTAAGTTCAAGATGAATAGGAAAAACCACTCTGTTGTCGTTGATATGCTATATCCTAACGATAACGGAAACATAACGATTAAGTATAATGTCGATGATTTCGTTGAAAAAATGTTTGAACTCTCGTTGGATTCAGAACACTATATAGACGGGTTTGGACAGACTATTCTGCAGTGTTGCGATGATGCGATTAAGGAAGCCAACGAAATGGCTGAGGAAGATAATATCTATTCTACGGACGAAAACGGATATCAGCCTATAATGGATGCTGATATGCGTGGTCTACTGAATATCGCTAATGCTATCATGGAATCTGACATGGGTGGTGCTGACGGAGGGTTTGGCGAAGCCGATTTTGCCGCTCCTGCGGATAATGGAACTGGCATGGCTCCTGACATGTCAGGAGGAATGGGCGGCAACGCTGCTGGTGGTGCCACTGGTGGGAATGCGGGCCTTGGAGGCGACCTTGAAGGTCCTAACAAAGAGGTAAACTTTGTCGACTACTGTCTAGAGAAGCTAAGCACGACTGTGTCTCAGGATAGTTCACAAAACGGAAGTTTTACTAGACTGACAAACATTCTGGCGGACAAAATGGCTAATGAGGCGAGACAGAATCACCAAGGATTGATGCCGACGGGAAAACAGATTAGCAAGGGTACGCAGGGAATTATGACGGACTGGTCGCCTGTGAAAAAGCTTGAAGAATTCCAGACCTTCTATAAGCAATTCAAAGGAATGGTTTATGAAAAGGAAGCCGAAGCATTCTGTCGGTTCCTTGAATCTAACGATGTAAACTCTGCGTTGGAGTTTGAGTCATGGCTGTATAGCGACAAAATGATGCAGGAAATGGCTGCTCGTAAGGGTGAAGGCCGTGAGACTACGAACAGTGAAGAAAATATGGATTCAGGCATGGGTCTTCCTGACGATGGTACTGCTGCAACTGGAATGGGAGGTGCAGGCGCTGGCGGTATGGATGCAGGCACGGGCGGCATTGGAGGCGGCATTGGAGGCGGCGTTGGCGGTATGGATACAGGCATGGCTGGTATGGATACAGGAATGCCTGGTATGGATGACGGCACGGGCGGCCTGGATACAGGCATGGCTGGCGCCGACCTTGGTACTGGGCCGGACATCAACGACATTGGCCAAGTAGACAAGATTAGTGAAAATACGAGCGAAGAATTGCCAAATCTTGGTGGCAATAGTGACACTAGCCAAACGGATGAAAATCAACCGTTTTAAGAGGTAAGCCATGAGAGGTGAGGATATAGTTATCAAGGCGAATCCACTTAGCAGTGGAACGCCCGTGGTTTCTGACTTGGCTGGTTTATCGGGTGTAGACCAGGGAACGGTTGCCGCAAAGTTGGATGCAGAGATTCGTTCTGAACAGGACAAACGCATGATGTCGCCGGGTTCCTATGATAACATGAATGAACCGTACGATGTAGTGAAATATGCTGCCGAGAAAGTGAAGGCTGAACTGATGCATCCAGAAGTCGAGTTTTCGGATGATGTCAATCCGTCTACAACCGAACAGGCACCTGGGGCAAATGAGTTCAGTGCTATGGATATGAATAATTGGGATGAGGTTGCTGACTGGGCTAATTCAATGAACCCGGAAAACAATGACCTGACTGGTGCGAGCATTGCCATGAATGAGCAGGCTGATGCTAGCTCGGTAAATGGAGATTCAGACATGACCAACCAGTCGCTTGACTTCATTAACTCAATCGAGCCGACTCCAGAACAACCCGGCCCGGAAGTTGACGTGGTCCCAAATGCCGATGACACGGAACCCGTTGATGAAACTGGCGAAGTGGCAGAAGGCGAGGAAGACCCGTCGGAATCGGCAGGTGATGGAATCTAGGGAGGCCTATATGGATTTCAAAGATGTTCCTGAACATGAGCTCTTCGAGGCTATCAGTGGTGAATCACTGATTGAGGAATACCAGCCGGAAGATGATGGCGGCGTAATCGACGGTTTCGAGATTGATGGTCAGACCAACGCTGGACCGTTTGATGAAAACTTCAAGCTGTATATAAAGAACCCGAGCGACATCGATGATGCCACTCTGAGTGAGCTTGGAAAACTAATCGATGGTAAGTACAGTGATGATTTCCGTAATCTGAAACGTATTGTTGCTCAGCCGGATACTGTGGAACAAATAAAAAACTCTGACCTGGTTGAGTACATCACATACGAAGACGTCCCGGTAGGCGTTCTTACCGTTTCTGACCCGACCAAGGAAAACTACATGAATATCGTCCCCGCCGAGACATATTCTCTCCACAGCGCATACAACCTTGACAATCGGCTTGAAATCGAGTATTTCGTTGTATCTTCCGAGATGAATGAGTATCCTATCGCCCAAGAGCTGGTAAATCATCTGCTTGAACAGAAGATTGCGACCTTCCTAGTATGTCCAGCCGATGATGTGACTACGAACGAGCTGATGAGGAAAGTCCACTACAAGTATGTAAAAACGTTTAGGATTGATGCCGTAAAGTATGACATCAACCTGTATGTGAACAGGGAATAAAAAATATAATTTAAGGATGGAAACGTCTACTAGGTAGATTATGAACAATAACGAATACTTTGGACAGCCTCAGCAACCGCAGTACGCACCGCAACAGGGATATCCTCAGCAGCCTCAGTATTACCCTCAGCAGGGCTATCCTCAACAGGGCTATCCTCAACAGGGCTATCCCCAGCAGGGATATCAACAGCCGATGGGAAATCCCGGCATCATGCCGCCGGGTGCATACCAGCAACGTCCTCAGTTTGAAGGACAGGGTTATGGACAGGGCTATGGACAGCAGCAGGGCAGGCCGAACAAGCTTCCCGGTGGCCAGCGAATCGTTGAAACTCCGTATGGAAACGACACTGATTCTGCAACAAGGGATTATTGCAACGCTATTGATGCCGACGGAAGACTCGAAGAGTTGAACAATGCTCTTGACTTGATTAACGGAACGGAAAATTCTGGAGTCGAGGGAAACATCAATGCGATGAATCAGAAGATGGCGTCAATCAAGGGTAACGCTGGCATCAATGACAGACAACACCTTATCGCTGTCCTGAATTCCATGGAACAGTTGGCACAGATTGTTTCCGACCCGGCTTCTTGGTTCCCACAAGGAAGCCAGGACCAGGTTCCGAAATTCAAGCCGAACCTTGACAAGCTTGCCGCAGGCTTGCGGAACTACATCGGAAAGCTGAATATGCTGAAATAATTTATAAACTTACGCATCATATAACAAGGCGACCCGACAAGGTCGCCTTTCCTTTTAGCATTAAAACTATCGTGGTGTTATAAACTATTTGTAAAGTTTTGCTGGTCACGCTATGTTTAAAGGAAAGAAAATAATTGGATTGCCGTTATATACAGGAAGCTACACAGGAACTGTCGATGATGCCTACTTTCTTGCTACAATGAAGAAACGGGGTGGTGTAGGCCGTCAGACTGTCGGTTTTAGCTTAGACGCATTGCGTGAAGCGGCCCGTGGACAAATAGGCCCAACAGGCCCAACAGGCCCGATAGGCCCACGGGGTGCGACGGGTGAAGGACGTACTAGCGTTCACCGTCTTCTCAGGTGGTATACCAATGCGAGCGATGATGCGCAGCACCCTGCTGGCGACTGGTTGCATGACCTTGAGGCAGAAGACCCTGATGACCCTAGTGGATATCCGAGGGTTACAGCCGACCAGCTTTTCGAATGGTATGAAGACGGTCAGATTTTCGAGCTGTACGAAGTTGACGGACGCAATGGAAAGGAAGGTTGGAGTGCTGTTTACCGCATGGTGACATGGCAGGACCAGTCTGAATGGTGGAGCCAGTATGCACCTAATCCTGGCAAGGCTGTCCGCATAGAGTTTTTCCGCATGGGCATGTATTCCACTCCTTATCGTGGTGGGCTGATTGCCTACATCAGGTACAAGGACGAAGACTACATGAGGCTCTATGAAATAAAGCCTGGTGAATCCATATGGATGGCCGAGTATCAGGAAAGGCTCCCGTATTACCGCTACGACTGGCACAATGGTGACTACCTCAGGGTAAAAGAAGACGGTTCTGGCCTGGAATGGGCAACCCCTCCGGGAATTACAGGAGTCACTGGTGGTGTAACGGGACCTACTGGCGCAACGGGAAGTGACGGAAAATCCGCATATGAAGTATGGATAGATGCGGGAAATACTGGAACGGAGGCTGACTTCTTGAATGCCTTGGTCGGGCCAGAGGGACCACAGGGACAGACAGGCCCAGAGGGACCTCAGGGTCCGGCTGGCGTAGGTCTGAATAATAAAGGAGCTTGGGTATCTGGAACGACTTATGCTGGCAATGATTATGTGTTTGACCAGAAGTCGCAAGACAGTCAAGATAACTCCATGTGGATTTGCCAAGCGAGCAGCCCGTTTATGTCTACAACGCATCCATATGCGGATGATTCAAGGTGGGTTGAATTTAGCGCTCCGCAGGGTGAAAAGGGTGAAGACGGTGAACCGGGCCCAAGAGGTCCGACAGGTGCATCAGGCGTTGATGGACAGGACGGTGAAGCGGGCCCAGCAGGCCCGACCGGGGCAACAGGCGATGACGGAAAATCCGCATATGAGATTTGGCTAGAAAAGGGGCATACTGGAACCGAGGAAGACTTCTTAGCTAGCCTTGTCGGTCAAAAAGGTGCGACAGGCCCAGCAGGCCCTCGGGGAGCAACGGGTACGAATGGCACGAATGGTACTAATGGAGCTCCTGGCCCGACGGGTCCTACGGGAACTCAGTATACCCTTACGAATAATTCTTATCAGAGAGCTGAGGGAAATACGTTCTACTACATCAAGGCCAAGATTGAAAATGCAGGTGCAGACCCGACTCAGTGGGCAAATGACGGTATTCTTCACTTTGTTCTGAGTACAGGAACGGTGGCTTAAAGATGGGTTGACTGAAGGAGTAATCTAATGGCAGCAGATGGATACATAATGTTCAACGGAGCTAATACCGAAGATATGTACTTTGGGGATATGTCTGTTGACTATGTATATTACGGTAATGTTCTGGTATGGGCGAAAATTAAATATCTTTTTAAAGATGGGTATTATAATACAACAGATAAGTTGATTGAGATTATCCCTTCTACCGACATAACACTCGACTCGGTCTCTACGTTGGGTGAGCATTATAACACGGAATGTATACTTCGCATATTGAATGAAGTCGGTCTATGTGTCGCATATCAAAATGGTAATGGCGCACAGAGTGACGTGACCATCTATAACAAGACGGGTATATTGAGGACGTGGACAAGTCTGGGAACAATCACGTTGTATGCCGGGAACAAGTATTACATAAGCATGCGTGGCCAAAACGATGGAATGTATGTTCCTCAGTATGTTGGACTGACTGGTAATTATAAATCGTTCAGTAACATACAAAATGTAAATTCTGTCTATTCAGGAGCGTCAAACCATCGTTGTAGTGGCGAAGCTGCAACATTCGCCGAAATAACTCAGCTACAAAATCCTGTTGATAGCTATTTCATTTGGAGAGGTGCTGGACTAACAAATGGCTTGCAGCCTTCAAATGGTGGTCAAGGAAACCCATACCCTTATCTTTTGCATAGGAATATGAGTAGAGTTACTCATGTATTTACTGATTCTGATTTTGGTAGTACTGGTGGTTCTTTTAATGATGATATAGATAGATATGCGTTCATGTTCTATACAATGGGAACTAACGACGGCGATGAGTTTATAATGAATGTTGGTGATGGCTATGGTGCTGGATTTAATGCAGGGAACGGAACGAAGGTGTTTACTAATTGCAAGCACAAGATTTATACGACCAAATGGCCTTGGAGTAATAATAAAATTCGCTCTATGACTCCAGTAGATAATGAGCCGTCTAACAAATCTCAGTTTGACATATATTATAAATCAAACGCAAATACTTGGACTGGTGGAATAAATTATCGTGCTGTTGTTATATGGACGGGCAGTCAGTGGGAAGTTGCTACAAATTACGAAGCAATAGTTAATGTAGACGACACATATAATGCGACAAACTATTGCGAAATGGTAACTGATAATTATGCAAAGGACTTTAATCTTGTCGCTGTTCAGTCAGGAGACAAATATTTTGTTAGAATAAATGGGAGTGATATATAATGCTTTACGCCGTAGGGAAAGAAGACTATAAGATTCATTTTATGTGTCCGAATAAGCAGAATTTGGATATAATGATGGAACAATCTGGACAAGATATAAAAGATTACTTAATCTTACAGGAGTTTGACATGAAATATGTTTCACGCATTACCCACGTCGACGGCAAGTGCGTCTATAACAACAAGGATTACTGGTCTAAGACTGCCGTAGATAACCCGCTTACCCAGGAAAACTATGCCGAGCATGAGGTGTTTGACTTTCTAGGGAAAAAGGTTACTTACGACAGGTATGTTGACGAATTGAATAGTAATCTTAACCGTATTCGGTCGATGGACGGAAACCTTGGTGAAGTCATGTATAACATCGACGTTGGCTACGAGATGATTGCCCTCTTCAAGGAAGAGTGCCGCCTGACAAAGTTCACGGGAATCACCCCGCTTGAAATCGGAGTCAAGCTTGGCAATGCCTACTCGCTAATTATGACGGGTTCGTTCAGGGAGGCCAAGAGCATAATCCAAGGGTTAGAACCTGACCCGTTCCTTACGGAGGAGCGCAAGCAGAAGTACATAGACATGCTCGATGCGGCTGATGCAATCGAGTATGCTTCCGATGATGAGCTTATCTTCGAGGCGGATGAGCGGGTATAGGCCGACGAACCATCCGAAGAGTGAGAAGATAGCCTGAAAATGTGGCCCGTCCATTTGGTTGGACGGGTTTTTTGCTTTGATAGGTTATAAACTATACATGAAAATTAACCAATTATGGGTTATCATGTCTAGTAGGAAAGAGGTTTTTGAAAAATATCTTGGCCAGATGAGGCTGAAAAAGACTGTTCTTGAAGCGGTCAAGGAAATAAACGGAGTCTTGTTTGAAGGTGTTCAGGACTTGTTTGACGATGCTGATGGACTTGATATTTCACCTGTTGCCGAGCCTGTTCCTGGAGAAGAAAATACCGTTCTCACATCAGAAAAGAGAGTGGAACTCAGCCCAGATGAACTCGACTACAAATTGCGTATTCCGTTCCAGGAAGCCTTCCCGATGGCAAGGAAATGGGCTCGTAAGGTAAATAGATTCGACCTTCTGTGGAATGAAAATAATGCTATTGACAAAATCTCGTTCATGGTTCCTGGTCTTGACGGTAAAAACGTGTATTTCAGTGCTGAACGAGTGATGTATGAAATCATTGCGGAAGGGGAAGATGGTGCCAGAAAGAGAACTTACGAGACGGCGACTAACCCGGTTATGATGAGTGATGATGTCCATAACAGGATATTGCAGCATTATGGTGTGGATAGCCTAGAAAGTATCCCGTTTATCGATATTAAGCGTTTAGTGCTTGGAATTGGCTTACACAGGACGGGTGAGGAAGCTGCTAACATCGGTATTCCTTGCAGGGTTCAAATCAACCCGAATGCAGTAGTTTTGTCTACATCTATCGACGACCGTGATATTAGGACTGATGTGACCACTACTAACGAGGCGGCAAAGAAAAAGCTGGAAGACGAATACGGATTGCCAGTGCAAAGTCTTTACCGGGTGATGCTCAAGGAATGGACGGACGCAAGCGATAAGTATCGCATGGATGAAACCACTGGCGTGGTCTATGACATCTCCAAGGACGTAAACAATACGCTGGCTGCTTCGACGAATAGTATCGCTCCTCTGGACAAACCGAAGCGGAAAAAAGAAAACACTCTTGGTCAGAACAAAAAGATGAACGAATGGGCGAAGCGCCAGGATATGTTCAGGCTGTTGTTCAAGCCGAGTGCGGCTATGGCTCCAGGGCGTGTATTCACCGAGACGATATATCAGGTTCCGAACAATGGTGGAATTGAGAATATTACGTCAGCAACGCCGTATGTCTATATGGATGATGACAATTACGATAGCTATGTCAAGAATAACCCGAACTTTGACCAGAGTCAGGTTAAGCGATATGGCGTCGACATGTTGAACACTATTGTCAAGACGGAGTACGAGGGAAGGAGCCTTACGTCCACGGCGGCTTCTAATGCTTATGGATATGATGAAAACGGCTGGGTCGAGAACATCGAATGTGCTCTTGACAAGAACGGCGACTACACATTGCAAGAAGGGGTTGAAGCCAAGATTAGGCAAGCGTATGGAAAGGGGGTGTCGTCCAACCTTAATAATTACGTTGCCGGAAAGAATACGGTCATGATTGGCGGAACGAAGGATGCCGAGGGAAATGTTGTTTCCGAAGGAACTCCATGCCATCCGTTGATTCTGCTCGGTAGAACGCCTAATGGCTATTTGTCGGCAAAGGTTGTTGCCATGTTTGATGATAGCAGCTGCAAGCCGGGTGAATCGCTGGAAAGGATTGTCGGAAAGACTGGTCTTAAAGGTGGTGTCCCGACTATACGGGGATTTGCTATAATCGTGGACGGATGTAATCTTGCAAAGGATGGAGAATTTGTTATCGGCAAGTGCGAGCTGAGCAAGGTGGACATCTCGCAAAGTACAGGATTTGTGAACATTGGTTATGGCTCTTCTCTTGTGGATACGACCATTGCTGTTGGAAACAATGGCGCTAACGAGATGTTGCCCAATAACCGTATATATGGGGAAATCTCCAAGAAAGGCCTTCGTGGCGTAACCATAATCAAATCAAAGATACGCAGTTCGACTATCGAAAATGGCTATGCCACAATCGATGATTGTAACCTTGTGAATCTACACATGAGTAACGCTGGCGACAAGACATTTAATGGATGGAAGCGTGGACTTGACCCGGTAGATGCAGCAAATGTCACGTTCAAGGGAGACAACTTGATTAGCATCTTCGGAACGGCAAGTTATGAAACTGGATTCATAAAGAGTGCTGCTAACGGTTCCAAAGGACATAAATTGTTCGAGAAGGGTGAGGTTGTTACCCAGCTTGTCGGTGATGTCACATTGGATTCGAGTGCGGGTTCAGTGGCATGTAGCGGCTGTTACTTGAACAATGTGGTTGCCAATGGCCCATGCAGCATCCGCACATGTACTCTTAAAGGAACTACTGTTGGTGCTAATGCCGAAGGTGGTGGACAGTTTGCAAGGACTGAAATAAGCGGTGTCAATACGACACCAGCAGAGAATATCGCCAAGTGTATCCGCATCGACCACGGTCGTCGCCGTGGAACTGTGTTTGGAAAATCAAGGGAAGACAGGAGTGCCGGACTCATCGAACTTGCCGGAAGAGTGTATGTCGAGGGCGGTGCTCATGTGTTCGGCTCTGAAATATCCAGCCCGCAGGGGTCTGATGATGAAGTCGTAGTTCGTGGAAACATGCACTTGGAGGGCTGTTCTCCGTATAGCCTCAACGAAACTGATTCAGCAATGCTTAGTGTATTCCTTAATAATGACGCCATATTGAAGGGCGACTGCACTGATGCTATTAGTGTAGCAAATAGGTTGCAACTTGGGCAAAATACGTTTGGCGGTTCGGCTAAGGGTGAAAATCCGTTGGTGAAGTATGCCAAATTCAAGGCAGGAGACATGTCGGTGGCCGGGTTGACATTATTCCCAACCAAGTTTCTTGTCAAGGATTTCGTCGCAAATAATCCGTCGTCAGTCCACATGAATAAGAGTGTGTTCCTGGATATTGACCCGGATGGCAACATTATCCCTAACGAGCGGTTGAAGACTACTATCTGGGACCATACAGGTGCTTTCTTTATAGGTGTGATAAACCAGAAGCCTGATGCATCTGGAAAACCTGTAAATGTAGCTCGACAGATTGTGATGCTGAAGTGTCCGAACGTTGTTCTGAACCATGATGCAATTCTTAGGAAAAGGAAACTGTTTGTTCAGAATATGGATTTCGACATGTATGCGGCAGGCAAGATTACTCTGAGAGAGTATCTGAAGTTCCTTGAAGAGAACGGCTATAATGATTGTTTCAGATATGTAAGCGAAAAGGATTTTGTGCAGATTTTCCTCATCAACGGAAAGGACCACAAGACTCCGCTTAGTCTTACCGCAGACCAGATGAAAATTGTTGAAAAAAATTCCCAGAGCCGTGTCAATCAGTTCCGTGATGACGTGATTGATAGCCCGAACCATATCGGTAAGATTGATAATTATGATACTATCATGAATGCATACACCGACATTGACGGTCGTATGATGATAGATACTGAACGTGCCCACTACGAATACAGCTCCCCGGTTGTTGACGATGAAGGAAAAGTTATTCAGAGTACATGTTCGAAGCAGTGGCGTGACGATGATGACGTTTGGCACTATCCGACTCCATATAAGGTAGATTGCAAGTCTGATGCCATGTATAGGGCGGGTTATAAATACCTGCTTGATTCTGGAACATCTGCAAACAGACATGCGCTTGATATCATTGCTAGGGCTATTTCAGGAAATACCGAAGGATTGAAACAGAAAAACAGTCTTGCATATCAACTGAATATGCTACGTGGAAATGCGATGAAGTCAAATGATGTCGATGAGTCTCTGGTGGACCCGTACAACCAGATTCTAGCTCAGTTGAATTTGAAGAGTAACGAAAAGGTGTATTTCCTCAGGGGTAGAGATGCTAGACATGATGGAATGCCGTATAGCGTCCTTGCAAAGTGCAGTAAGGTCGGCTATGTGGATAGCTCTGAGAGGGAGTTCTATGAGAACGCAGGAAACACTAAGATGCGTTATCAGCAGATAACCTACTCTCCAGAGAAGGGTCTAGGATTTGGCAAGACATATATCGGTCCTGTTAGACTGAGGAGTGATACTCGCTCGCCAATGGTTCACCGTGAAGGTCTTCTGGCAAGGGAGGCTACACTGAACGACTTTCTCCGACTGGGTGTTCCAGACCCGAGAAAACGTCAAATGTGATGAAAAAGCGGTTCCCTCAAAATAGTTTGAGGGAATTGCTGTCAAATAATATATATTAGGATATACTCGAAACAAATGGTTGTTTTGTGGACTACTGTAAGATTACACCATGCATAAAGGCAGAACTTAACAAATCAGTTACAATGAGTCGGGAAGAGGAACGTCGGCTGTTCGAGGAGTATGCCAACAGCACGGATGAGTCCCGTAAGAAGGAAATCTTCGACAAAATCATCATAGCCAACTTGAAGTTTGCGTTCAAGATGGCAAGTGATAAAGCCAAGGAATGTGACAAGTCCATAGATGACTTGTTTGCCGAGGCGAAAATTGGCTTGATTGAAGCTTTCAACAAGTATGACCCCCATGTAGGCACCAAATTCATCTCGTTTGTCGTGTGGTATGTACGCCGTGCGTTGAATACCTTTGTGTCTGACGACGACCTAATCCGTATTCCTATCGCATTGAAGTCGAACGTCTCAAAGAAGCGTCGTTTAAACCAGACTGATTATACGGAACGTGAGGGGCATGCCAACGAAGTAATGAGCAACTTGAAGCAGTCTATCAGGACTTCGAAGGATGACAACCCGGATAGTATCTATAATGAGGCCCCTGACCTGAACTCCGATGGCATCGAAGAGCTTGAACACGATAATATGAAGGATGCTCTCTGGAAGATGCTCGAAACCAGTTTGGACAGCAAGGAACTCTACATAATGCGATATTCGTTTGGATTGAAGGATGATGTGGTCCTTCCTGCGGCGGATATTGCGGCAAACCTCAATATGAAGAAGGCAGAGTTTCAGAAGATTAAGAAGGCTGCCTATGAAAAAATAGCCAAGAACAAGGAATTTTATAGTCTTCTTAAAGAGACGGTGAATTCATAATGTTCAAATTCATTACACGATTTTTTAATGGAGAGAAAAAAATGTTAGAAGAACCAACAATAGCAACGTCTGGTCAGTCTGTTGGCGATGTTCCCAACGGTGAACCGACTATGTCAAACAGTGAAGCGGCAAGGCAGATTCAGGAAGCGGCTGAGTTGGCCAACAAGAGCCCGCTCGGTATTATCCCTGGGCAGATTAACCGTAAGCAACCGCAACGTCCAGTACCCAGACAGCAAGGTCCTGTTGCCCAGTACAACAATTACCAGCAGCCGCCTGTGAATAACGTACAGCGTGTGGCTCCGGCACAGATGGTGGCCCAGCCGTTGCCTCAACCGCAGGCTCCACAGCCGATTCCTCAGCAACCACAGCCGATGCCGCAACAACCGATGCAGCAACAGCCGTACTACCCGCCTCAACCGCAGTATTATCCGCAGCAGGGTTATCCGCAACAAGGATATCCTCAGCCGCCGCAGTACTACCCGCAACAGCCGATGCAGATGCAGCCTGTTCCGCAGGTTCCGCAAATGAGTGACGGGTTTGGGGCGCCGTTCTCTGAAATGTATGTAACCAGCGACCAGAACTATGAATGTTACATCGACCTGCCGGGAGTTAACCCGAGTGACATCAAGGTAAGGGTTGTTCAGAACAGCCTCGAAGTAAGCGGTATCCGTAAGCTTCATTCTGAATCTCCTGCTGCTGGCAAGAAGAATAAGAGAATCAAGGTGTTGGCCGCACAGTCCAGTGTTCCGGCATACTTGTTGAATCACTTTAAGTTTACATTCCCGTTTGCGAAGCCTGTTGACGAGGACAATGTTAAGGCTGCATTTGAAAACGGCCAGTTGCATGTTACTATCGCCATACTGTCTAGCGAAAAGGGAGTGTGTGTGAGTGTTAGCATCTAGGAGGTGGCCATGAAGACGATTGCAGAAATCATTAACGCCAACTATGTTCTAGTCCCTCTTCTGAGAGATACCAACATGGGCTACATGATTACCGAGCGTGGAGACATGAGCGACTACGAATGGAGAGTATGGCGCAGGGCGGCTGAACTCAAGACTGTCAAGCAGATTATGTCCAGCAAGGTAATGACGAAGAAGACTCCGGCTGAAATACGCCGTGGACTATTGTCGGTTGTCGAATTCCTGAATGCCGAAGGCCTTGATGCTGCACTGGTAGGAACGGGTGCCGCAAACGACCTGAGGGTAAAGGAATACGAAACGGAAGCCGAACCGACAGCTTCGGTCAACGACGAAGAACTCTAACTCGTTGAGTGTATAAACTAGAATATGGAAAGGGGGCCGCACTGGCTCCCTTTTTCATTTGCCTGACGGAAACTCCTGATGGCATGGGGTCTTGACAAACTGTCGGGGCCTCGGTTCACTCAACGGTCGGCAAACTGCCGACAGGAGAATAACTATGGTGGGAACACTTCCTGCATTGAACGCTATGTATGAAACGGTATTCGACATATTCGAGCCGAAGAAATACGGACGCCCGATTTTCCCTTACGCATTTAAGAAGGCTGTCATCCAGAATCCAGAGACCCAGGAGAACGAGGAAGTCCTTATTCTTGAGATTGCCGTTGTTGGTTGTTCCGCATCGGATGTTCAAGTAGAGGCTAAGGGTAACGTGATTAAGGTTACTGCGACCTCCCCGAAAGACCCTGAGGGTTATGTGCCTTTCTACGATTACATCAAGAGGCCGAACTTCACGTTCTCGTGGACATATCCATGTGCATACGATGTGGCGAATGCTGCCGCTACCGTCAAGGATGGTCTCTGTACTATCGCTGTGAAGAAAAGACCTGATAGCGGCGAGGCTAAGACCATTGAGGTAACCGACGGAACGAACTAAATACTAAAAACCCACTGATTTCTCAGTGGGTTTTAAATTTAATGTCCGCAGTTACACGGTCGTTTAGTTACCTTTGCTATTGTGCGTCTTGCGACACCGCTAGCTTTGTAAACCGTTTTTAGACCTTTCAATCTGAGTGATGGAGGAAGAACCCACATGAAGTCGAGGATTTCCGGGAAGTCCTTGGCCATGCGGTCGATTGCTGTTGTTCCTGTGTAGGTGTTTCCGTTGGCATCGGTGTACTTGAAGTCCTTTGCTTCGGAACCTGCATCGAGATAGTCTACAACTTCTTCGCTCACCTTCTTCTTAATCAGGCGGATGTAGCTGCTGCATACTGGGCAGCTTGCATCGTAGTAGATTTTGGGTTTCAATGTCATAGCATCTCCTTTGAATTGAACTAAGCCTGAATAGGTTCGTCAGACCATTGAACTTCCGGGCCACCGTCATAAGTGAACTTATCCTTGTATCCAGTGCCGAAGATTTCGTCCATGCGTTCCGATATGCCTTTGAATAGTTCCTTGTTGTTCGGTTTTAGGTGGCCTTGCTCGTCCATCATTTGGTTATTGTGGAGGGTTTTCAGGTCCTGGTGCATTATTGCGTTGCGGTTTTGCTTTGCCAGCTTTTGGCCCCGGCTATCCACCGTAGAAATCTGGGCTTCATGGAGCTGATGCATTCCGAGTCGAGTAGTGTCATACTCCGGGATGAGGGTCGGGCAGAGCTTTTCCTTCATCTGTTTGTCACACGCCTCGTTCTCCTTGAGAATGTTCACGATTGCCATGAGGTCGTACATCGTCTTCTTGTCGATTTCGTCGGCGGAACAGTGCATTCTTGGCCAGCAGCCGTCACCGCAGGTACGCATTTCGGCACAGTTGTTTGTCGGCTTTGCGAGCTCATATCCGTCACCGTCGGTCGATACAATGACGAAGATGTGCGGCATGTCCTGGTTCTTCAAGTGGACGGTATCGCCAACATTGTACGGTGCTTCGTAACCAAGCGATTCGAGAGCGTTGATGTTCTTCATCGCATGGATGGCATTCATGGTGTTCAGACCAAGACCGCACTCACAGATGGTTTCCTTGTCTTTGGTGGTAAGTTCATGGTCGTCTGTTGCACTGAAAATCGGTCCTTTCTTGGTGTTTATTTGTTCGCCGGAAATCCCGTATGCCCTATATAGGGGTGCGTTTTCATTCTCATGCGGGCTGGCCCTGACGACAACCGCAATGTCCTCTTCGTCATTCGGTGTGTCATCTTCGTCTGGGGGCAGATTGGCAATGGCCTTGCACTGCTGGTTTATCTCCTCAAACAAGGACTGTGATTCAAAAATGGAAAGTTCTTCGTTCTGCATTGTTGTATTCCGATTGAATTCACATATAGTTTATATAGTTCTGGGTTGGGCGGAAGTATAAACTATTTGGTAAAGATAGGTAGTTTATGAAGTCGAAGAAGCTTGCCGGAATCCGTTTGTTTAACTATTTGAATGATGGTATCAACTGGAAGGACCATAAGGATATCGTTCTTGATTATTGGATAAAGAAAGTCGCTCCGCAGTACAATCGTTCACCAGACAAGTTGCAGGGGTTCGTTACGGTGGAATCGCTTCCGACCGCAGTGCAGAAGGAATATGAAGACTGGTTTAAAAAGTTTGATTTCCAGACAAGCACGGACCAGAACTGGATAGACTTTGTAAACGGTACTCTTAACATTTTCTACCATACTAGCGGCTACCATGAGGAACCCCCGAATGTTTGGTACATAGACCTGATGAAGTCGGAGGTGAAGGCGAGGAACATTGTGGAAACTCAGGTATATCACGGGAATCCGAACCTTAACTCGTTCATGAAAATTGAGACTAACTCCAAGCCTGAAGAAGTCGGCGGTCGCCGTAATGGATATATCTATGCAAGGAAGCTGGGTACGGTCAGACCGAGAGACACCCATGGTTACTACTGGGGTGTTATATTCACATGCGACGAAACGGTAAGTATCAAGTATGACTCCAACGGGCAAATGGAAGAAAGGAGCATTTGCTGGGCGGCAAACCCTGAACATATCACCCTTGTGAAAATCACGGCTGACGGACTATTTATCATCGTCCCATGTGAAGTGAAGAAGAAACTGTGGATGAACCGCAGGGTTGTTCCCGAAGGTTTGATTTCGAGGACTCCGATGACGGGTGCCCGTCTTGTGCAGTATTTGAAAAAGAACTTCAATGTCATGTACGGAATCTTCGACAACATCAAGAAGAGGGTGGACGAGGCCCGTGTAAATGCTACGGCAAGAAAGAATGCACTATGTACGATGTCTGACGAAGAAATCATGGTGGGTGAAGTCCTTGGAATGAACCCAGAAGACTTCGTTGAAAATGGCCATGTATCACAGAAAAGGCTTGAATACAACCGTGCGGTAAGACGTAGCATCCACCAGGCCAACGTGAAGCACAGGCAGGAAGTAAACGCAAAGATGCGTGCCATAGAAAAGGAAGAACGCAGAAAGGCCAAGGAAAAGGCAGGCCAGTTTAATGCGTTGATTTAATTATGTCGTTTGCCGTTGGGGCAATGCCGTTGTTGATTATCTTATAGACATCTTCTATTGTTACGGTCTCTGCTTTCGGAGGGTTGACTTCAAGGTGTTCTGAGCTAAGTGATGCTAGTTTCATTCCAGCGACTTCGGCGTTCGATACCACCTTTTCATATATATCCTTGTACCCAGTTTCTTCGTCAGTGCTGATTGGAGTTGTACCAGATTCAGTTTTCTGGTCGTTTATGTTGGCGACGGTAAGCATTCCCTTCAACTTGTCGAAATCAATGAGGTCTTGCTTTGCGATGATGCCGAACTCGTTTTCGAGCTGCTCGTACTTGTCTGCATACGGTCCGTTGTAGAACGAGTCGAACATCAGTTCTCCGTTGTATCCTTCGAACATCTTGACTATTGCATCGAACTCTTGTTTAATCTGGTCTCCGATGAATGCATGCAGGATATAGGCATCCCCGCCGACTGCAACAAAGTTGTTGTAACCACCGATGACTGATGTCTTGGAAACATATTCGTCTTCCTTTGTTGCCGGAACGAAGATTCCGTCAACCCAGCGACCCCGTTGGTAATTATCTTTCGTGACCTGTTTCTGGTCGAACATGTTGTCTACTGACAGAGGAAGGTTGGGCCTGCCGTCTCCGCACGGGATGTGTAGTCTTCCGTCTGATAGTGTAATGTACGACGCATCAATCATGTCGTCAGCCCGGAGTTGAATTTTGTAGTATTCATCTCCGAGGAAGTTCTTGACGAATGCAATCGGGTCTGTCGAATAATAGCTTAGAACGATTGGCTTGTATCGGCTGATGTATTCGCCAGCGAGAAGGGCTCGGAATGACTGCAGGTTGCCCATCATGCCGAAATACACGAGCAACTGCTGGTATGCCATCTTGTTCTTGTTGAGCCATTCGTACATGTCGCCCTTGTTCGGCATCTTCGTTCCGTAAGCGTCCATCTTCAACTGAATCATCCTTAGATATTCAATCAGGTTGATAAGCGGGAGGTTCTTAGGGAAATTGAAGTTACGAATAGACTTGGGACTTACGTACCTTACACCACCAAAAGTGTCGGCGTTTTGATAAACGGACGACTTGTTTGAAATCCATTGGATTGTCTTTGATTTCTGTAATTCGGGAGTAGGGGCTTTCGCATATTTACTTGCCTGAACATAGGAGAAATCTACTACCGGGTCTCTCTGGGAAATCAGGCTGTCACGGAACTTGGGTGCGTCCTTGTGGTTCACTCCTATCGGTAGAAACTCCCAGTCGAACAGGTCGGCACCGACAGTAAGGCGACCGCACCAGACAACATTGAACCTTGTACCGTACTTGCCGTTCAGGCAATCGTCGGTGAACGTACGGGCGATATCGACGAGCTTCATCATGTCGTCGCTTCCGTCCTTGATTGGGGTCTTCTTGTCATCCTGATAAATCATTATTTTGGCAGCAAGTCCGTAGTTGTGCCATGAGAGGAAAGCGCTCTCGCTTCCGCCTAGGCACCTTGCCCTCTGGTCATCGACAGAGCGTGTGGTCTCTACCAGTTCGACCTTTTCCTTTCCGAACTCGTCCTTCAAGATTTTGACAAGGTGGGCTACACATGGATATATGTTTATTCCCTTCCTCAGTGCGGAAATTTCCTTGCTGGTATCGTAGAAGATTTTCCAGCCGTCCTTGCCGGAACCGAAGCTACCGCTGCGGTCCTTGATTGCATATCTCGACTGGTCGAACGGGCCGTAGGAACCGAATGCGTATCCACGTATTTCCTCGTCATACGGGAAGTATGGAAGGTTGTACTCGATATTCACCTGGGATGTCTCGTCGCCGCTCTTGGTGTCGTCGAGGCCCACCATGAAGTATTGGGTATTTCCAGTCTTCGGTATTGCTGCGATAGAATCGAGAGTTATCGTATGGGCATCGGTTATCGTGGCGGAAAGTTCATCTGCGAAGTTCTCGACTTTGAGCGATACCTTCTTTCCCGGTTCGAGGTCGCTAGGAATTTCCCTGTTGACAATAATGCTGGTTCCGTATGTGTAACTGGACTCGAACGGTATCATGCGCTTGGGTATCCTCATGTCCTTCGGATACTTGCTGTACAGCCCGACATTGATGAACCTGATTTCCGTCCAGCGTGTGCCGATGTACTTTGTTCTGGTTATGGTTTTCCAGAAGTAGAGGAAACGAATCTTCTTCTTGACCTTTTTGTACAGGCGGGTAGGAATCAGCAGTCTTGCCGGGTAATTGGCCGTGATTGGAATTCCGTTGGTAACACGATAGCACTGCGCATCGGAGAGGAGGCGTTCCTTGCTTTCAAACACTGAATCGGCAGTGTAATACTCGAAGTATTTTATGCGGTTGATTACACGGTTGAAGTCGTCAACTTCACGCTTCAACGAGTTCAGCCTTATCTTCAAGATGGCAGCAGCCGATGGGTGCAGAAATGCCAGTGCCGTGATGACGGAGTCGAAAGTATCTACGATGTCGTCGATGTCATCGACAATGTCTATCTTGTCGTGCAAGTGCGATGACGTGATGGATGAATCCGCCTGGAACAACGGGATGAGCTCCTTGCGTGCAGTCGACGCCACGTTGGTTTCGGTATCATATTTGGCGCCATTGTACCAGTCGACCACCTTTATCGTCATCTCCGAATTTGCGTTCACATAGGCCTCAATCTCTTCGGCTGTCTGCCCGAATAGGAATGGGGAAGTAAATGACGGGTCATTTGCTTTTGATATCGGAGTCTTTGTACCGATGACGGCGTGGTTCAACAGATTGCTGAGCCATTCATATTTTTTGATATTCGGTATTCTTGGTGCGACATAGGTATCAAAAATGCCTTCCAGCATAGAGTAAAAATCGGGTAACTTATACTCGGTGTATGATATCAATGCATTAGCAACTGATGAGCCAGAGTAGGCGTCATACAGGTCCTTCAATACGACAGGCGAGTCCATTTTGGTATAGATGTATATTCCATTAATTTGCCTCTTAAACTGGAATCGTTTGTATTTGTCAATGGAGAAGTATGGAGTGACGATAGTAACGAAACTATTCAAGTCAGAACTCTCATCATTAGCAAAACTGCATTTCAGCGATTCGACATCAATCAGGAATGTTTCTCCCTCGGCTGTGTAATTTATTTCATCTGGGCTGGCGTTACGGAAGTCTGCTGCCGAGACCTTCTCAATCTTTTGCCGTGTAGATTTTTTGAGGTGCTTCTTCAATGACCAAAGGCTCTTTATTCCGGCAAGGACATCGCTGAACTGGTCTTCGAAATCTTCGGCGACTTCTTCCTTCGGGAAGTACGCCTCGAATGCATCACGGAGAGAAGGCAAGAACGGAGTCTGGTTGTCTCCCGTGCAGTCAATCATATAGCCATAGTTCTGCATCTTTTTGCAGAACCCAGCCGTATCCGCCTTGGCTACATCGGAGGCTGTCATGCGCCTTGAAAGGTCGACGACTGTAACATCTTCCGCATTTTTTCCTGGTGGCGGAGGTGCGGCGTTCGGGTCCACGAGGTCATAATAGGTAGACACTTCGACCTCGAACTTGTTTTCCTGAACATCCCTCGCTACCTTGCTCATGCGGCGTTGAAGCGTGGAGTGGGAAAGGGAGCAGTTCTTCTTTTCGTACTTGTCGGATGTAGCCCACTTGTACGTTTCGCATCCGCTTCCGAACAGGCCGAACATGGCCATTGCGTGTGCATACACGCTGGCATCGTCGGCTACTGGCTGCGGGTTCTTTATGAGGGCGTATTTCGGCACGACACTCAGTTTAAGTCCGACTTTCTGGTCTACATTGGCATCGTCGTCGTAATGGGCGTACCCATTGACGGTCGAAATCAGGGTGCCACCTGGTCGTGGAACCTCGTATTCGGCATCCCCGAGAGAGGAGCCTACCCTGAAAGCGTACCTGTCGTCGCTTTCTTTTCCGTCCTCGCCAATTACTGAACAGCTTTGCACCAGCATGTCCTTCTTGTCGTTAGTGCTTCCGTCGAAATAACGGTCGGTTCCGTAGTAACGGGTGGTGTCATCGAGGGTTATGCCCGTAACGATGTAGTCGATGTTGCGGGTAACATATTCGTTCAGAGAGTTGTCTCCGTCATCTGTTGCGACGGACGAGTCTGCCTTTATGGGCACGTCTTTTAGCTCTATTTTGGCGTCCGTCTTTGCGGACATCTTTTTGAAGTATTTGCTGAAATCGAACATATTGGCTCACGTATTTTCGTTTATAGTTTATCACGGTGGAATAGAACTGTTTCGGTATAAAAATATATTTCGAAAAATGTATTTTAAGATTAGTTTAACTTAGGGGATATCCCAATGAAACATACACTTACCCTCCATTCTAAAGACCTCAACATCACACTTGACGAACAGAAGAGTCTTTTCGACCGTGCGTTCGGCAGGGGTCTTGACCGTCCCGAAAACGAATACAAAATCTCCGATTTTGATACCCTTTGGCACGCCCGCAACACAAGACTGAATACCGAACTCAATACGGAAGATTACGGCAAGATATATGACTTCCTCGATGCCGTAGAAAATTCCATGAGGGAAGGTTTCTGCCGTGTCGCCCGTGACCTGATGAATACATCAAGGACCACGCTCGACGAGGTCGACAAGGTGAAGATTGACACGAACCTCAAGAACAGCGAACCGACGGAAGTCGTTTGCGACGTGCCGAGCCTTCACAATATCGTAGTCCTTCTCTTCGAAGGCATGAAGGCTTTCTGCCATGAGCGTCTGTGGAACGCCGATAACGTAGCTGCCCCGAAGCTTCTCCAACCGATTGCCGACAAGCCCAAGGCAAAGAAGAAGGCTGGTAAAACTGCCAAGAAAGAAAAGAAAGTCGAAGTGGAGTACGTTGGTTTCAAGAAGACCGTGAAGAAGGGTGCCAAGAAAACCAAGAAGGAAGCCTAATGGACGGCTGGAAAACTCGTTCGGTTCACAAGAAATGAGGTACATATTATGACCATGCAAGAATATGTCGATACGCTTGCTGAAATGGGTGAGCTCGTTTGCCTACCTAGGAGCCAGCTCGTTGCATTTGTCAAAGCGACATACGGCACTAACGCCCTGCTGATAAAGCCTAGCCTTTATTTCAGGTTGTTCCGTAGACCGTGGAATTTCATCTGCACTCCGTTCAACAAACTTCTGAGGTGGGTTGGTCGCAAGATGCCTCTACGTGATGCCGATGGCAATCCGATGAGCGACAGGTACATTCATTTCACCGTAATGCTGCAAATGGCTGGTTTCATCCCATTTCAGGACTATGGCTGGCATGTGGTTGATGCGATACCTATTGCCCAGATTGAACCGAAGAAGTTCAAACGGTACTTCACGTCACAGCGCAAGGCGACGGGGAGGATGCCGACAGACAAGGCGGTAAAGTTCCTCGAAACGCTGTATGCCGAGTACAAGAAGAAACACCAGAACTAGAGGTTCGTTTCATATAACAAGAAAGCCTCCCTTTGCAGGGAGGCTCCTTTGTTGTGGCTATAAGGAGGCAATTCACCACAACTAAAGCTTAATCTGGTCCTTGTAGTCCTTCTGGGTAATCGGTTTGTCGGAAGTTGCCGATGCGGTAGAGCAGATGGCGAACCTGTTCTGCCTGAGAGCTTTAAGCAGTTCGTCCTTGTCCCATACGCCACGTTCCTCTGCGGCTTCACGGTCCCTCTGTGCGGACTTGCCAATGTTGCTGGCGTCCTTGGGGATGTCGTACTCCATGCGGCGGTAATTGCGGTAGCCACGACCTGGGGTGTTGTTTACCATGTCGTCTTCAAGGAATTTATCCTGCTCGGCTGCGAGTCGGTCTGCGGTATGCCAGTAGTTCTGGCTATATGCACGGTCGAGGAACTTCTTAGCCTTGCCGCTTGAAATGTCGCTCACGTTCTTGGCGTATTCCTGGCACATCGTGAACATGTCGTGTCTGTAGTCCGGGTGGGTGTCGAAGTTGTCACCAGCACTGCGATAAGCGTATTCGGAAGATTTTAGCGTACCCATAAAGAATCCTTTTATGACTTCTCATTTAGTTTATAGCTTCAACAAAGCCTTGCCAAATTTCATTTGGCGAATTATATTTACTTTTATGCGAACTTTGGAAGAATACAACTTTTCTGACTTATTGGCTGATATCAGCGGATACAAGCTCGACCAGTGGAACAAGAAGACTACGGCATCGGGGTTTAAACGGTATGCGTCCGTAGATGAATGGAAGGGAATCGCACTGATGGAAGTCGTGTCGGTAAAATCCGAAAAGAAATTGCGTGACTGTACAATAGGAATCATCGTCAATGTACTTGATAGAGGGGTAGTCCAGCTTTGCTTGACCTTCAAGAGTGAATACAGCAAGGGAAGGCATACATTTAGGGGAGACAAATCTATGTATAAGATGCGGATGGACTTCCTGTTCTCGAAACTGAAATGTAAGAAGTGGGTTGGTTTTGGACTTGTCGAGGACGGTAGGTGTTGGCTTTCTGTTTCCCCTTCTCATGCTGTCGAGGTTCCCGATTTGTTATGGGAGATATACAAGAATATCCTGATGTATCCTTGCGAGCAAGCGTTTAAGGATGTCGGGAAGAAACAAGACCCGACGGTCGCATCGGTGCCCGACCTGTCGTTTTCCGAGCTGGACGGGGTATAAACTATTGATGATTGAATCAGTGGTTTACCTCGATGGCGTTGTGCGATACAGAGAAGATTAAGATAGAAACACCGTTTATAATCTATGGCCGTAACTATACAGGTCAGTTCGTCTCTCGTATACTCGTCGCTGATGATATCAAAAGTTTGGATTTGGCCGATGATGACGGCCTGTTCCATCTGGAACCGATGTATGATGGCGCCTATTACGAACTGACGTTGTACAAGTGTAATCTTATCAATGCTCATGCGTGCGAATGCCCTGTCATCAATGAACTTGAACTGCGTGTGAACGGCGCCGAAGAAACATGCACGCTTCCAATTTATACCGTTATACCTGGCCATGTCGAGAATGCGGCAACCGAGGCGAATACCTACGGAAAACAGCTGGTTCTCGACTTCAACATGCTGCCAGTGGTTGACGAGAATGGAAATACCCCGTGCCATGAGGGGTTTGACCCGTCCACTGCGGACATTGATAAGCTGCTGGACTATTTCCATGTGCTTTTCGAGAACGAAGGCGACAAGGTGGTTGCCGAGCATTCTTCGTTTGAGACCCGGTTCTGTCAGATGTTCTACCAGAGCATAAAGATACAACCTAGATACAAGGTAAAGGAACTGTTTGCCCCAGGCGATATCCTTACCCTGAAATACAAGGTTGGTGTGGATGATTATGGCAACGACACCTACTATGTCATCGACAAGGCGAAGAAGTACATGGACGGTGGGCGGGAATCTGATAAAATAAAAGTCAAGTACGTTCAGAACGACAATACGCTTACATTGGAAAGCCCCGTAGATATTAACGCTCAGGGTTTTCCGATTGATGTGTGCCACAATGATTTCATCGTCGAGGCTTCTAGGTCTTCCTGCACCGAACTGCAACTGTATAACGGTTCAAGCAAGGCGGACGTGCCCGTGTATGAAATTGATTGGGAGAACAATCAAATCAAGATAAACCTGATGAAGGGCATGTTCCCTGTTGATGAACAAGGAAGGGAAGTCTGCGGAAAGAGCAGGATAGTATTGAGCGGCAAAGGTTGCGATGGCACTGAGGCTGCATATCGTGTCGATTTCCCGGTCATAAGGTATGTCTACGACGGCTCTAAGTTTGATGGAAAGTACACGACTGGTGCGAACTGCATCTATGTTTCGCCAATCGAGTTGAACACGGATGACGACCCCAACAATGTGAACACTCCGATGAAGACTTACGGCAAGGACCTTTATATCAAGTTGCGTGATAAAGAATCTTGCTGTAAAATGAGATACATTTCGGTAAAGGTGAAGTATAACGAGTATCTTGAATACAAGTACGGTGAACTTACGCTTAACGGAATCAAGTTGCAGGAAAACGACTTGGTATGGCTTACGTCGCAGTTCGATAAGGATTCCCCTGATGATGAAGATGATACTGAATCAGTAAAGGCTGTAAGCGAAAACGGCCTGTGGGTTGTAAAGAAGACGGCATGGGAATATTACGGTCCAGTCACGGATGATATGTTCATTGACCTCGGCGCCCGTGTAACCGAGACCGTAGCGGCAACCATAGACACCAATGTCGGAAGAAAGTATGGAAACTACTGGATTGGAAGTGTCAACCTCAGAAGCGGGATGATTGTAAACCTGCAGAATCAGGAAGACGGTCAGGACGGCCTGTACCGCATCATGTGCGGCGACTGGAAGTATCTGGGTAAGGCTGGCCCGTACAGTGGCAATTCAATCGACATGTCGAACGACATTGTTACATACAATGACATTGACTTCTGCAAGTGTGGAATCTATCACATCTGGTATTACTACCTGAACGGCTCGTGCGTATTGAATACCGCTACAAGGACGGTGAAGGTTGTCGGCAAGTGCGGCGAGAAAGAAGGCACTCTGGTTCCGGGTAAGCGAATCAGGATTACGGACTATCAGATAAAGACGGAAGTCGATAAGGAATTGATGCCGGGTAGCAGTGGCGACCCGCTCATTGATGATTGTGTCAAGAATGTGGAATCCTTCGACAAGCAGTACAGGTTTGATGTGGAGGATATTGTACTGGAAGATACCTGCATTGAGGGTGCTGTATTGCCGGACTGCAATGAGGATGTTCTATGCGACCACGAGTACGGTGCGTTCTCGAAGGGAGAAAACGACAAGTACAACAGCAGTGATTATAGCGGGTTCAGCATCGTGTTCTGGCAGGCGGATATGGACGATGACCGTGTCGGCTCATGGACTATGTATGCTTTGGTGGGACGCACCTCGAAGAATCCTAAGGAGTATGTTGCATATCGCTTGCATCAAGTCGGTGCCGCTACTACGGAAATGGTTTATGTGACCGACTGGTTTGAACTTCTCGCCGTTTCATCTACAGAAGACGATGAGCCAGTATATTACAGGGAAGTTCCAATAAGCGAGGCGAGTGTCTCTGCGGCAATGATAAAATTCGACGTTCCTACTGACGGAAAGGTCGATAATTTGCAGGTCGGCGACGTGGTCGATGTGTCTAACGGAAATGCCTTGGAAGATAAGTTGAAGGCAACGGTTACTCGTATCGACAATAATAAAGCGACGGCGCTGGTGTCGCTCCCCGCAGGATTCGACAAGGATGCCTACCATGTGGAACTGTACCATCATCGGATGGTCGGTGAAGGAATAAAGATTAGCGACCCGTCCTGGGTGTTTAGCGGCACTGCGGACTATCCGATGAAGTATAAATCCACCGTTGAAAGTAAGGATTACTATACATTGGTTGTTCCTGCAAGTAGCCCTCTCACGGTTGGCAATACCTATTATGCCTATTCGGATAAGGGGCGAATCCGCCCGATACCGTTTACTATCACGGTTGATAAGCAGGACGAAAAGTCTATAACCTATGACGCTTTCCTTTCGCATGAGGTGCCGACGTACGACGTGGTGACGAGATATGAGGAGGACGAGGACGGGGAAATAAAGCCCGTCGTCGAGAAGAAACGCTATCCTATCAGGGTCGCTGTCGGAAACGAGCTTACATGGAGAACCATCACGGAAAACTGGACAATCAAGTCCAACAGTACGAAAATCAGCATTCCTAAATCTTATGATTTCAGGTTCTATGACACCCCGATATCGGTGCAGGAGTTTGTCGATTTGTATAACGCAATTAAACCGACTTGCGTAGACTTCGTGGATTAGGATTTGTTAATATATTTTTACATTACATTGTTTAAATCCCCTTGACAGAGGGGATTTATTTATCTATATTCTTGTCATCGGGATAAACAATCCCTAATCAACAATTAAAACAAGGAAATTAAATGTACAAATCCTACAACAACGGCAACTACGGTTTTAAGCGTAGTGCTAAGGAATCCACCGAAACCCAGACCTTTGACCGTAACGCTTCCATTCGTTTGAAGAAAGATGATGGGACAATCGAACAGATGACCTATGGTCAGGCGGAAACGCTGGCAAAAGACCAGGGTCTTGACGTTGTCGTTGTTAACGAAAAGGCTGCTATCTTCAAGCTCGGTGACCGCAAGAAGGAAGAATACTTGAAGAAAAAGGCTCAAAAGGAACAGGACAAGAAGAACCGTGAAAACGCTCGTCGTTCCGAAGAGAAGACTATTACTTTTGGCCCGAACATTGGCGAAAACGATTTCAACACCAAGATGAACAAGGCAGCCGAGTTCATTGAAGCTGGTCATCCTGTCAAGATTGCGGTACAGTTCCATGGTCGTGAACTCTCCCACAAGGACGCTGCGATGTCCACGCTGAAACCGATGATTGTCAACAAGATGAGTGCGGCCAACGCAGTCTGCACCAAGGAATTGCCTATCACTGAACAGAATCATGCTCGTGACTGGGTGTTCTTCTATGTGAAGGGCAAGTCGCAGCCGAAGGCATCCGTATGATATCAAGGAAATCATACCGCCGTTTAAAGCTACGGCTGCATGACATATTCCTTGGTTTCAGGATAGCGGCTGCTATTTTTGCAGTCGCTTTCGCACTACTAAACGCAATCTATGCTACCATATACAAAAGGATTCGTAATGGACAATACACAGCTTGCTACCAAGAAAGTCAAAAACCGTGACCTCTGTCTTATATGCAGTCACCGAAACTGCGTAATCGACATGGGTGACGGTCTAAAAATTCCATGTGTTAACCTCGTCGATGACGAAGAAAAGGAGGCTCGCTAATGAGAGACTGCACGGTTCCACATACAAAGGGTGAAGATTTCCGTGAGAAGCTGCTGAACTTCTCGGTTGTTTGGCCGCTAGTTGTTGCCTTTCTAGGAATAGGCTTCGGTTTCTGGAGTGATAAGTACAACCAGGTAGTCGAATTCTTTCCAATCTTTAAGAGTACGCTCTTTGGCATATTCAGTATGGTTCCTGTTACGTTTCTTTGGGTCCTCGTGGTCTATCCAGAGATGCGGGACTGTCACCCAGAGTATAACGACCTTAGGTTTTACTGGCAGTACATTATTTCAATCAACGCCATGCCACTTATGATATTCGGCGTTGTTATCTTTCTGGTATTTGGTGGTTGCAAATAACAAAAGGCTACAAGAGGTAAACAACTATGTTCAAACGTGAATTGACAAATCTTGAGGAAAGACTTTACAATTTCCTCGACTTAGCGGACAGCACCCTAGAATACGATGTCTCCCAGAAGTCATGGGAAAAGCTTAGGGAAGCGATGAAACGCTGCAAGGAAGACTGCAGGGTGAAATACGGAGTCATCAACAACGGTTACTCCCTCCATGTTGAACTCCCCTTCGATGTAGACAAGTACATGAAGCGGAAGCAGAACAACCTCTTGCAGGACATGAAGGAAGACCCTGCCGCCAACAAGCTCGGCGAATTCATCGTCAACCAACTCGGCATCAACCTCGTTTCCGTCGACGGCATCAAGGTCGAAAGACAGCATGACGGCCAGATTACCGATATCCACATCGCTTTCATACCAGCACCTAAGCAAGAAACAACTGAATCCAATTAGATGTAAATTGACTTTAACACGGGATACCATGAATATCAAGAAAGTTGCACTTATCCTTTTGACCGCTAGCGCCCTCTATGGCTCCGTGTCGGCCTGGAACTATGAACAATCTACCAACGCTTCCTCCTCGGGATATTCGGAACAGGCAATCGAGCTAGGTCACGACCTGCACCATGCCGACCAGTCAATCGAGAAGGTGGGCGTCGAGGCTGATACCAGATTGCAGATGTCGGCAATAGTGGATGAAAACATTGCAGCGAAGGAAGTGTGGAAGCGGTTCAGGTTCCCTAGAAACCCTTCCCATCAGCACCAGAGGGCTCGTGCTTCCCATAAGTCTGTCATTCCTCCGTAGGTGTGATACAAGTGGTTAAACAATGTTTTTAGTATGAGGTTTAAAATGAATTTCAACAAGCAAATCTATGATATAATCCAGAAGACGAAGAAGGCACTCCCTGACTACTTCAAGTCCTGTTTGGAACAGCGACTCGACACGGGTATCGGTTCTACCACCGATTACAGCACGGTTGAAGCCCTTGAAAACGCACTGATGACGGCAAACTGGTCTCCGTGGGTTGATAGCACGGGTGTTCTCGCCCCTGGATGCAGGGCAGTGATTACGACTGACATTCCTGGCCATCACGGCATGCTTGACCTCGCCGATTTTAAGCCAGACGATGTCTGTCATTTCAATGACTTTAAGAAAACGGGCTACCTCTCGCTTTGCATAAATACGGATATGCGTAAGGATGTCGGGTTTACCATTCTCATTATCGGACCCGAAGAAGGTTTGGGTGAAGTGATGTACACCTTCCATCCCGGTAACCCGGTGCCTGCTTCCACATTCAAGGCTGGCGAACCCAACGAAAAGACGGGCAAGGTGTACAAGGACGGGGATGAAATCACCGTTGCGGAAGCTATGGAACTTGGTTTCAGACACGTAAAGGCGGAATGATGAGTTGCTCGGTCGTTGAACAAGACCTAATCGAAGCCGCCATAAGTAAGGGGCTCAATTCGTACTGCCGCATTGAGCTTATGCTGACCAAGGGTAGGCCTGTTGACCTGTATGCTTACACGCTAAAGATGCAGAAGTTCACATCTCGGTTGGAAACGATTCTAAAATCAATATCGGTTGAACCCGATTCGATTAAGTTTGTGTTTTCCAACGACGATGTCGAACTTCTCCTCATGCATGGTGAATACAGGGTGTCTGCCATCATTGATGTCGAAAATCTTAACTGCGTTCATTGCATAATCCAGAAAGGTGAAGACATTGGCGGAAAATACTTCGAAGGCGAGGACAACACGCCTATAATCGAGTGGTTGAATACAGCACTTTCTATTGGTGAATAGACTATGAGAAGCAGTAGCGAAAAATGGAAAGCAGTATTGACTTCTGCGATGAAGTCTGGCAATGAGGTGAAACGAGGCAAAGGCCCAGGCATTATTGCTAGTGCAAAGGAAGTCGATACGGTTAAGTATCTGTCTGAATACTGGGACCTAAAAGGGTTTGCTCGTGAAGCCGTATTGAGCGCACGTAGTAAAACGTAGCTACCAGCCGCCGAGCAGCTTTTCGCACGGCTGGTAAGACGGGGATTCGGTAACATTTTCCACGCATTCTGGAACTTCGGGTGGCCTGAAAAGGACATCCTTTTTCAGTTCGTCCACGGTGGCGTTGACTGCAAACGGGTATTCTGCCGTTGTTGTAGCCTTTGCCGCATCTGCACCTGATTCCATCTCGGTCTTTTCGAAGGTAGTCTGCCCGAGGAGGTTGTTGATGAAGTTTTCCTGTTCGGGCTTCTTCAAAACGTCGTCCGATACCTTCTGCCCAGAATCCACTGCCGTATCCACGAATACCTTCCACCAGTACTTTCTCTGCTTGTACTCGTATTCAGGCTGCTCGTCTGAAATCTTGGTCACCTGATACAAGATGTTGTTGAACTCGAATTTGAGCATGTCGCCAGCCTTGGGGAAAATCTGCTGTGCGGTGTAACCATAGTAACGGAAATCCTCGTAGCCACGCTGATACCAGATTGGGTTATGCTCAGAAGGGGCGCACAGGGGCTTGATACCGTGTTCCCTCAGGGACTGGTAGTTGCATTCTAGGAAGTAGGTCATCAGGAACTGGAGTTCCATCTTTCCGTCGAACTGGATTCCGTACCTGTCGTAAAGTTCCTTCTGCGGCTGGAACCCGATTAGCACCTGGAAGTCGAACTCCCTGTCCACGACACGCAAGTTGTCCTCGTGGAACAGCGAGTTGCTGTCTACGTCCATCGTCACTGTGTAATACTTGATGAATACTCCCTGACGCTTCACGAAGTCAGCCGACATCCTGTCGTAGCGCTCCTGGTCGAGGAACGCATTGTGCCTGCGGTAGTGGAACCTCACCCCGAGGTTCCTGTCACGGGACATGACTGGGTTGTTAATCTGGGCCTTCTCCGAACGTTCGACATAGGCTCCAAGCCTGTCGTTCCAAAGATGTTCGGAAACATGAGTCATTACCGAGAAGTTCTTTCGCTCCTCGTTCATAGCTCGGCAGTTCCCCCTTACGGGTATGATGAATCCGTTTACCTTCATGCAAATAGTTTATAAACTATTAGGTATGAACACGAAACTGTTTTTTGAATCTATTGGAAAGCTAGGTCTTTCCGAAGCCCAGATGGAAGCCCTCACGGGTCTGTGTAAGGCTTGTTTTGAAGGCTTTGAACAGCATCTGACGTTGCCGATGGCTGAGAACCATAACATCCATGACGCAATTCAGGCGCCGATGGCAACTAACGGTTCTCATTCCAACGACATGGGTGCGTACAAGAACCCGATGACCCTATCCACTAATCCGAACGCCAACCGTGACCCGAAGGAAGAAATGAAACAGTTGTTCCCAGGGAAGATTCAATGGAAGCGTGGCAAGGTTAAGTCTGACCCTAAAATCAGGGAGATGATGGAAAGGGCTCAGGACCATCTGCCCAGCAAGTATCCAGTAAATTGTTTTAACACGACAGCTCAGCCGATGGTGACTGGATATGCATCCCCGAACAGGATGAACTACTCGCCGTACAAGCAGGGATGTGCAGTAGGCTGTTACGATGGCGGCGGAGGCGGTGGTGCCGACGTTGGTGGCGGAGCGACGGTGTAGTATGTACAACGTAACCGTCAAAAAGAACCGCCCGATTGAATACCTGGTGATACACTTCACCGCTGGTACGACTTCGAAGGGAGGGAAGGCAAGGAGCTTCGCAAACTATTTTGGGAAGCAGGGCACAAACGCAAGTGCCGACTTTATTGTGGACCAGGAAGAAGCGGTCCAGTTCAACACCGACATTAGGAACCAGTATTGCTGGGCGGTTGGCGACAAGCTGTACAAAAAAATTTCTACATCGCTTGGTGGAACCCTGTACGGCAAGGCCCGCAATGTGAACTGCATTTCAATCGAGATGTGTTCAGACAAGAAGAATACGAAGTCCCTCAAAGTTTCCGACACGGATTGGAGCATATCCGACAAGGTGGTCGAGCGTACTGCATTGCTTGCAAAGAAGCTCATGAAGGAATACGATATTCCTCTCGACCATGTCATCATGCACCACTGCATTAGCGGTAAGCAATGCCCTCAGCCGTGGGTGAGAAACGAGGAGTGTCTGTCCAACTGGTATGACTTCCTGAAAATCCTTGCTCCCGAGAAGCTACCGAGGAACCCTCTATATTCTGGTATGACAACGGCAAATCTGAATTGCCGTGAAGCTCCCATTGTAGGAAATGTTGTCACGAAATATGAGAAGGGCACCCAGATAAATATCTATGCTGAAAGGCGTGGATGGGGCCGAACCACTGACGGGTGGGTTTCACTTAACTATGTAACTAGAGGCGCCTTATGAAAAAGGATTTTATTGAAGCGTTACAAGCGATGGATTTGACTCCTAGCCAAGTTAAAAGTTGTGGCGATTTGTACACGGCCTGTTTTGAAAGTGTACATCCGTTATATGAAATGAAAGATACGCTTACCTTTGGTGATGCAGATACAAAAGGTAAACGTGTTGGTAAATCAGATAGAAATATCGAATTGGCAAGATACAAGTCGAAACATCCTGTTACGGTTCGGTTCCATCGTACCGCTGCGGGTAATGTAGATTCAATACTGAATACTGGATTAAAGACCCAGAATGATAATTATGGACGTAATACTGGAGATGCGAATGCGTATGACCCTGTTGTCTGGACTTCTCTTAATCCAGATAACATACCCGTATTAAGAAAATTCGACAAAAAAGAACCTATATTGCTACATAAAGCAATCCGTCCGCATTGGGATGAAAAGGGTAATTGGGTTGAACCCGACGAAGATGACGAGGATATATATGAATATCCATATAATCCTCCAGCACGATACCGTTCGAATATTGACACGTTAAAGCTTACTTTTGATAAAGATAAATACAATAAAATGGATAGAAGATGGCTTCCAGATGGAAGAAAAAGCGCAAAATATATGAAAAAAGTTGGCGAAGGTGAATCCAGTGTTTCTCATGAGGGACCTTACAAAATAGATGTGTTTGGCGAAGATATTGGCAAAGAGAATATATCTCTTATGAAAAAAGAAGATGAAAATGTGATTCGAGAAATTGAAAATTTTATTGCATGGGTTGTTGATGCAGATGGTCATCGGCGTAGATACTCGACTACCTTTAACCAAGTAAAAAAGTTTTTGCCATCTTATTTGTTAAATTCAATATCTAGCTTGATTGAACAATGGAAATTTTTCCGGGTAACTGAAGTGCCGTATGTACTGAAAGTGAATAGTGGCAACTTTCATGTTCCATTCGAAAAATTAAAATGGGTAATGCAGGAAACTTCAAAGTGCATAGCCCAGCACCCATATCGAATAAGTAGTTCACGATTTAAAGAGCGTACGTCAGGTGTTGATTATCCTATTAGTCCTGATGAGGTTGTGGAAATTGGTTATGTACCGCCGAAATCTAATCGACCTTGGATGGGGGAAGAGCTTGAAGGCAGGTCTAATGTCAAGGCGGCAAAAGGTCATATATCTCGTTCGGTGCGGGATACTCGTGACATAAGCAGGGATAAACGTTCGTTTACTGATAAGATGTACGATGCCCCTATAATGAATGTGCTACACTCGGATGACGCTATACAAGAAACGCCGCACGGCGGTATGAGGAAGTACAACAGTTTGTTTTGGTCTGTTGGTCGTTTTATAGAAGACCTGTATGATGAGTCGATTCACATGTTTAAGCCATGTTTAGAAAGTTTTATCCGTGAATCCATACCACGACGTATGCATAATGGTAGGCAGGGTGATGATGCCTTATATGATGGTATAGAGGAGTTTTATACAAGAACTAAAAATAGTGATGTATATGAGGAATGGCATAAATTACGTGATGAATTGTTTGAAGATAGGTTTAAGGATAGGGCATCAGATGAAAAAATCAATGTTCTAAAACAAATATTATATAAAAGATATACGTTTAAATGGGCGTTTTGCGTTGGTATGACAGGCGATGCTACTAATAAATGGTTTAATATGCTGCAAACCAAATTGCAGTATGTATAGGGGTACCTTATGAAAAAATATTTCATTGAAGCGTTAAAAGCTATGGATTTGACTCCTCATCAAGTTAAAAGTTGTGCTGATTTGTACACTGCTTGTTTTGAAAGTGTACAGCCGTTATACGAGATGAAATCTATCATGCGGTCTGGAGATATGCCATCAAAAGATACACGCATGGGTAAATCCGATAAAAATGTCGAATTGGCACGGTACAAAGCTCAACATCCTGTTAAGGTGCGTTTCCATCGTACGCATTCAGATAATGTTGACTCTATACTGAATAATGGCATAACCATTCAAAATAAGAATTATGGGCGCAACACGGGCGATACTAACGAATATGACAATGTAGTATGGACTGCCCTTAATCCATACATGATTCCTGTATTAAGAGATTTCAATAAGAAAAAGCCCAGATTGATTCGTAAAGGGCGTGACTTTGGAAACTCTGATAATTTTAATGATGAATATGAAATTCCATATAACCCACCAGCACAGCATCGTGACAAGATTGATACATTGAAAATTACACTTGATAAAGATAAATACAATAAAATGGATAGGCGAAAACTTCCATCTGGAAGGAGAAGTGCGAGTAGCATGTTTAAGGTTAATGAGGGAGAACCGAGTATTTCGAGGGAAGGGGAATATCAGATTGATGTGTTTGGAGAAGATATTGGTAAAGAAAACTTATCTTTAATGCAAAAAGAAGACGAACATGTTCTTGAAGAAATTAGCAATTTTATACCATGGGTAGTATGGAAAAATAATACAAGTTATTCGACCACGTATAGTGAGGCGCAACATTTTTTGCCAAAGTATCTGGTGAATACAATAGACAGCTTAATTCGTTCTCTTCATATTAATAAGTATATGGCCTTTAATGAAGTTCCTATTGACAAATTTAAATGGGTAATGGATGAAACAGCAAAGTGTATTGCAAATCAAAGTTGTAGAATAAGCAGTGAGAAATATGATGCGGCGAAGAATGACGGACGTTTGCATACTCCTAAGGAATTGATTGCTGCGGCTTATATACCGCCAAAATCCAATAGGCCTTGGATGCAAAAGGATAGCACAAAGTTTAAAGGACAAGAAGGGCATATATCCCGTGCTATTAAAGATACTCGTGATGTAAACAAGAAATATAAGGATGATATGCTAAGGCACTTGTTGGACGTAAATGCGATGACCAACAGATATCAAGTCCCGGACTTACTTACCGTTATAAATAACATTAATGCATTCCTTGAAGTTGATGCTGAGAAGTTGTTCGACTTAATTCCAGAGAAGGTTGATGATACATACATTGAACTATCTCATAGAGTGGGATTGGATTATAAATCAATGATGAGGAATACAGCGGATAATAACAAACGGTATATGAAGGCTGTGAAGGATTGTTATGTGAATGCTAAAAATAGTGACTTGTCTGATAAATGGGATAAGGCATATAACGAAATGACCCAAGGCCTATTTGCTGGTTGGACAAATGTCACTGATGAAAAACGAAATGCTATCAAAAAACTATTAGATAAAAAATATACGTTTAAATGGGCGTTTTGCACTGCCTTGGCTAAAGCAAAGACATTCACTATGGATGACCTGAGAGCTATACTGAGTGATGTATAGGAGTTGAATTATAAAGTTCCATGGATTAACCCATGGAACTTTCCTTTATACCTTGCCCGTTATCAATAGAATTGTTATGACGACGATTGCGAAAGTTATCGTTGGCCAAATCATGTAGTTTCGACTGACGACGTTCCGTCGCCAAGGTCCTTGTCCACAGACTTCCAGTCCTTCTCGACAAATTCGGGGTCGTCGCCATCCTCGGGAAAAGTTGCGTCGTGAAGGTCGTCGATTGCCGCTTCCATTGCAGGCGGCAAGTTCAGCTTCTTGATTTCTGCTTCGAACAGGTGTTTCTTCAATGACATAGTGTTCTCTCCTAGGATATCGCACCGAGACGCTTGGCCTCTTCGATGTCCCTCTTGTTCATGATGTAATATCCGTTGCGGTTCTCTTCAGTGTTTGGCTTCAACGCCCCGAACCTGTATCGGTATGCGTCGATGTCGTGCGGGGCAGCGGTTCCCGTAACTTCAAGCTCGTGCATCGGGACGAACTGTTCGGCAAACTGGTTCATATCTGATTCGTTCTTGAATCGGATTACATCAACCTTGGCGCTGTTGTTTTTGTCCTTGATGAACATGAGCCTTGATTCGCTGAGTTCGTCGTATTCCTTCTTGTTCCGCATGAGGTCGTCAGCGTGGCGGGCCTTCATGCTGGAATCGTTGGTGGCGGTCACGTTGTACTTTCCGCCGGACATCCTGTTGATTTCGTTCATCTTGTTGGTGAACGATGTTCCATGCATGTTCGCACCCCACTGGGCCTTCGGAATGGTGACGTACTGCCAGATGTGAATCATCTCATGGAGCAGGACTTCCTCGGCTTCCGTCTCGGTAATGTCGTTGAAGTAGCTCGATAGACGTATTTTGAGCTTGCTGACGAAGTTATCACCTACGGGAATGCTTCCGGGTGACGGCTGGTTGCTGACAATGCATGATGCGTCGCCGACAGCGTTTTGCGTGCCAGACATCTCGAACTTGATGTCCTTCGGGAGCTTGCCTCCGAAGAAACGAGAGTTGAACTCGTTGTACTTGCGCTTGGCCCACTCGCTTGAAATCCGAAGGTTGGTGTCAAGCTTGTCTATTCGCTCAAAAAGAGATTTCATTGATGTTCCTTGCAAACTTAATAACAGTTTATAATATGCGGTGTAATAAACGTCTTTCCTGACGTTATAAACTAGAGATATGCAAGCAATCATGCAAACAAATCAGATAATCGACCAGAACGCACCTAAGTTGCTCATCAACTATGACGTTGCTGAGATGATACAGCGTGCGGTGGATGTTCTTAAACGCTTCGGCAAGAACGTAGAGGAAGTTGAACTGCTTGGTCATAAGAAGATGCATGGAATATCATATCAGGATTCCGTAGTCACCATCTTGGCCGACAGGATGAAACGCCATTTTGCGGTGTACCGTAACCGTACGGGAACTCTTGTTGCCGGGATTGCAAACGGTATCGTCAACTCCTATCATTGGGAAATCGTATTTATTGACGAACACTTGAAACAGTTGCTTGAACCGAAGGACAATAAACTATAATTGAATTTAGGTGGACGATTATGACGGACAACTACGCAATTTTCATGGAAGCTATATCTCAGCTGGGACTTACCCCGGCTCAGTTGGAAGCTACCAGCAATCTGTATAAGATTACCATGAACAGGCCGAAGATTAACGGTGAGAACATTGGTGACATCATCAACGAAGTCAACGAGAGGATGGATGCGTACGCATATTTCCTACAACTTCAACACCCTACTGATGAAGAATTACACGATGAGCTTAACAAGAAGTGGATGGAAGTGAGAGACCACTATAAGCTAAGGGAGCCTGAGAACGACTGGTATAAGGTGGACCTGAGCAAACTAACGTGGATTCCGAGAATCAAGAACTTCGCAGCGGATTCTACATATAGTGACGAAGAAAAGAGATACGATGCCGATGCACAGGCGAAGGCATGGCTCAATATGATGTTTGATAAGAGCAGGAAGGATAGAACTGACTTCCGCCGATATCTCCAATGGGAAAGAGACTGCTTGAAGCATAAGTTCCTGACCCGTGGTTCAGGTATCGCTGCTTACAAGAACGACCCCGTAATAAATGATGCCTTGGCACATGGTGGAACGGCTGACCTTATCGGACAGTATTGCTTGGATAAGGCGCTCATGCACCCGCTTAATGCAGGTATGTCAGCCGCAGACAATGAAGCTACCAAGAGAAAGTATGCCGACCTATCCAACAGGATGGCGTATATTGCAGACGTAAAGTTCAATGGTCGTGTTCCGTCAATGTATCTTGACAATAGTGACAAGGTGTGGTTCGGTTGGCACAATATGCCGGGTGGACAAAGGGCGTTTACCAAGAAGCGTTTTGGACGAGATTCCGACCTGTTCTCGAAGGCACCGCCTAAGGAAAATGACTTGCTTTGACTTGATGCCTAGTGTAAAGTGTCATTGACAAATCGGCCTTCATATCCTATATTTGTGGTATGAAGGCCTTTATTTTCTCGGATTTTCACTACGACTACTACAAGAAGGAGATGTCGATGGATACTTTCGTATCCAGTTTCCTTCCTGCGGATATACTGATTATCCCTGGGGATATGGCAAGCAAGTTTAATGCCGCCCGTGAAATTCTTGTTCGGTTATGTGACATGTATAGCCATGTCCTTTTCTGTATGGGAAACCATGACATGAGCGTACATCTCGACAACGGCAAGTTCAGGAATACGGAAGCCAAGATTGAATGTTTCCATAAGCTGGCAGACTCCATAGACAACCTTCACATGCTGGATGGGAATGTGGAAAATGTCGGCGGTGTCAATATCGGTGGCTGCATTGGGATATGGGATTACACCTTCCTGAAATACCTCGACATACCGCATTCCAGGAAGGAAGTGGACAGCAACTGGGTGTCGAAGACCTATGACGGCAAGTATTGGAACTACATGGACAACGATATAGTTCGGATTCGTGAGAGGTTGAACCAGCAGTGCAGGTCCGTCCTCGCACAGAAGCCCGATGTCATGGTCACCCACTTCGCTCCTATCAATTTCCGTGTCCCGGACGAGCATGACAAGTTCAACTCGGTCTACTACTATTTCTCTCCTGAATATATCGGCATGCTGAAACCAGACGCCATCTGGTGTGCTGGCCATACCCATACAGCATATCAGGTCGGCCACCTCTATATCAACCCGATGGGATACCCCAGTGAGAAACCCTATGATTACAATTCTCTAAAAAAGGAAGATTTCGTGATAGACTTGGTTCCAAATAATTTATTTTAGTGTATTCAAACAGGAGACTCCAAATGCAAGAAGTGAACAATGCGACGGACAGTGTTAGAAACCATAATGTAGGAAAATCGGACTACGCAAAGCATAAAATCCAGCCGTGGGACGTGTGGATTGAGTTCCAGTTGAACCCGTTCGATGCAGACCTCGTCAAGAGGACGCTCCGCACGAAGGCCGAAGGTGGCATGACCAAGTCGGAAGCTAGGAAGCTTGACTACGAGAAAATCATCCATATCTCCTCCGAGAGGGTTCGCCAGATAGAGACTGGTGTAACGTGGCCGACATCATCTTCCCTGCCGAGCGAATCCCGAGTCGATGAAATCATCGAGGAATACAAGCTCTCACCGATTGATGCAAGCATTCTTAAAGCCCTCCTCATTAAGAAACCCGACGGAAAGGAACGCATTAAGCAGTATGGTCTAGTCATGTACCAAGCCAAGAAAGGCATCGAATCGTTGGCCCGGTTGATTGCCGAAGAGAAAAAACAGGCGGAAAATGATGCCAAAAAGCAGGATAAAAGCAAATTTCTCATAGAAAAGGCAGAAAAAACTGCAAAAGAGGCACTCAAAAAAATTTCGGACGGAATGTCAACATATAAACAATTATCAAAGTCAATGGAATCGCTGCTGCAAGAGATTGATTCTAAAGACCAGATTGACATGTTCAACAATTAACCGAGAGGGAGACATTATGAGCGTATACGAAGACATGAATGTCATCAACCTGTCCGTACTGGATGAGGCTGCCCTGCTCGAATTTTATTCAAATAATTTGAACAGGCATTTCTGGTTCCAGCGTGCAGACATTGGCCTTGAATTGAAGTATTGTACGATATTGGAACAGACAGGGCATCTTTGGTGGAAGAAGTTTAATCGAACAGCGAAGCTGGCGAACTTCACACCACCAGAGGGAGATGAATACAACGTGTGCTCCGATATCGCCAAACAGTTTGGACATCTTATCGAAGAACACTTGCCAAGCGGTTACGAAATCACCATAATGGCAACGTTGAAATTCATCAGACTCGATAACCCCGTAACGGGTACCTATCGACAACCAGTCTATGACTACAACGTAATCAACGTGGTGGACAAGGACAGTAACCGACAGCTATCAATGGAAGAGATTATTGATATCTGCGGCAAGACCAAGCTAAGGGCGCCCGACTTCGAGGTCGGAGAATATATGTTCCTGAGTCTTGGCGAGATGTTCAAATCCTTTGAGTCGTTCAAAAAGTACGTTCGAGATTGTGATAAAGACAGTTACGAACTAATAGCTTTCAGAGCGACGGAAGAAATTCGATAAAAAATTTAAAAAAAATATCGAATTCCCCCTTGACAAAGCTTTTGAATATTTCTATAATTGACGACGTAAACGGGAACAGTCAAGGTTTCGAACTTACTTTCCTGCGTCAGATTGGACCGTGAGTCCTTTCAGAAGATTGACATTTCGGCTTTGCAAAAGTTGCTAGGTTGATAACCTTACTCACACATGATAGTCTTGGCAATGGACTGTGTTGGGTGATTTAAACAATCATGACGTTGAGAACGGTGTACCCGTAGGTGAGGGAACCGTCAGCAGCAATGTTGAAAACGCCTTGTTCGATACAGGTCGGAAGGCATCGTTCTTGCGTTCTCTTTTTCGGGGGTCTTCATATGGAGGTCTCCGAATAAGGGAACGACAGCGTTTCCTAGCGGTGAGTAACCGCTATGCCGTTCAACGGTGGTGCCGGAAGCACCTTAAAAACTTGCGGGGTGTAGCTCAGTCTGGTAGAGCGCCTGCTTTGGGAGCAGGATGTCGTCAGTTCGAATCTGGCTACCCCGACTATTGTCCTTCCAGTTTGTGTTGGATGGACGAGAACCATCGGTATATACTTCGGTATATGCTTTATGGTAAAGTGGCTTTCTGACGGTTTGCAAACTCTATGTCTGGCGACGGCCAGTTCGTTGGGGTTTGGTGCCACAACCGACAACAAATCCGTCTAAAATGGTAAAAGGTAATCGGTAATTGGTCCTATTTCCTCCATTCGGTGTTTACCCATCGTTACAGGCGGTAGGTTCGTTAGCTTTGAGTAAAGCTTTCTGCGTCCAATCCTGACGCACCCATGACAACATGTGAAAGGGGTGGTGCCCAGGGATATTATTGACATGTAGCTCAGTAGGTAGAGTCGGCGACTGTTAATCGTCTGGTCACTGGTTCGAGTCCAGTCATGTCAGCTAAATTTAAAAGGATGTTGACACAGGTTATGGCATAGTTCCCAGGTGGTAGTTAACTACCGCATATACATCCGCTGAAACGAAATTCGCAGGCTAGTACGGAGTGCGCAGGAAGTCTGGCCGGGACGGTAGGGACGGTAAAGCAAAACGACGCCCCAAGTTTAGAATGGACCTCTGGGTAGCTCCCAGAAACATCCGCAGGTGAAAAGCGGCCCCTAATAGGTTGTGATAATCGTGATGGTAGCTCCATTGTGGGAACCCAACCGAAAAGGGCCGCCTATTAGCCTGAGCATTTTAGCTTTGTAATCAGGAGACACACTCGCTTCGGGAGCGGGAGAAGTTAATATCGGTGTAGGCCGATATGATGGTGGAATTGGTGAAGTTGTTTTATCGCCTGTGTAGCTCAGTTGGTAGAGCAGTTGCTTTGTAAGCATCTGGTCGGGAGTTCGAGCCTCTCCACAGGCTTATTCACGTTTAGCTTAACTGGAAGAGTTGCCTGTCTGCAGCGGGAAACAAAGGTTCGATTCCTTTAACGTGAGCTATTTATTGCCGTTTCGCCAAGCTGGTAAGGCACAGGACTCTGACTCCTGTATTCGGGCGTTCGAACCGCTCAACGGCAACTATGAAGAAATTTGCGGGGTGGAGCAGTTGGTAGCTTGTTGGGCTCATAACCCAAAGGTCGCAGTGTTCGAGTCCTGCCCCCGCTACTAACTCGATTGGCCAAGGGTCTCAATGTTCCCGCTGGCGATGGCTCAGTCCATGTGGAAGGTTGGACTCCTTCGTGATTCTTGGTCAATCATTTTGCCAGCTAACCCAAACCCGGTGATTGGGCCGGACTGAAAATCCGAGTAGTCTGGTTCGACTCCAGAAGCTGGCACGAAAGTATTAAACAATAGGTGAAACAAAGTAGGTGCCCACGGGGTGGGATTTTGGTGGTTATAAACCACCCACCTATTGTTTTTATCCGCAGCTATAGCAACTGGTTAGATAGCCACTCTGATAAGGTGGAGGTTCCTGGTTCGAGTCCAGGGTTGCGGACTATATTTTTGGCGCTATCGAATAACTGGCCTAGTTCATCGCCCTTTCAAGGCGGCAATACGGGTTCGAGTCCCGTTGGCGCTACTACATTCCGTTGTAGCTCAGTTGGTAGAGCAGCTCATTCGTAATGAGCTGGTCGGGAGTTCGAGTCTCTCCATCGGAGCTAATTAAATTATAGGTGTAATATGGTTCACTCAGTAGCCATAAGTAGTCACCTAAAGCTCAGGTCGTAAGTTCGAGTCTTACTGTCGGAGTTAGAAAACATCTGGCTAAATGTCCGTCATTGAGGGCCAGACCCGTTTCGTTCGGATATCGATGGACGGGAGGCGTGATGAAGCCTGCTATTAAATGGTAACGATAACCATCTTCGGTCTATGTAAGGGCTAGTAGGTGAGCCCGTTCGCAACATAGATGACAAACCGATGGCCTCGGCGACAAGCGGAAAGGATGCCGTAACCCCCGCAGCTCCTCGAATTCATCAAACTTTGTTTAAACACAAATGAGTAGAACCCGTGTTGCATCGTTCTTGATTTCATGCTAACGGGCTAACCCTGATGGGGAAAACTCAGGGATGAGGAATCTGTCTCTGCGAATTAGATGAATACCAGAATGATGGTCGCAGAGGTGTAGTATTGGCTCTACTAAAATATGCCACGTGAGACCATTTGAAATAAGAATGGGGGAGATAAACTTTGGGTTAACCACCAAGTGTGCTCCTTAATCCGTCCTTGAAATTAGGACGCCTGTAAGTTTGTGTTTAAATAAATTTCGGAATATAGCTCAGTCTGGTAGAGCGCTTGCTTCGGGAGCAAGAGGTCGTAGGTCCAAATCCTGCCATTCCGACTAAATATGGCGAGGTGGTAGAGCTGGCTTATTGCAGCGGTCTTGAAAACCGTCGGTGGCAGTGGCCCTGTCATCCGTGGGTTCGAATCCCACCCTCGCTTCTTTTACTGCGTCATTAGCTCAGTTGGTAGAGCGTCTCCTTGCCATGGAGAAGGTCGTCGGTTCGAGTCCGACATGACGCTTACTTTTATGGCATTATAGCTCAGTCGGAATTTAGAGCGTCTCGCTACGAACGAGAAGGTCGCAGGTTCGAGTCCTGCTAGTGTCACTAACATTGGATAGAACTCTGTTCAGCGGGCTGGTTGCCTGAAGGAACAACCTACATGCCAGCTACGACAGATATACGTGCCGACAAGATAGGCGTAAAAGCGAAACGGTTTGTTTTAGGTTATAAGCAGATTTCGCATCGGTACGGGGAAGCTGTCACGGTGATACTCCGCATATTCACCTATCCATTGTATTTTGGCTCTATCGAATAACTGGCCTAGTTCGTCGCCCTCTCAAGGCGGTAATACGGGTTCGAGTCCCGTTGGAGCTATATGTATGCAGCCATGCTGAAATTGGTAGCCAGGCCAGCCTGTCACGCTGGTGCCCTATGGGCGTGCGAGTTCAAGTCTCGCTGGTTGCGCTAAATTTACTTCCATAGCTCAGTTGGTTCAGAGCGCTTGCCTTACAAGCAAGGGGTCATAGGTTCGAATCCTATTGGGAGTACTACCCCCTCAGTGGTGTAACGGTAGCACAAGGGATTGTGATTCCCTTAGTTCGAGTTCGAGTCTCGACTGGCGGACTAACTATTCTATGATTTTGTTGTGCTTGCAAGGCGGGTCCCGTCAATTTGAGTCAATCATGCCGAGACGGGCATGGGATGGACGGGAAACGTGGCCCCTGCTCGGTGACAGGCTAAAACGCCGCCATTTAAAAGGCCATTAGCGTTCTTCTCGTAAAAGAGCTAATGACGGGTTGAAGCATGCGAGGTGCTTACGAACCCGAGGTGGCAAACGACTACAACTGGAGAAGTTTGAGGTTGCCCACGATGACGTACCTGCTATGAAAGACCGTAGACTGATAGTCCAAAAGCGTCATCACCGATGCGGTGTAGCTCAGTTGGTTTAGAGCAACGGAATCATAATCCGTGTGTCAACGGTTCAAGTCCGTTCTCCGCAACTACTTCGGGTTCTGGTGGAATTGGTAGACACGCATCGTTCAGGGCGATGTTCTGCGAGGAGTGTGGGTTCGAATCTCACGTACCCGACTAAAAAAAAGTTTGAAAATTTTGGTAGAAACCCTTGACAAACGATGTCTTAGTTTCTATCTTTCTGACCGTGGTTGACACGAGTTGTTAGCCCGCTGATTGAAATTTTGGCTTTGCAATTTATGGGGTATTAGCTCAGTTGGTAGAGCACCTGCTTTGCACGCAGGGGGTCAGGAGTTCGAATCTCCTATGCTCCAGTAACAATTTTATTTGGGTTGACTGCGAGGATGGTGGTTTCGCAACGGACTGTAAATCCGTTCCCTCTGGGTAAACATTGTAGGTTCGACTCCTATTCAACCCACTAAGTCAGTGTCGTTTGAAAGCGTTACTTAGAAACAGACTGCAAATCCGTTCGCCTATGGCAATGCGCTTTCGTCTTTTACCTGACTTTAATTTTTCTCCAGGGTAGCTCAGTTGGTTAGAGCACGTAAAAATACCTGTCCGTTTTTCTCCCGCAAGGGTGGCGTTTGGAACGGGTTACTTAGCCTGTTAAGCTCGTGGTCGTAGGTTCGAGTCCTGCCCCTGGTACTAGAAATTCATCCAGTGTCGATAGATAACCGATACATAGACCTTGTACACTCTTAATGTATAGTGCCTTGCGATGGGCACATCGGTTTCTGCATTTACCTGGATTTTTTTTGCCAGCGTAGCTCAGTTGGTTAGAGCACGTACAACACCTGTCCGCATTTTCTCCCGCAAGGGTGGCGTTTTGGAATGGGTTACTTAGCATTAGGAAGCTCGGGGTCGTAGGTTCGAGTCCTGCCGCTGGCGCTAAGATTAGTCGTATAAATGAACTCAATGTAGTAATGCTGAGTGCTTAATACGCTCTCCTCCAAGGGAGGGAAATGGTAGCTGTGAGACCGAGTTGTAGTAATACAACGTGCTGCTCATTGGTGCTATCCTAATCAAATTGTTTCTGGGCCTCTAGCTCAATAGGTCAGAGCAGCGGACTCATAACCCGAAGGTTTTCCGAGTTCAAGTCTCGGGGGGCCCACGAATCTTGCTTTCTTACCGTTTATTTACTGTGATGACATTGCAAATCAAACGGCCTCTAAAGTTGGAAGTAAAAAGGGCAGGAAGGATATGGCGTCGAAAACCGTATCTGGTAATGCGGGTGAACTTCACATAAGGATAATTCTATGCCTTGGCGAGTGTCAAATAGATAGCGTTTCGCACCGTCCCGAGATGAAGGTGGGGTGTCAGCGTCCCAAAGAGCTGATGGTGCAATAGATTGGTGCACAAATCTTAGCCTCCAGGTTTGGCGCACAACGGGCTTCGGTTCGTTCTGTGTCGTGGTTCGAATTCACGAAGGTTAACTAATTTTGCGGATGTAGCTCAACTGGTAGAGTTCCTGCCCTCCAAGCAGGTTGTTGTGGGTTCGAACCCCATTATCCGCTCTATGCGTTCGTAGCTCAGTTGGTAGAGCAACGGACTTTTAATCCGTGGGTCGTGAGTTCAAGTCTCGCCGAACGCACGAAGTTTCGCCTCATTAGCTCAGTTGGAAGAGCAGCTGACTCTTAATCAGCGGGTCCAAGGTTCGAACCCTTGATGGGGTACTATTACTGGGGTATCGTCAAGTTGGTAAGACATGGGATTTTGATTCCCATATTCGTTGGTTCGAGTCCAGCTACCCCAACTAAATAGGCACTGAAAGATGGTCATGTGTTGCAAGACACGTTATAAAAGCCAAAGGTTGCGGCGAAAGCCACATAACGGGTGCCGACAAGATTTTCCACAATCACTAAAAAATGACTGCCGTCTTCGCCACAATGCAGTTGGCGGTAGTTATGGATAGGACGCAGATAGTTCACCGTGACTGGCATGCTACTATCCGTGTGATTCCCGATGCATCATCCCGATTAGTTAAACCCAAATCGGTGAGGGCAGACTGCTCTCATTCAAGGTGTGGAAGCCAAGGGAAGAAGATGATGCACAAGTTCCTGTTCTTTCTAACAGGATATATTGCACGAAGGAATGTGGGTATTAAAGCCCATGTGTACCGACAAAGAATTGCAGCTGCCGTTCCGAATAGAGGCAGGTCCTTAATGAGGGCGGGTACAGCAATGTTGTTGCAAGAGGTGCATTAAGTCAAGATAACAGACGTCTTCGTTGTTACAATCAGGTACTGTTCCCTGCGGTGAATCCGAAAAACTGGCCATGTTAGTGTACATAAGCGTGGATGATTGTGTCTATATAAGGATACACGGCCTTCGCCATTCGGTTTGTTATAAAGAGAATGGCGATTTTTGCTCACGTACCCAAGCGGTCGAAGGGGGAGGTCTGCAACACCTCTAGGCTGAACGCCCACGTAAGTTCGACTCTTACCGTGCGCTCGAAATGTTAAACAGTAAAGGAGATGATATGAGTGCATCATTGAATGATGTTAATGCTGTAAAGGCAGCCGTTGCTGACAAGATGGCGAAGTTGCTTAAAACGGTCGATAGCAAAGATACGACCTTGCCTAAGAAGGATGTCCTTAATAGCGTATGCGACATCTTCCAGGGTGCCGCAGCTTCCGTTGGTGCCAAGTTGTGGCGAGTTTGGGACAGGTACAACACTGAAAAGGTTTACACTGTTACTGTCGAAATCTTTTTCGGCAATGACAAGGTATCGTTGGAATACACTGATGATACATTGAAGTAATCCGCTTGTGCTTGTAGCTCAGCTGGATAGAGCAACAGTTTCCTAAACTGTAGGTCGCCAGTTCGACTCTGGCCAAGCACATTATGGAGAGATGGCTGAATTGGTAAAAGCGGAGCTTTGCTAAAGCTTTGTCGGAAACGACACGCAGGTTCGAACCCTGTTCTCTCCTCTAAAATACCATAGTAGCTCAGTCTGGTAGAGCACGAGTATATGAAATCGCCTTTCGTCTTTTTTCCCTGAAAAGGTGACGTTTGAATGGCTTACTTCGATGAGGAACTTGTGGTCGTTGGTTCAAATCCAGCCTATGGTACTACAATTTTTATGCCGATGTTATTTCCCCGTCAATCTGTGTCACAGGTTGATAACTGGCAGGGGAAATGTTCCTCTTGCGCTTTTCTCGGGAAACCGCTGCGATAGTGAGAGTTACTTAGCTAAAAACTATTGAAAGTTCGAATCTTTCCATCGGCACTACATTTATGTCAGATTAGCTCAATAGGTAGAGCGCCAGCCCTCAATGTTCACGTTCGCTTTTTCCCAGTCCATATGGTCTGTGGCGTTGGATGTGCTACTTAGATAATCCAAGCAGGAAGTTGTCGGTTCGAGTCCGGCATCTGGCAATATTTTTTCAACATCAACAATTCCTAATCAACAAAGGAGATGATTATGGCGTCGATTAACAAGAGAAAGGTATCTACCCCGGTGTCTACTTACGAGGGTGGAAAGGCATCACACATTGGCTACGAGGAGAAGCTGCAGCGTACCGTGCTCAGCTGTCTTTTGAACGAGGATACGTTCTATGAGGACGGTCAGTCGGTCAAGGACCGCATCAAGGAGTACATGGGCAAGGTCAGCACCGAGTTCGCCATTGCAACATTGAACAAGGTAAAACACGAATATCACCTTCGTCATACCCCGTTGTTCATGCTGACTGTTCTTGCACAGCAAGGCAAGCTTACCAAGGAACTTGTCAATTCGACCGTAACCCGTGTTGATGACATCACCGAGTTGCTTGCAATGTTCCTTGCGGAAGGCAAGAAGACGTTGCCGAAGCAGTTGCAGAAGGGTCTCGCATTGGCATTCGCCAAGTTCGACGAGTACCAGTTCGGTAAGTACAAGGGCACGAAGAAGACGGTTTCCTTGAAGGATGCGGTCATGCTTTGCCACCCGAAGGCCCCGAACGACGAAACGAACGCTCTCTACAAGAAGATTGTGGACGACAGCCTTGCAACACCGCTTACCTGGGAAACTGAGTTGAGCGCAGGCAAGGATAAGAAGGAAGTCTTCGAGAACCTTCTTTCCCAGAACAGGCTCGGTGCGCTTGCCCTGTTGAGGAACCTCCGCAACATGGAGCAGGCAAAGGTGTCACAACGAGCAATCGTGGATGGCATCGAGAAGATGAATGTTCGTGGTGTCATGCCGTACAACTTCTATACGGCCAACAAGTACAGCGCTGGAACATACTCCAAGCAGCTTGAAGCAGCAATGCTTCAATCCGCCAGGGAAACGTTCGACAAGCTTGAAGGGAACACTCTCTTCATGGTTGACACGTCGGGTTCCATGAGTTGTCAGTTGTCCGGCAAGGGCGAAGTCACCCGTGCTCAGGCAGCAGCTTCCATCGCTGCTATCATGAACGAAGTGTGCGAGTTCACGAAGGTCTACACCTTTGACAATACTGCACATCTTTGCACGGAGAAGGGTTTCTCTCTTGCTGACCGTTGTGCTCGTTCTATGGGTGGTACTGACATCCAGAGAAGCACGAACGATGCTGTCAAGGCTAACAACAGACCGTTCGACCGATTGATTATCATTACGGACGAACAGTCTTCTGGTAGCTACTTCAGCAAGGAAGTACTCAGAATTCCGCACAAGTACATTGTGAACGTAGCAACGTACCAGAACGGAATTGAATACGGTAAGTTCATTCACATCAACGGATTCAGCGACGGTATCTTCAAGTACATTGCTGAGTACGAAAAGATGAATGGAAACACCGAAGAGTAGTTTCATTCGGGTGGCCGAAAGGCCATCCATTACAGGGCGTTCGACCAGTTGGTAGGTCTGCAGTCTCCAAAACTGTTAGTCGGTGGTTCGAGTCCATCACGTCCTGCTATAACTTTTTTTCGGATTGTGGTGGAACTGGTAGACACGCAAGATTTAGGCTCTTGTGCTGAAAGGTGTGTGGGTTCGAGTCCCACCTTTCCGATTACTTTTATTTCCATCTCGGTAGGTGGCGGAACTGGTAGGCGCATCAGCTTGAGGGGCTGGTGTCCGTAAGGACGTGGGGGTTCGAGTCCCCCCTTACCGACTAAATTCGGCAGGTGATGGAACTGGTATACGTGCTTGGTTCAAACCCAAGATTTTGTGGGTTCGAGTCCCACTCTGCCGACTAATGAACTTGCCCGAGTAGCTCAGTGGACTAGAGCGACGGTCTTCTAAACCGTTGGTGACAGGTTCGACCCCTGTCTCGGGTACTAATTGCAAAGCCGAAAGATAAAACATATGGGCCCGACTTTAATAGTCGGGCCTTTTTTGTTTGCTATAAAGCGTTCAGAAAGGATGATGGGTCGAGTATTTCCCTACCGCCTTATATTTCCTTCTGTATCGATGTTGGCGTATTTTTCATTCAATCGAACAACAGCGACTCCATTATCGAACCTACCTACCTCATCAAACCATTGGTCAGATAGAAGATTTCCTTTCGTGTCGATGAAGTTGTATTTTCCATTCAATTTAACACGGGCGAATCCACCACTGAACCACCCTACCACATCAAACCATTGGCCAGAGAGTAGATTTCCTTCTGTGCCGATGTAGTTGTATTTTCCATTCAATTGAACACGGGCGAATCCATTATCGAATGAGACAGCATCAAACCATTGGTCGGACACCAGATTTCCTTCTGTGTCGATGAAGTTGTATTTTCCATTCAATTTAACATGGGTGAATCCATTTTTGATAATACCTATCCTATCAAACCATTGGTCAGACAGTAGCTTTCCCGCTGTGTTGATTAAGTTCGTTTTTCCATTCAAGTAAACCTTAGCGAATCCATTAACGAAGTCCTCTACCTCCTCAAACCATTGGTCGGACACCAGATTTCCTTCTATGTCGATGTAGTTTTCTTTTTCATTCAATTGAACAAGGGCGAATCCATTCCTGAAGTCATCTATCCAATCAAACCATTGGTCAGACAAAAGTTTCCGCCCGTGCAGAATATTCATTTTGTCATTAATCTTAATACGCCCTTTACCATCAATATATTTACTCAGGTCAATACCATCATCGAGCATTTGCTGAACTTCGTCCAGGTAGATATATCCTCGTTTGATGACTTCTTCTCTGCTGTAAGGGGGGCAAATGTTAAATACGTATCCGCCAAGCAAATCGGATAATTGCTCCTTGTTCATGACGCCATCAGAACCACCGTTAGTATGATTCCAACGAGATGTTACTGCTCGCAAGTGCTTATCTGGCATTACTATAACGGAAACCAAACTAAGTCCATAGTCATCAAGCGGCGCATTAGGTCCAATTTCTCTCGGAACGGATTCGAAATTAGGAACATGACAGAAATATACTTTGTTTTCGTTATGCGAGCCTGTGTAGTTGTCCCACATTCTTTTATCATGAGTCAAACACCAGTGTTCGTTTGGCCCATAGTCAGTGTATTGACTATACTGTTGTGCTGTACTGAAATCTGGAATCCATTTGATTATGTAATCACTTTTATCGTAGGTCTTGGTTTTTAACTTTTCTTCGGTTTCGGCGTCGGCTTTATTTATTGATGCACCGAATCGGTCTTTAAGTTCATTGAACGTCATGCCGTTTAGGTTTGAGTCGTATTCGGTTTCATGAGCTATCGAAATTTCTTGTAGTATCTTTCCAAGGAGAGTAAGTTTTCTAGTATCCTCGTGGGCTTGCATGCCAAGTTCGCCGTAAGCAATTCTAGCGGCGCCTGGCTCGAACTTTATACTTGTTGTTCCGTCGTGGAAGAATGTAGCCCTCACATTATTTTCAAGATATTCGAGTACGGTCTGTGTATTGCCTCTTTCAGTCAATATCGGATTTTTTTCGTCGTCTTTTGCGATTTCATCGAAAAAAATGTTAAATGCGGGCAATGCATTACGTATGGCTCTTTTTGTCTTGTGCTTTGCTGTCGATGCCGCATCTTCAAACAAGGAATTAGCCAATGCACATACCGCTTCGTATTGCGGAAGTGTTAAATCTAGCTTGGAAGCGTAATGGTTAAAAAGTGGGTTCATTCTCATTCCTAATACGTATAACTCTAGTTTATATTGTCCCGACTGAAATCTAGGGCCTTTTTTGTTGACAGCCGAGAGTTATTTTACTATATTTTAGTCAAGGATACAAAGGGTATTCAATGACTTTTGAAGAACTGTATAACAAACTTACATACATCAGGTGGACAGGCGAGGTTAAACCCGATGCCGAAGTGTATCTGACGACTCATGAACATTTTGAGCCGCATCATGTGCCGTTGACGCAAGTTACCACCCAGTCAAGGGATAAGCTTGACCTCATGGGTGTTGGTGAAATGTAAATCTAACATAAAAAGGAAACTTCATGAAGAAAATCATCTTAGGTATTCTTGTTGCTGCTGGCATTTCTGCCGCATGCTCTGACCCGTATCACTACGTTTTGACTCTTAAAGTCAAGCAATCGACATTTACGCTCAGTATCAGTGAGCATATCAAGAACAGCATGAATGCAATCGAGTTTAACATCCCGGTTGAAAAGAGCTTTTGGGAAAGCCAGTCGGTCGGTTCCGAACTGTCGAACCGTTGGAAGCCGGGTTCTCTGCTTTTTAACGGCGATTTCTCTAAGTTGAAGGTCACTGTGACGAACAAGTCCACCGTCCGTCGCCCAGAATGCAGGTAATAGTATGCAGAACATTGAATTTATTGAACATCTTGCCCCTAAGCTGCCTACTGGTGGCTTGCAGACGGCTATTGATATGGTCGTTATGAACATCCTTGCCGAATCCGATTTCGCAAAATACGGAAACGATGAGGACGATGTCTACTACAAGTATTCCGTACTCCTGCGAGGTGCGGGTCTTCGCCCAGAGGTGTTTGCCGACGAGCTTAAAATGTCTGTCAGTGCCGCATCGGATATTGCGGTCACGGCGAACTCGAAGAAGGGCAAGGCGCTTGACCGTGAAGCCTTGCTGAGTGAAGTAATCGATTACATCGCTAAGGAATACTACAATGGCCGTGAAAAAGCGTCCGACGAAATTTACGACGCCCTTGTTCTCGAACTCCGCCAAATCAACCCGAAGAACCCGTTGGCTGCGGGCGGTTTGGCTGCCTCGGACGATACGGGGCGAAAGAAGTACCCGCATTACCTTGTAACTGGCACTCAGCAGAAGTTTGCCAACATGGAAGAATTTGAGAAGGAATGGTTCCCGCAGTATGGAAGCACGCACCGTCTCATGCTGAACGGCAAGTGCGATGGAGCTGGAAGTGAAGTAATGTATCAGGATGGCCAGGTAGTTCAGGCGATTTCCCGTGGCGATGGTTTCCAGGGTGAGGACATCACGCAGTCTGCCTTGAAATGGAAGGGTCTTGTCCATAGCATTCCGAACTTCACTGGTTCAATCCGTGGCGAGTTCATGTTGAAGGAAAGCATGTTCCTCGAAAAGTATTCCCAGACGAAGAAGACGGCCCGTAACGCAAGTGCTGGCCTCTCCAAGCGTCTTGATGGTTCTGGTTCGGAAGATATGTCCTTCGTTGCATACGATGTTCTTAACAGGGCTCCGACCCAGTTCAAGACCGAGCTGGAAAAGATGCAGTGGCTCGAATCCTGCGGATTTGAAGTCCCGATGTACGAGCTGGTCGATACCCTCGAACAGGTAAATGCGTTCCGTGAAAAGGTGTATGCAAGCCGCAAGAAGACTATCGACTATGGTTGCGACGGCATTGTCGTCAAGATTAACGACATCGACTATGACGACCTCCGTAGAAAGACCCCGATGACTCAGTGTGCTGTGAAGTTCGAGCTGGAAACGGCGATTACAACTCTAATTGGAATAGAATGGAGCTGCAAGGGTCGTTATCTCTCCCCTGTTGCCATCTTGGTTCCGACCGAGCTTGACGGGGTGACTGTCGAACGAGCTTCCCTCTCGAACTTGAACAAGATGATGCAGATGGGTATTCAGATTGGTTGCAAGGTGGAAATCTCCCGTCACGGCGAAGTGATTCCGCAGGTCGATAAGGTTGTAAATTAAATTTTACATTAAAGGTGTTGCCGGGAAACATTTAATTAGGTATATTTTAGGTGTAAACAAAGAGGTAACATCATGAAAAAACTACTCGCTATCATTTTGTTGTTCGCTTGCGCTTCCTTTGCTGAGGTTGTCGAGGATGTGCATGGAGGAACGGGGTTCTTTGTAAACAGCAAGTACATTGTGACTGCATATCATGTAGTGTCGAATTATAGACATGCATGCTATTATGACATGAAGAATGATACTTGCTACCAGGTCCGTATAGTGGATTACGACTCGCTGTCTGATATTGCCTTGTTAAAGTTGAAAGAGACTCCTACCTCATTGCCTATGGTATGCCGCTTAGCCCATACGGAACTGCCTATCGGGGAGAAGCTAACTGCGTATGGTTATCCTCAGCCGTTTATCGAGCATAATCCGACTATTATACCGATGGATATACGCTTGTTGTACAACTATGAAGGCGAACCTAGTTTTTATCGCATGAATGGACTACTGCAGGTTGGAATGTCCGGCGGGCCCAATTTTACCAGGGATGGAAGGGTTGGTGGCGTAAGCAGGTCGGTATCGACGGTAGAACGCAATACGAGCAACTTGGTTAAGTCTACGGAGGTTATTCGTATGCTTGAAAGAAACGGTGTGACGGAATATCCGAACACCAAAAATGTTAAAAAATGTGTCATCAGTATCTTGAACTCGCTGGATGAGTTCAAGTCAGCTAAACTTGCATGGGAGTTATAATGGTTCCAGAAAAGTACAAAGAATATGTGGCATCTAACATTGCGTTCCCTAAGGAATGTCCTGTATGCCACGGAGAGTTGAATGTAATGGACAACGGGATGGTTTGCTGCGTGAACCCGTCGTGCCCGCAGAAGATTGTCCACAAGTTTGCCAACTTCTTCGACGTGTTGGAAATAGACGGTGCAGGCGAAAGTTGTGTTACCGCCCTTGTCAACGAAGTGGGAATGAAAAAGATTCCTGAGCTGATTTCCGATGCTGTGTCTGGCGGAAACGACATTTCGCTTGCCATGAAGAGCCAGGTAAACGGGGCTAAGTTGCGAAACAATATGCTTGCTGCGTTAAGCAAGCCGATTTCAATGAGCAAGTTCCTGTCTATGTTTGACTTTGATGGTTTCTCCGAAGCAAAGCTGTCTGGATTGGAAACGCTTGAATTGTTCGGCGGATGGTATGAAAATCCGCTTTCGACAATGGCTACATTCAGCTCGTATACCCCGGAAAGACTCTCCACGCTAGCAATCAATGGGTTTAGCGCATATGATGTCAAAATGAATCTGTTTACCCAGATGTTCGCTGCTCTCGATGAAATCGTCGGGGTTCTTGAATTGGGCAAATTCACTTTCAAGAAACCTGTAGAAATGGATGCGCTCGGCGGAATGTCGTTCTGCTTCACGGGAGCTATGGAATACAACCGTGACGACCTTGAACGCACTGTGAAGACATTTGGTGGACAGGTAAAGGGAAGCGTAAGCGCAAAGCTGGACTATCTCGTACAGGCTGACGAAAACTCTACCTCCACGAAGTCCAAGAAGGCAAAACAGCTCGGCGTTAAGATTATTACGCCAGAAAAGTTCTTTGCCCTCTTGAAAGAAAAGGGTGTAAATACTATATTGTAATCGGAGGTTCGTATGAACGATGAAGAGCTTGAAGATTTGAGCGTTGATGTCAAGGAATGGTTTCAGGACCAACTTGAAATTGACTGCGATTGCATGAAAGTAGAAAGCGAAATGGACCAGGATGCAGGCAATGTTGTCGTCATCACTGTGGCATACCATTCTAAGGACTGGGCTGTGGCGAACCCGGATGGGGCTAAGTTCGAGACAGAAACTTCGCTTGACTCGTATTTGAAAGAGAGGATTGCATCTGACCTTGAAGATACGCTTTCTCACTACGATGTGGAATATTCCAATGTGGATGTATCTGTGTCTTCGATGTTTGACTTTACTGCTACAATCGAGGGCAAGTATGCACCGACGGAAGAGTCTGACGAAACGGATTCGTCTGACCTGTTTTAATCAAAAAAGGAATCAAAAAATGAGTGAATTGAATATCAAAATCAAGTACCTTGACGACAGCATCGCCCGCCTGACCTATGTTGCAGGCAAGTCTGACTGGATTGACTTGGCAGCAGCCGAAACTGTTACGTTGAAGAAGGGTGAATTTAAGCTTATCCATCTTGGCGTTGCTATGCAGTTGCCGCAGGGTTACGAAGCGCATCTCGCACCTCGTAGCTCCACATACAAGAACTTCAAGGTTCTCCAGACCAACAGTGTCGGTGTGGTCGACTGTTCTTACTGCGGTCCGAATGACTGGTGGAAACTTCCTGTTTATGCAACGGAAGATACCACAATCGAAAAGGGTAGCCGCATTGCACAGTTCCGTGTGATTGAAAACCAGCCGAAGCTCAACTTCATTGAATCTGAACTTACGGGTGAAAACCGTGGCGGCTTTGGAAGCACGGGCAAAAAATAACCTGTAAAATTCATTGTATAAACAAATAGATGAGTGTCAGCGATTGCGTCGCCATCATATAGGCATGGGACCGTTGCTGGCACTTATCTATTTTGCCTATCTGCAAGTGTAGAAAAGGTTCCTGGGGTCGTCAGCATAAGGCTGGCGGCCCTTGTTTTGTATGCCGTCCTGGAATAAGTATAAACCCTTATTAGACATACAGGAACTCTTCTCATGAAAGAGCTAATCAGAAGGCTGACATCCATGGGCCTCACAGTAACCAAGGATGGGATGATAATCTATGACAATATCACATTTGGTAAACTGGATTCAAGCGGAAAGCCCGCAATACGTTGCTACCCATTCATTTGCTGGGATGATGAGAGAGATAAGGAATGGCTCGATTCGAGCGAAAGCATAAGCGTGGAGGACGAGTTCTACGAGTATTACGAACAACTTTGCACCGACTACCACTGCCTGTTCAACTTCAACAAGATGGGCGGTGTATCCCTGTGTGGAAGCGTCTCGAAGCACGACGTGAACGTCGTCGATTTCGTTCGTGACGTGCTGCAAATTTATAAGGAAATTGTACGAGATTTGAGGGAAAAAGCTATTCAAAACTTTTAGTTTGAAGGGGCCCGAAACTATAAACTAAGGGTATGGTTACATGCCCGAGGATAGGTTTATGGCAGACATGTGGATAGCGGCTTTGAAGACGAATAGTCCAGCGTTGCTGATATTCACGTTGGTGGCTCTTGGATTGTATTATCTGATAAAAAGGATAGAGACGCAAAGGAAGGATACAGGGGTTAAACGCAACGAACAATTTAGTAATGTGGACAAGAAGTTCCTCGAAATGGAACTTGAATACCAGAAGAAGGAAGCTGCTTATCGGGAGAAGATGCTTCTCCTCGAACACAAGATTGAGCTTATCCAGAAGGATGTCGATGGTGTAAAGGACCGTTTGAAGACGGTCGATGTTAAGCTTGAGCAGATTACGGTCGCACTGAATTCGATTAACGAGACCCTATCTGGAATTAAATCTACTTTGGCAAGTATCGAAAAACGAATAGAAAAGGTAGAAGAAGCCAAACAGAATTAAGCGTGAGGTAATGTGATATGAGCTGCGGATGCAACAACGGCGTACCTAACGATATTTATGACAGGATGCCATACATGAGGCAGACCCCAGCGTTCCATCATTGCTGTCCGCCTCCTCCACCACTTTTCATGCCGTTCCAGCCACCTCCATGGTTTGGACCGTGCTTTCCGCCTCCACCGAGACAGGCAGGCCCTTGGGAATACACCCCGTCGAGAATGTACCCGGCACCGCCTCCGTGTGGAAGTTTCGGGTTGCCGCATGTTCAGGAACCGTACCCGCATTTCTGGGCTAACTACTGGGGCCACCCGTGGCACCAGCATTGGCATCCGCATCCGACATTCCGTTACCAGTGCATGCCTCAGCAGGCGCCAGTCTGCGGATGTATGGGCCCGATGCGCCCGGTTGCTCCCGTGTTCCATCATGACTGCGGTTGCCATCCTAAGCCAATCTGGCCTAATCCGATTGGCCCGATGCCGCCTATACCGCCTCGGCCTCTTCCCCCGCCTCCTCCAGACAAGCCGGAGATAGCGCTTCACCCGAAGCGTATCGTCGCTGCTGTCCCTACGGAAAACCACGAGGCGGCCATCGTGCAGTACAGCGACGGTCAATTCGACGTTATTGCTAACGGATATGTCCCAATAGGCGGCGGAAGGAACAACGGCCCTAAGTGCGGCCATATACACGATATCCGTGGAAACATATCTGATTCGGAAGGTCTTGACACGGTTAACTTCCAGTTTAACCCTTCTGATGCTGGTTCCAGCTTCTAGGGGAAACCAAATGAGTAGGCATTCATTATTCGTCAACACAATACAGTCGCTAGGACTGGATTCAGCCGTGTTCGAGTGCATTGCTGGCCTACACAAGGCGTGCTTTGAACAGGTTGCTTTCGACGTAAACGCAAAGCCTAACCCGGAGTCTCCTATTCCCTGGCGTCATACGGGCCAGATAAACCGCCTTCCTAGCCTTATGGGCAAGAAGGAAGTTGGATACGGCAACTTCGACTCAGAGTGGTTCCCAGAAAGCAAAATCGCTTCGGGTGACCCCACGGTCAAGAACTTGATTGCGTCATCGAAGGAAAGCCAGATGGGATATCGTGTGGGAACTTGGGGCGGACCCGGACGTACAGTCCTCGGAAAGAGTTCGGCGCTGTCAAACGAAAACATCTGTGCCGACACGAGTTCAAGTCAAACCTAAATGAAAAAGCAATCGGAAATCCGATTGCTTTTGTTTTATCCAATGTAAATTAGATTATCGGTTTACGTTTTCCATCATCTTGCAGAGGGATTCGAACTGAGGCTTCGGGAGGTCCTTGTACTTGCGGAGGAGCGATGCACAACGGTTTTTGTATTCGTCCGTGTACTTTCCCATGCCCTTCATCTTGTCCACCATGTCCCTGAACTTCTGGAGTGCCTCGTCGGCGTTCTCGTCCCAGTCGTCGCAGACGAACTTAGTGTTGACTGGGATATCAAGCTCGTCATAGCCCACCGTATTGTTGTTCACGGCCTTCACCTTTTCAACCTTCACCTTGGTTACTGGCTGTATGTCCTTGACTTTCAGGAATTCTGGGTTGTTCTTTATTTTCGGAAACTTTTTGTCGTCGGTAGTGGGGTCAGCGACTGCGTTGATGATGTTTCTTGTTTGTCTAGGCTTTGCTATCTTTGCAACATTGTTGTTGAACATGTTCTTGACTTGATTTGCCTTCTTGTCCCACGAAGCTTCGTCTGAATTGCCATTGCGGATTTTGGTGAGTTCTTCTTTGACAGTTTCTTTTGTAGCCTCGGGCATATCGACTTCGGTGACAACGCCGTTCTTCTTCATGACCTCAGCTGCACCAGACACCTTTGGTTTAAGGGCGGTGTCCTTGCTGGGTTTCACTTCCTTGAAATCCTTCTTTTCTTCGGTTTCAACGAACGATGCGCTGGCTGGATTGTCGTCATCCTTCCCACCAGTAAACTTCTTTGCTTCCGCTGTCTCTTTCAGTTCGACGGGCCTCATGAGGCTCGTATAACTGCCGCAAGGGTCGTCTTCTGGGAGGTCTGCTACCAGGTCGAACATATTTTTGTAATCTTCAATGAAATCCATAATATACCATTGTGATATTCACCAATAGTTTATAACCTTTTTTGCATATTGGGTGAATGTTTCGATGATATAAACTATATGCAGAATTACACTTGAAGGATACAACAATGTCCAATGTAGATATGTTTAATTATTATGCGTCCCAACTGAATTTGAGCAAACCTCAGCTGGAAGCGGTTACGAATTGTTTCAAGGCTTGCCTTGAAGCTGACGAAGGAGAACCTGTCGGTAACGAACAGCCTGAGCAAACTGCTCCATCGCAAGATAGGACGCAGAACGCATCTTTCCAGGATAACAACATGTTCGCAGAACAGAGCATGAAGGACCTCATGAAGACGGATGATAAGATGCTTCAAAAGATGATGAACACAAAGAACAGTGCAGGCAAAGCGACTCGTGGCGATTTAAAAGCGATGACCGATGCCGGAAAGTCTGTCGCTGGTGGTAATTACCACAATGTTGTTTACAATGAAGAGCAGAGGGGGCGCATCCAGCGTTGGCAGACGTTCCTGAACAAGCAGCTTGGCGCAAATCTTGATGTGGATGGCAAGTGGGGCCCGAAAACCGCTGCAGCATATCAACAGTACCTGGCAAGCAAGAAACAGGCTTAACCAAGAAATTATCCATATATAAAAGCCCCTCAATGCGAGGGGCTTTTTGAGTTACTTCACGGTAACGTAGCTTCGCACTTGGTATGTGCATTTTGATACATCGGTCGTTGACGGCCTGTTTTGGTTCAAGATGTATCTTGATAATAGCATTCCGTCATAGAAGAATGACTTGCCTTGGTTGTTCGTGCCGTTTCGGAAACCCAATCCGATTACCTTTCCGTGACTAGATATTGCGGAACCGCTGAACCCACCTGGCAATCGGGTGTCAATCGCACGGGCGACATACTCCGGGAAATTCGTGTCGGTAATAACCTTCGCAGGGAACGCATTTGGCTGAACTTTTGGATTTGTTTCGAGATATCCAGTTACGGTGACGGGCTCACCTGTTCGAATTGCTCGGTCTTCGATTTTGCACGAGTTGAGCCATACCTTGTTGTCAACTTGGATAATAGCCAAATTGACATATTCATTCTTTGTACTATCGAGCAGGGTGTCTGCCGAATGTTCTACTCTGGCGATAATTGGCTCGTCGTTTACCATAACGACGATGGAATCCAGTTTCTTTGTATGGCGAGCAATATCGCCTGTGGTGACGATGTAGTGTTCGTTGAATGCAATGCCTGTTCCGTATAGTTTTGTGATGTTATGCTTTTCTTGGTTAGCGAACAGGGCGGTCGCCAAGATGCAGATGATGAGGATGATTGTTTTTTTCATGGTTATACTCCTTTTGGTTTACGATACTAATATACATAATTAAAACATGATTGTCAAGAGGGTTTTGAAAAAAAGTACAAAAAATGTAAAAAGTTAAAAAATGTATTTTACTGATAGATTGAAACTAATTAGATTAACATGAGTACATTGAGCGTTTGCATCATTGCTAAGAATGAATCCGAGGTTATAGGAAGGTGTCTTGAATGTGTAAAGTCGTTCGCTGACGAGATTGTCGTTGTTGATACGGGTTCGACCGACAACACAAAGGAAATCGCATCCAAGTATACTGACAAGGTATTCGACTTCAAGTGGATAAATGATTTTTCCGCAGCAAGGAATTTTAGTTTCGACAAAGCTACACAGGACTATGTGATGTGGCTGGATTGTGACGATGTCATTGACGAGGCTAACCAGAGAGCTATCAATGAGTATAAACATACCTTGTCCTCATTTGTGTGCGACGCCTTCATGGCGAAGTACTATGTAGGTAATGACCTGACGACTACGGTAACACGTATCATTAAGAGAGGTTCATGCCGATGGGCAGGATTCGTTCATGAGTATCTGGCATCGACTACACCCAGAATAACTTTGGACTTCACTGTTACTCATAGCAAGCCCGCAAACAGCATTGCTCGTGATTCGGGAAGGAACCTGGCAATCTTCAAAGAAAAGTTGAAGGAGAATGTAAAGTTCAACACGAGGGATATGCTCTACTTTGCTAAGGAGCTGTATTGGAATGGAGAAAACGAGGAGGCTCTCGAATGGTTTTCCAAGTTCTTCAAGCAGAATGATTCTTGGGTTGAGGACTGTATCGAGGCTACACGGATGTCCGCAGAAATCATCGGCAATGCCGGAATGACTGAGGACATGATTTCCTTCCTGGCCCGGTCCATCGTCAAGTACGGGATGAGCAACCGTCTTCTATACAACTGCGCATTGGCCTTGTACAACACGAAGAAGTACAAGGAGGCGGCTATGTATTTCCTTGCCATCGTGAACGGTCTTGGCCACACTAGCGAGTATTTCAAGGAGGATACCGAATTCAATTTCTTGAGCCTGATTTGGCTCAGCTGCTGCTACTGGTACACTGGAGACAAGCTGACTGGAAAGCGGTATCATGAGATGGCGAAGGCTATACATCCAGATTCTCGGACGGTACAGAACAATGAGGCGTTCTTTGGGGATGTCGGTGATGTACCTGAATTAAATTCATTTGACGCCGATGTTCAGAGATTTGTCAAGAAACTGGAAGAAAAGAAGGCTGGGTTGGCCCATGACTAAGATATATGTTGTAGGAAGCAGCAAAACCAAGTTTCGACCTCTTGATGATATTAGGGAGAAGTTCTTGGTCGATGTTGACCATGATGGCGATAATATAGATTCGCTCAACCCTTGGTATAGTGAGCTTACGGGCATGTATTACCTATGGAAGCATTGTAATGACGATATCGTAGGCCTTGAACATTATAGAAGGTACTTCACCAACGATAACGGAACCCTGCTTTCTGATTTCGAAATACGTGGCATCCTTAAAAAGAATGATGTCATCATGTTCAGGAGTGAATTGAAACAGAACGCCATGGAACACATGACTATGACCGGGAAGCGCAATGAACTTGCACTAGGCTTGGCCGTCGTCCAGGTGAATTTCGGCAAAGATATGGCGAACTATTTTAAAACGAACTTTATTGGTGACCATATTTACCTTGGAAACATGTTTATTTGCCGTAAGGGACTTGCCAATATGTTCTTTGATTTTATATTCAATGGGGTTCTTAAAGACTTTGATGAAATCCATAAGTTTAAAAGCCCACGAATTGATGGGTATATTTGCGAATACTTCATGGAACCGTGGTTTAGATACAATGGATTCAGGATATATGACGCAAAGCGTACCGTCTTCGACAAGACATTGACGGATAAACTGCCCAGCTGGGCTTAATGTCTGAACCTGATAAGGAAGTGCTGCCACGTCCTTATCATCTTTATCCACATCCGTTTCAGTAACGGACGTTCTGGCTTTCCGAGGAAACATTCGGATATTGCCCAATGTAAAAGAATATTTACGTCAATGCTCGTTTGCATCTCCTGAGGCGGGATGTCGAAAACCGCATTTGCGGATAGGGTCAGGTGAAGTGACTTGAACGGGTAGCTGCCAATGCCGACCTTGTTGAAAGCAACCGTAACGCCTCCGTTGTCCGACGGGGCGATGATTACTTTCCGCTCGGGGCATTTTCTGTCGATGATGCAATACTGCCTGTCAGAATTGATTACGCTGACCTTTGAAAGCAGTCTGCTCTTTCTCATTATGTTGCAAAATTTCTCGTAAGTCATTTTAGTTACCTGCCCAATTCGCATAAAGTTTATCAAGGTAGGAAGAGGCGTCAGCGTCTATGCTTAGCCTTCTTCTTAGCCTTTTTTGCCTTTGCGGCTTCGAGCTTCTTTTTCAAGGCCTGTCGGTCGAACGGAATCTTTTCGTACGGGTCGAGCAGTAGGTCTCGTCTCATGTACTTGCAGTTCTTCACAGAGTCAGGAAGAAGCTTCATGTTGTAAACGCAGCAAAGCCCGGTAGGTGTTTCCATGAATCCGACAAGGGCGTTGTCGCAGTCAGGAATGTACGTGAGCATGTCTCCTTCCATCTCTTTGAATTCCTCTTCGGGATTCTCGGGGAACTTGACAGGAGTGATGTGCTTAGGAGTCTGGGGGCCCATGTAGCAGCAGAATGTGTTGTAGTCGAGAGCCTCCATCGCCTCTTCATACGACATGTCGCAATCTTCTGCGCATTGTGCAATCATTTCCTCGCTATCGTATGCAAGAATACCATTCCCTAGGAGGCCAAGGAACGCCTTGTAGTAAGTGCATGCAGGAAACCCTTTATCGTCCCAATACCCGAACTCGGCATTCTTCCCTAGGCGGTTCTTGCAGAACCGTATCAGGTCGCTCAACGATTTCGGGCGTTCACGCTCCGGGAACCCCATTTCGTCGAATACAACCTTTTCGTGTTCGGCCTCTTCTTCGTTAGTTTGCGTTTGAGAGTTCTTTGATTCGCTCATTGTAAAGCTCCTTGATTTGTCTGAGGATTTCCTTATAGGCGGCATTTTGTGCCTTTCGGTCAGCCTTTGTGTTAATGAGTCCATCGACCTTGTCGTGTGCGATTTTGTATATGTTCTCTGCGAACTCTGACATGGTTACAGTGATTGCGTCCTTTCGGTTGAAAAGCGCAACGACATCAACTATTGTTGACGTTCCGTGTAAGGCGGATTCAATCTTCTTTCGGAGGAAGTTGTAACGACGGGTGTCGCTCATTTTGAGCTTCGCCGTTTCCGACTGAGTCTTGCCTTCCTTGGATTTGGAAATCTTTTCCTTCGTTTCTTCCGATGGATGTACACCAATGCGTGCTCGTCTCATTTGGGCTTTGGTCGCTTCTGAATGGTGGTATCCTTTCTTGCGTCCACGCTTTTTGGGTGTTGTAGTTGTTTCTTGGGCTGGTGCAGCAGATTGATTGACCATATTTTCTGCTCCGCTTGATACATCAGCGGTACCAGCCATATCTGTATCTTTGATATTAGGTTCAGTTTGCATAGTGTACCTCATTTTATACGTTTACCCTCTAATATACAAAATTAAAAACGGGTTGTCAAGGGGCAATATAAATAATTATTTCACTATGCTGCTGACGGTTTGGAAAAGCTTCCTGAATTCTAGGCCGTGTTCGTCAATCCACTGCCTAGCGAGGACGTTAGATGATTCATCTACGCCTTCTTCTCGTTTTCTCAGTATGTGGGCTCCTATAACCAACATCTGAATTTTCATGATAGTCTTTCCATGGTCCATACATATAGTTTATTGTACTAAGTCTATAAGGTTATTGTGGATGATTTATGTAAAAAAGTATTTACAATCAATTTAATTAAAAATATTGAAGCGCCTATTGACAAATTGTTTATTTATTTATATTTTTTATTATAGACATCCACCTGGAGATAAATATGAAAGTGAAGTTTCTGTCAGACATTCATTATGAATATGCTACTGAGGAAAAAAGAAAACAGATTGAGGCGTATGGTAAGGGCGCTGACTTACTTGTGCTTTCTGGGGACTATGGGGACAACCTAGCGACAATCCAGCAATGCCTGTCGTTTATATCGAACTCATGCAAGCAGTTCGTCTTTGTCCTTGGCAACCACGACTTGACTGTGGAATGGGACCCCGATATTAAGACTACTGCGGAAAAGATAAAGCGTATTGAAGACTTTGCGTCTAAGTTAAACAATGCTACCCTGTTGGGAACCAGTCAGAACCTTACCATGGTTGACAATATTCTCATTGGTGGTACGATGGGAATTTGGGATTACGTAAAGTATGACCTTCACACTGAATATGAATGGGAGACTACATGGTATGACGGTAAATATTGGGGAAAGGATGCCGATATTGAGGACGTTGCCTATAACGAAAGGCGTAAGCTTGAAATTGTCACGGGTGCTAAGCCGACTATTGTGTTGAGCCATTTTGCACCGTGGCAATGTAACATTAATCCGAAATACCGTGGTTCTGATAAGAATAAGTTTTTCTATTTCAACATTGGACAGTTCGACTATGCGGGAATCAAATACTGGGGCTGTGGTCATACTCACGATGCTCATAAGCTGATGATTGGCGATACACAGGTCATGTTGAATCCGCTTGGCTATGGCAGCGACCGGGAAACTCCGTTCGCTTTGCACAATTTGACCGCAGACGATTTTACCGTGGAGGTTTAGCGATGAAAGCCAAAGAAAGATACAGTCCTGCGGTATGCCTGGTGAGCATCATGTCGGCGTGTGTGGTGTCCTGGGGTATACTCATTGCTATTGTAACCTATATCGTAAAAGGGGTCCCGTAATATGGATGCACTTAAAGTATTAGAAGGATTGCTTGGGCATCGCATTGCCTGTGCGTTTGTTGCAGTTGCCGGACTAAACCAGATGGATGTTTCTGTTGAGCATTATACGGTAGGTGCAGCCATACACTTCACTGGAAAAAATGCGCCGACGTACGACATCTTGACTGATTCGTTGCCGTCTGACAGACGTGAATGCGTGACAATGTTGTTAGACCACATGTTCCCTAAGAGGAGTGTGAAATTAGAGGACTTTCCTGAAATCGCAAACTTATTTAACAAAGAGGAAACCATATGAGCATGAGAGTGTTTTACGCATATCTCTTCAAGGAAAATGCAGAGTTTAAGGACATTTACGAAGCGACTAAATATGTCAACGAATTGCGCCAGAAGTTCATCAAGTGGGTCCCGAACGACATGTTGAAATGGCCTAAGCTGTTGGAGCTGGACAATTTTGGGCGTCTAAAACAGTTGGAAGATGATACCAAGTGTCCAGAAAAAGGTGGGCTCTGGGATTATCAACTTCAGTGTACCTTGTTCGCACGGGAAGTGAACGGGGTTAACTACATCGCCTTGCAGTTCTTTCCGAGCAATGCGACGGCTAAGTTCTTGAAGGAAAATGTTGAACTTCGAGAGTTCTGGTATCAAAACCAGACTGATGATGGGTTTGACTTGCCTGACTGGGAGCTTCGTGAGTCATTCTGGGAAGAGGTTTACAAAGAATATTGGTCGCCAAGTAGAGCGGGTCTCTTGTGCGATATTTACGATGGGACGGATTTCAGGACCACTGATTCCATTATCATGGAGTTGGAAAAACTGAAACCATCACCGAAGGAATAATGCAGCATGATTAGTTTTTCTTATATGAGTTCATGGTATAGCGAAACCAAGAAGAGTTTCTGGCATGGCGAAGTATCAACTGGTTGCAAAATCAGGGAGTACGAACTTTCTGGTTCCAGGATACGCATTATCCAGAAGTTTCATCCTGACAACCATATCACCTATGTGTTTCTCGACAAATTCAAAAAGAAACCCATAAAGGAATTTACGGAAACCGAGGTTTCTGCGATTGCAGAACTGTTGGAGTGGATTGATGAGAACAAGGAACGTCTCTATCCGCACTTAATCATGAATAAAAGTCCCGAGGCTAAGCAAAATGACTAAGGAACTTAACTTCTACATCATCGTTACCGATGCACAAAATACAGATAAAATTCACGGAATCATAAAGCGGGTTTGCGAACACTGGTCCCATTATATTGAAAATATGTGGATGGTGGCCACTTCGATGAATCGTGAAGAGCTGATTGAATTGATTTGGGAAAGGGGCAGCCATCTGATAGTTGCGTCATGTGATGTGGTAAAAGGCTACCTTACGCCTCAGGGGTGGAAGTGGCTTTCCGATACCGATAATGCGATTAGGCTGAGCAAGATGGCAAGCCCTAGCCTTACCGATATGCTGAACCTTGGGTATTTTGACAATATGTTGAACGATGTCCATACAATCAAGGATATCGACAATCTTCTTGCTGGATACGAAGATAAGTCGAGAAGCCCGTTCGAACTGGAAATCGTGCGAAATCGCATGATAGAACGCTTGAAGGATAAAATTATCGACTATAACATGAGGTTGGCATGAGTTTCATAAAGCGTTATTATTGGTTAATCTTGTTTGTTATTGGGCTGGTATTTATTGCCGGGTTCGTACTTACTTGTTTACAAAAATATCACGAGTCTCGTGAAAAATACCGCAAGGAACATCCCGAGGAGTTCTGGGAGGATGGACATTCCATTAAGATATTCAAGAACAATGAGGTAATCGTGACTACGCCATGCGGGGCATGCGTGAGTACGACTACTGATTATACGGGCACTGTGATGACGGTACACTATTCGATGGTATGCAGGTTTATGCAGGAGGACGAGGTTACGACAATCCCTCTTGAATCGGGTGCAATCTATTCAGTCAAGAAGAACAAGTGTAAAATTAAACCTAATTCGAGGTAGAAGATGAAAGCGTACTTTTTCGTGGTTATAGAGAACTTCAAGAACGAGAAGTTCGTTCACAACATGGAGCATGAAGCCGAGGACCGCAAGTCACTCCTTGACTGGATTTACAGCAAGTTCGGTGAAAACATTGAAACTATCCATATCTTAAAGGAAGAAGATGCCTAACAAGATTTTGATTAAGAAAAAACTGGTAATAGACCTGGAAGTCGAAACTTACAGCAGCTTCGGTCTTGCTGACGATGCCCTCGTTAAAGCGGTCGAGAAGGATTTAGAGCATTCGATACAGGAGCGCATGTATATCATGTCTGGCGATGTCGGATGTGCTAACGACGGAAAGGCGTTCGGATACAGGTTTAAGCATACTGGGTTCAAACTGAAATGAGTTGTTATGAAAAGAAAGAACACCTGGGCAAAGGCTATTGCCGCTGAGGAACGGTTCAAGAAAGAGAATGCCGTTTCCAACGACGATATGCTGCTGTCTACCCACATAAAGGGCGTCAACCCCTTGGCTCATTTAGAAATATCCAGAAAGTTTAAAAGAAAATTGCATTAAATTTGAATGACCCCCTTGACAGGCGTTATTTAATTATGTATATTTATCCATGTAACAATCAACTGCATGGAGGCAGATAAATATGCTTTTTGAACTTTTCCTTGGTGCCTTTGGCGCCTATGTCGCAACAACGGGTATTCGTGGTGATGTGTCGGCCCTCAAGGGTCAGGCTCTGGATAACTATTACAAGATAGAACAGACGAGAGCGACCATCATTCAGATGAACAACGAGTTGAACTCCCGTATTGACGACCTGGAAGCTCAGCATCTTGAAATCTACAAGATGACCGAATGGGTTGCAGTTCTTCAAACCATGCAGATGAAAGGCGGAAAGTATATCGGGAACGATATCTACCGAGTCATCGAAAAGAAGGATACTACCCTTATCGACCTTGGTCGCCGTATCATTGCCGAACGCCGTAAAGGTATCGTGTACTGGCGAAACTATAACGACCATAGCGAGTACATTAACGGAACCAAGGTACACGAGTTCAAGGACAATGTGGAGTTCGTGTATAACCTTGAAGGTAAGACCGTCTATGTCAAGGAACCTTACGAGAAGACTTGGCGAGAAACATGGTACTATCCGACGGGTGAGGTGCAGCGTTGGAAAGTCGATGACGTGACCAAATGTTTCGACGAGGAAGGTAATGTGACCTGTTGGATGAGTGGCCGTAACGACCTCCTCGCAGCTGAACTGCAACGGGAAGAGGAGCGTAAAAGGCACATGAAAGAAATCGCCCCGAAGCTTGCGGTATGGCATAAGTGTGCTTCCAAACATAGTGTCGGCCTGTGTGCGATGACCTGTGAAGAGGAAACTGGATTCTTCACTAAGCTTTGGGATGAACTCATGATGAATGGTAATTGTTTCGACAAGTGCAGAAGCGAACAATACAGAGCGTGCGGTTCTAAGCCGATTTAATTGGAGGAAATAATGATTATCGCTGCCGTTTCTCTATCCAAGTTCACTCAATCGGGAAAGCCGATAATGTGCCCGTTCGGACATGGTCACGACCATGGCGAGGCTTTCAAGCACCTGCTGCAGGTGTATGGGGTGTATAATCTGGGTACGGATGGATTTGCCGCAAATGTCGATGGTAAAATCGTGTTTCTCAACCGAGAGGATGCGTATGTTCACGCCCAGAAGTGCAATCAGTTGAAGGAAGGATACACTGCCTCAAAGGGTAGCCTGAATTCCGAAATGCTGGCTTTCTTCGAAGATGGAAAGGATAAAGAACTCCTCGAAGACATGGACTACCGCATGAGGGATTTCTACTGGATGTTGAAGGCCAAATGGAAAATCGACAATGCGTATCATGACTTGCCCAAGCTGAGCGACGAAGAAAAGGCCAAGATTATGGAAGCCGTTGTTGACAGTTGCGATTTTATTCATTAGGGATGCGTATGGATGAAGCATTTATAAGAAAGATGAGTAACGAACTCTTCAATCAGTATCAAGGCGTCGATGCGGTCGCCGAGTACATTGAGCATAAGGAAGGTGCGTCAAGCATGATTGACCATGTTATCCGGGTGATGGATGTCCGTATAGAGCCCATGAACGACATGGTGAATGTCCACTACACGCTGGTCGTGGATGGCCGTGTGCTCTACCGTACGTCATATCCGTTGCGATGGGAACTGTACATGAAGATTGCCGAGGACGCCAATCATGATGGAAACAATCCGTGGACGATGCAGACTTATCGGAGAAGCAACCGTCATCCTGGGGAAATGGAGAAAGTGAGCGGGCCAGGTATTAGGAAAGTCTCTCCAGACGAGGTTAAACGAATCCTGTTTACCCAGTTCGATGAAATGAAAGAAGACCGCACAAAATTATATTTTATGGACGCCCCTCTTGCCAAGTAGTTAATAATGTACTATATTTTGGGGCGATAAAATAAGAGGAAAATATGAAAAGCATCTATGATATAAAGACAGCAGGAAAGTTCGCACCCACCCAGACATTCCGTGAAAAGAAGTCTGCCGCAAGCGTTGGTCGTATCGACCGTTCCATGAAGGCATTGAACAAGGGCCTAGCCAAGATGGCCAAGGAAAGGGCGGAATCCCGTTCAAAGAAGAAGGGGGCGTAATGAAAACGATTGCAGCACTCCTTTTGGGAGTGGCTCTTGCCTTTGCTGGTGAGCCGAATATCCAGTACGGTGTTCGCACATCCAGTGTAAAGACGGACGAAGGATACATTGGTACATACCAGTTCAACGACACTACGTTGACCATCCGTTTCCCTCGCCATGCTATCAGCCATGTGCGGTATGATTTTGTCAACCACATCCTGTATGGACAGGGCGACAGGGTCGAGAAGGATGGTACGGTGGTGCCAGCTCCCCGTGAACCGAAGGTACAGGAAATTCGAACATGGGGGAACTAACGGTAGTTTCATCGGACGATGACGAGTTCGTCGTCATCGAGGCCCCAGAAGGCTATGAAGACGACTATCCTCTTGTCGAAGAGGAAGAGGTCGTTGAACCTGAATACATAACCCTTTCCGACGAGAACTATGTTCCGACAAGGGTTCGTGAACAGGTTAGCGACCCGGATACTGCTCTCGGCTATCGTCTGGTGCTTCCGCCACGCCCGTATGAACATCCGTATGACATCCCTCTGAACGGGCAAAGAAGATTTGTTTATATAAGAAGGGATACCGAGGAGGTCAGGATTTGTGACATCCTCCCCATAACGGGGTATAACATAACAGACCATTACCTTACATTATCAACCGAATACGTGAGGCGAACATGAAAATTATAGACAACTTTAAACTAATCAGCAGTCTGCTTAAATTCGAACGAGTCGGCGACTGCTACTACCTTGAAATCTTGCTTCGTGCCAAGGATGGAAACAATGTCCAGGGAAAGCATAACAATGGCGACCGCACGATTCGAGAGATTCTCTTGAACCACGAAGGCCACCTCGAAGAGCTCCGTGACGAAATCATCAAGCTCTGCCATGAGTTCAACGCCCGTGCGTATATCCGTTTGAACCGTCGTAACTACACGGCCATCGGATGGCACTATGTCCGGGAGTTCATCTACCGTGCCAAGGAGAACGACACCAAGCAGTTCGAACATCATCAGCTTGACCCGCAACGCAACCCGTTCCGTGCAATGAGTACGGCATGTGGAAAGGTAAGTTCCGAACCGAGAGCTACCACCACATGGCTTATCGACCTTGACGACTGCACGGTTGACAGCCCTATTGTAAAGGCGTTCGAGGCGGAGATTATGCAGCCTGGTATGAACGTGAAGGTTGACCCCAAGGACATGATTGTGGCTCGTGTTCCGTCAAGGACTGGCATTCACCTGATTGTCCGTCCGTTCAATGCTTCGAAGTATATCGACCAGACGACCGTTGTGAAGCCGACAGAAGAGTATCGTATGTTGCATGCGGTGCTGGTCTGGGCTATGCAGAACAAGGTTGATATCAGAACATTGAATGAACTCCTTCGACCCGAGGAACAGCTTGAAGAAACCTCTGACCATCTTTATTTGACGGAAGAGGATATCGACCGTATCGAGAAGAATTACAGAAAGGTTAATGAAAAGATTGACGTAACTGGATTCAACATGACGGTCGGTGAGTTCAGTGCGGGCGTCCACAAGGACCAGCCGACAATACTTTATGCGGAGGCCGCAGAATGAAGTATCTGTTCGTAGGTGCGGGCCTTTACAATGCAGTAATCTATCAGCGACTCGTTAATGAGTTTGGTGTCAATCCGGCAGACATCACGATTATCGAGAAGCGTAAACACCTTGGCGGTAACTGCTATACTGAAAAGGTAGAAGGTATCACCGTTCACAAGTATGGCGCACATATCTTCCATACGTCTGACCCTGCTGTATGGAAGTTTGCGAACAAGTTCGCTAAGTTCAACAACTTTGTGAACAGTCCGATTGCCGTGTATTACAATCAGGCTAGTAAGGAATCGGAGACCTACAATCTCCCGTTCAACATGAATACATTTGTTCGCTTGTTCGAACGGAATCTTGGTGTGAATATTGTGTCTCCTAGCATTGTGAAAGGTATTATTCAAGCCGAAATCAAACGGTACAAGGAGGAACATCCGTTTGAATCCCCAAGGAACCTTGAAGAACAGGCAATCTCCCTTGTTGGAACTACCGTGTATGAAAAGTTGATTAAGCACTACACTGAAAAGCAGTGGGGAAAGCCATGCACAGAGTTGGAACCGTGGATAATCAAGCGTTTGCCGCTTAGGTTCACCTACGACAACAACTACTTCAATGACATCTATCAGGGTATTCCCGAGGAAGGATATACCACATGGATTGAGAACATGTTCGAAGGGCATCCTATTCACTATGGTGAAGATTTCTGCGAAGATATATTCAACCACAGTGTACATGGAATGAGCAAGAACAAGTTTGACCAGGTGTTCTATTCTGGTGATGTATCAGACCTGTTGAACTCTTTGATGAACGACAGCAAATTGTTTGCTGGACTTGTTCACGAGGACGGGTTTGAAGATTACTGGCTTGACTGGCGTTCATTGAAGTTTGAAGAGAAGCTGCTTCCTACTGACAACTGGCAGGGAAATGCTGTTGTGAACTACACTTCGCCAGAAGTAGCGTACACGAGGAGCATTGAGCACAAGTTCTTCAACAATGAACAACTTGACGAACAAAAGACCCTTGTTACTTATGAGTACCCTGTGAAGTACGAACGTGGCAAGTGCGAGCGATACTATCCTCTTGCAAGCGAGAATGAAAAGTACCAGAAGATAATTGGTTACTTGCCGAAAAAGTATGTCCCTACTGGCCGTCTCGGTCTGTACAAGTACATGGACATGGACGACGTGATTAAGGCTGCATTGGTCGATGACAGATTGATTACGGAACACCCTGCCGAACCCGGCTGCATCTTTGGTTTAGTCTAATGCGTAGTCAGAGAAAGACATATGGAATCAATGCACCACGATATGCTCGTGGTGTAGATTCCTTGATGAATGTATTAGGCAAATATAGGCGATACGGCATTGCAATTCATCGAGCATGTAATGTGGTTCGATTTGGGGATGGTCAAATCATATACGATGAGGATGCTAAGAACTATATCTGCATAGATGGCAATGGTGAACAGGAAATTCTATGCACTCCAAAAGAAGTTATTGAATACATTTGGGATAACGATTGGGCTTGGATTTAAAAAGGCCGCCTTAATTGGCGGTCTTTTTTATATGGTTAGTCACTAAAATAGTTCATGTGCTGGAGGCGTCTCATGAGAATCTCCCGTTTCTCCTCGGATTCTTTGTCCTCCACCCAGTTGCCTTTGGAGTCCTGTATGAACACATCGGCCATTTCCTCCGCCAGAGGGCTGGCAACTGGTCGCATTGTGCAGGACGTTCGTCCGCTAGATAACCCGAGCGGGTCGTAAGGGTCGTACTCGCTGCTTGTATCTGGGGTATCGCTGTGGCCTAGTATCTCATCGTAAAAGTCGGAATGCTTAGACATATCTTATACATGGTCCAGTGGATATTTGTGCTTGCGCTTGTGTGGTCCCAGGATAAAAGAATGCCAACTTGATTCGATTGAGTTCAGTTTTTTCTTTATCTTGATAAGCTGTATCGACATGACTACAAGCAACATAGTGACTGCTGCCAGATAAGCCATGAGTGCGAACTGGTCTATTGTAATTGTATACATAGTGGACTCCTTTGGTTGTCTGGTTTAGTTTGAGTAGAAAATAGTTATTATTTTGTAAATTGTCAATGACTTTCGGTGGTTTGGCTTGACAAAAAGGATTTAAAAGACTATATTTTTTTTTAAACAAAACTCAACAAAAGGCATCACATGACTAAAAAGAAACAATCAAACGAAAAGATTCGTCCAGAAACAAAGTCTAAACCGAAATACGGCACCCTGTTGAAGCGAGCTCTCGTGGCCAAAAAGAAGCCGTATAAGGCTGAATTGAAGGTGGACGCTGAGGATGAAAAGAAAGATGAAGCGGAATTGTGCGACGCCGCTCCCGAAGAAGTTTTGTGCGATGTCGAATCGCCTGAGGAAACCCACCAATTCAAATCTGCCGCAGAGAAGGTCTTCGATAGGCTCCATGAAGTAAAGCCTATTACAAAGAAGTTTGAAGATATTATCAACAATGCGGTAGTATTCAGTGGTGGTCTTGACAGTACGCTTATTCTCGTTGATTTGCTCGAAAAGGGTATCAAGCCACGCTTGCTCAGCTTCCGGTGTGAACAGTTTGGCACATCCCATCACTATTTGTCTGAAGTTGCTTCTCAGGAAAAGATTCTCGAATATCTCGCTAAGAAGTACGACTATGAACCTAAACGAGATTTCATTAAGCTTGAAGGGAATATGGATAACTGGAACGGTTCGGAACCGTCTCTTTTCCAACAACCCTTTATGGCCTCGATGGTATCTCTGTGTGGCAGGAATAAGACCTGCTACCACTTCGGATATCACAAGGGTGACGACTTCTGGAACTGGTCGCACAATATCCTTGCCGCACAGGAGCATCTGTTGACGGTGGTTGGGCAGAAGAATATCATGTTCAGCTATCCCCTTCAGTTCCTGACAAAGGCGGATATTATCCGTAACTTGAACTACCGTCATTTCCCTATCGAACTGTGTAGCTTCTGTTATAGCCCGACATACAAGGGTCGTTGCGGACATTGCGTTGCATGCCAGACTTACGACAAGGCTACGTCGGAAATCATTCACATGTCGGGAACGTACAATGGAATGTCTAACGAATTGTACTACCCCGAAGGATTCATTGAAGAAATGAAGAGAAACCGTTGGCGAGACTAAGATGCGAACGATACTTAACACATATACAAACGGCAACCATATGGTGACCATCTACTCGGATGGCACCAAAATCAAGGAAACGCTCGACCCGATGGCCGACCATTTCACATATGATTTTCCCGAGAACTTTGACATCAAGATTACCGACCAGTGCGACGGTGGATGCGTTTACTGCCATGAAAACTCTACGGTAAATGGCAAGCATGGCGACCTCAGGGCATTGGAACCGATGATTGCTACCCTTCATTCAGGAACCGAGTGCGCTATCGGTGGTGGCAACGCCTTGGCCCATCCTGACCTCGTCTGGTTCCTCGAACGCTTGAAGGAACAGGGTGTAATCGCAAACATCACAATCAACCAGCGTCACCTGAAACCGTACAAGGACATCATCTGCAAGATTGTGGGCGACGGTCTCGTTCACGGTATCGGCATCTCGCTTACGGATTCCAGCAACAAGGAAGACTTCGACTTCATCGACACGCTCGGCGACAATGTTGTAATCCATACCATTGCGGGCATCTTGACTGCGAAGGACCTCCCTGCATTGAGCGACAGGAAGGTGCTTATCCTTGGTTACAAGGATTTGCGTCGTGGTCATGCCATGCTTGAAAAGCACAGTGATGAAATCAAGGCTAATATCAACTGGCTGAAATTCATGATGATGCGCTCGATTCTTCCCTTTAAGGTGATGTCGTTCGACTGCCTCGGCATAGAACAGTTGGACCCGAAGACGGCTCTCAATATCTCTGACAAGGATTTCAATACGCTGTTCCAGGGTTCCGACACGGATGTGAAGGATGCTGACGGGAACATCACCTGTGCCACGATGTACATCGACGTTCCGAACATGCAGGTAGCCCGCATGAGCACCGCAGCTCTGGACAAGCGTTACTCGTTCACGGGTAAGGAAAACATTCATGACCTGCTTCAGGTTACAACCCAAGGATGGTAAAATGAAGACAATTAGAGATTCTGTTTTTGAAACAAACAGTTCGAGTGCCCATACGTTCTGCATAGTCACTGAACAAAAGTTCGACCCGAAGCGTTATCCCCGCATCAGGGTATTTGGCAGCGGTGAGTATGGTTGGTATGGCCCAGATGTGGAAACACCTGATGACCACCTCGACTATGCTCTCGTGGCTGGCAAGTATATCTTCCACGAAGGCCTCCGTGAAAAGCTCCCTGCAATCCAGGAATACTTCGAAGAGCGTGGCGTTATCGTCGATTTCGACTTCAATGATGAACCGTCTGGTTACATCGACCACCAGAGCGCACCTGCCCAAGACGAAGATAGCCGTCGCATTGGCAACATGCTTGATGACCCAGAGGAACTGTTCACCTTTGTGTTCAGCGGCTCTGTAATCTCCATGGGAAACGACAACGATTAGGGTAACTCTATGAGAACCATCAGAATGAATGTTTTCGAGACGAACTCCTCGTCTGAACACGCCTTCACTTATCCACAGGGTACTGAACCTGCCCTTCGAGACAAGTCGGAGTTCCCGCTGCCCGACGAGAACGGATTGCTTGAAATCGAGCTGGATACGTTCTGGCAGTCCAGCAACTCCAAGTGCGACACTGACGATGTCAAGAGGATTATCCAGTATCTCGCCGCCCAGTCTGTATTCTCCTGCCTTATCGATAGAAAGGTCGATAAGGACGGGAAGGTTAGCTATGTCGTGCGTCAGGATATCATGGAAAGGAACCGAAAGGATTTCCTTGACATCATCAATGATGTGTATAAAGAGTTCGGTCTTCCCGAGGTCAAGGACTATCGTTGCTATGCACTGACCGTGGATGGCGACAAGGTTGTCATCGACGGCAATGAGCCACAGGATTATCGGAACTGCGAGTATGACCCTGCTGACATGCCCCGTGATGAATACGATGACATGCTAAAACGGTTCAACGAGAACAGCGATTATCCGAACTGTCCGAAGCTTGCTCATTACGTCGGCATTACAGGTAATTGTCTGACAAGTGACTCCTTTAGAGGTGCTATGACTTTCTTCGGTCCCGAGGATTGGCGAGAAGACCTGTACGAGAAGAAGCATGACATGCCGAGAGACCTTCTCAGAAAACGCATCAGCCTAACATTCTATCACAGCTAAGAGGGAAACATGAAGAAAATCCTAGCCATATTAGTGCTACTTGTCTCGTTGGTTTCGGCCATCGAGGTCCCACCGATTCCAACCAACTCGTTCGTTTACGACGGGGCGGGAATCATGTCGGCAAACCAGGTCTACCAATTAAATTCGATTGCGTCCGACCTTGCCAAGAACGCTCGTTTCGGCCTTGCCGTGGCGACATTCAAGACGATTGACGGTGAAGACCCGGTTCAATTCAGTTTGCGTGTAGCCCAGAAGTGGGCAATCTGCAGCAAGGATTCGAACGAGGGTGTATTCATCTATGTCGTGATGGACCCGCACTACCGAGGCGTACATGTGGGTTACGGTTCCGAGGGGTATTTGCCTGATGTCCTCGTGGAACATATGCAGCAGACCTCCCTTATCCCCGCATTGCAGAGTGGAGAGGGTGGTCAGGGCATCATCAAGCTTGCAAGCATGATTGCCACGAAGGTCCAAGAAGAGAAGAAGATTACGCTCACGGCAACCCTTGATACGGCTCAGCTCGCCCCTGCCGATGAAAAGAAGGTGAGCGGAACCACGGTAGCCATCGTGGTAGCCATAGTAATCGTCGTCCTAATCCTACTTGGTATCATCGAGGCGCTCACTGATATTCCCGTGTTGAGTACCGTTCTCGTTATACTGTCATGTCTTGGCGGAGGCAAGGGTGGCGGAGGCAGCAGCGGATTCGGCGGAGGCAGTTTCGGCGGTGGCGGAAGTCATGGCGGATGGTAGCCCTTGACAAGCACCAAGTTAAATGCTATATTTTCAACAAAACCAACAATCTAAACCAAAGAGGTATAAAATGTCTACGGGTAAACTCGTACTTATCGTCATTGTCGTGCTCGCCTTTATCAGCGGATGCGCTTTCATCGGCCAGTTCAACTCCCTTCGCACTCTTGAAAACGGTGTGCAGATGAGCTGGGCTAACGTCGAAAACCAGTACCAGCGTCGTTACGACCTTATTCCGAACATCGTCGAAACGGTGAAGGGCGAAGCCAACTTCGAGAAGAGTACGCTCACCGAAGTCATCGAGGCTCGTAGCCGTATGGGTGGCGTGATTAAGATGGATGAAAGCATGCTCAGTGACGAACGTGCAATGAAGAAGTTCCAGGAAGCACAGAACAGCCTCGGTGGAGCATTGCAGCGTCTCATGATGGTTACAGAAAACTATCCGAACTTGAAGGCTAACGCCGCTTTTCGTGACCTGCGTGTTCAGCTTGAAGGATGCGAAAACCGTATCGCCGAGTCCAGACGCCAGTTCAATGTGGCAGTCAACAACCTTAACAACAAGGTCAGAACATTCCCCGGTGTCTTCGTGGCGGGATTCGCCGGAGTGACCCCGAAGGTGCCGTTCTCCGCTGTTACTGGCGCTGATGTGGCCCCGACGGTAAAGTTCTAATAAATTTTCTTTACGTGCCTTGCGGATGGTTGACAGCCATCCGCTTTTTTGTTATATTGTGGTATATTAGAGGAACTTATGAAAACAGTACGATATTCAGTATTTGAAACTAATTCGTCTTCGGCACACGCCTTGACGTATACGCCGAAGGAAAAATGGGACAGGTTTGTCGCAGGTGACCCGAACTTGGTTTGGCTTCTGTGTAACCCGATGGGTGGCAGCGGACCGTGGGATAAGAGGGATGACATAGTCGACGTACATGACTATGCTGATTACCTCATGAAGAACGAGCCGGAAAGCATTGGCAAGTTGCCTAAGGACTTTGTCGTGGAATTTATCAAGCTTTCTGTGAAGTATGGAGAGGGTTACGGTCCGCTCGAATCTCTTATGTATCATCTGAATACATCACATGTTGCTTGCAGTTACCTTAAAATGAAGGAGCTTTCCGACAATTTCACCTCTGAAGGTGATTATGATTACGATAAATCGGGCATTACTGAGGTTGAAGAGAATGGTCAGATATATGTGAAGGCAAACGCTGTGTGGTTCGATGGTTAAAATCAACGGAGATTGAAAATGAGCCTTATTGATAGATTGTGGGAACGAATTACTAGCAAGGATGAAATTTCTCATGCTGGCGATTACAAGGAATGCGTTATTGGTAATTTGAGCTACGTACTTAAACGTACGTCGCCAACCGATATTGCATTGAAAATCTACTCTGGAAATGACAAGGAAGCTTTCGGCGTCGTTTTCAGAAGCGTTGTTAACGACCCGGAACACTCTCCTTGTGTGACCCAGAAGTATCCTCCGAAGGACAAGTATGAGTTCATCCATACCCAGTCTGCGGTTGGAATGATGGGTACGTCCTTGCTTGGTGACTACAAGGAATGGGACGATGCTTATATCGACAAGTGGATTGATGATATGTTTAAAGGCTATGGCCGACTGGCTACTTGGCGACTGTGGATTAAAACGAAGTTTAAGGAACTGGAATCATCCCTATTGGAACCTGACTGGAACATCGTTGCTTACATGATTCGTGAATTTGAGAAGAAATCAGATGAAATCTTCGCTCCTCCTTCCAAGGAGAAGCCATAACGATTGTCTCGTCTCCGCACGATGGACTTGCGGAGTTAAATGAACGGATGCGTAACGGCAGGTGGCGGCCCAAAGCCTTGAAACCCTATGGACAAGCTGAAAACAAAGGCGGTGACGTACGCACCGACGCCGTGATGCGGGACACAATCGGGGTGTTTTTGCCCCGATTCTTTTAATTGATTGACAAATTACAAAAAATTAACTATATTTTAACTATGAACGAATACAAATGGAAAAAATACTTTATATCCCCGTTTAAAAACGACCAGATTTGCCTAGATACCATCTGGGATTCTGCAGGGAACCGTACAACCAGTTCGATGTCTGACGCTGCCTTCACGGGCACTGCCGATGAGCATTTCAAGGCTATTGTAGATGCAATGAATGCAGTCCTAGAGGGTAAGGAACCCCCTATGAAGAAGTCTTTCGGGCATCCCGAGTACTTGGGCTCCCAGAGTTCCGCAGTGGTTAGGTTCAAGGCTGACGGCGACGAGATTGACCTCGATGTGCGTGGATGGGGATATCTCACAGGAACCAAAAGGTTAGACCCTAACATTGCTGCTGCGATTCAGGACGACTTCGGTCAGTTCATCGTGGATTGCATTAACTTAATTAACTTGGATTAACTTAGGAGGGAGTATGAAGACTTCCATACCAGAACTGGGTAAATTGCTTGCACGGCAGACGGTTGCGAAAACTCGAAAGGTGAAATCGAGTTGGGCGTATGTACTGTGTAAGGATGGAAATATGCTGGTTCACGTTTCCTTGCTGGCGAAGGCTAAACACTTGAAACCAAAAGAGTTGACCGTGGACGAGTACGACGCCGAACTCCATAAAATTGAGGTGCAAGATGAATGAATTGAGACGATTTTCGATGAAGATTACCGACATGGGTATCCGTGCCGTAGATGACTCCGATGGCCGTTGGTGCCGTTACGACGATGTCAAGAAGATTCTCAAACAGCTTACGAAGCAGAACGCCCGTCCTATGACGAACGAGGAGTATGCCGCTGCTCTTGCGAAGCTGCAGAACGAGGCCAAAGGAAACAAGGCACAGGCGAAAAAGGATGCTAAGACTATAAAGAGTCTCAGGCAGAACTGTGTGCGTCTCCGTAACAAGCTGAGCAAGTCGGAAACTATCCGCATGAAGGAGAGGGCGTTACTTCCTAAGGTCGAGCCTTGTCTGACGTACGATGACATCGTGAAACGGGAGGGATGAACATGGCTTCCGATTACTTTGATTTGGAAAAACTAGAAAACATAGAAAGGCGGAGCAAAGAAAAGGTGGAGGATGAACTCGACAGGTTGAATGACGAGGTTTGTAGACTTACGAAAGGAGTAGCGAAGATTGTCCTTCAACCTATTATTGAAGAAGAGTCTAGGATATTTTTCAATGATGACGCACAGGACGAGAACTACCGCATTGTGTTGACTTACACGAACACGAAAACAAAAAGCGCTGTTCGCAATAAGTTTGCCGCTATTTCTTATTCGGAATTCTATCCAGTCTATGTGAAACCGCTAAAACTTGAAAACTGCGAGTTGGTAAAGTGTGATAGTCCAAAAGAACTTCGTAAAATCCTCAAGACAATGGTAAACGATGATTCAGTACTCCGTTCAATGAGGATTGCGATTAAGTGTTCTGAACATAAAGTATAAAAAAGGCCAGCGATTATCGCTGGCTATTTTATTGTATGATGGCAAATCAGGAAGCTTTCCGCTCTTGGATATGGAAGTGTTCCATGACCATATCCTGCGTGATGCGGAGTTCCTTTTCCTTGCTGTCGGGGCCCATGAACATTGCGTCGTGGAGCAACTCTTCGACGATGGAACGGAGGCCACGGGCGCCAGTATGGCGTTCGATGGTCAGGCGGGCGATTTCCCCGAGCGCTTCCTCGTCGAACGAAAGTTTGATTCCGTCGAGTTCGAGCAGCTTGGTGTACTGCTTGATGATAGCGTTCTTCGGTTCGGTCAGGATTCTGCGGAGGGCGTCCTCGTCGAGTTCGTCAAGGGCGACGGTAACGGGAAGTCTGCCAACGAGTTCCGGCATGAGTCCGAACCTCACGAGGTCATCAGGTTCGCACTTATCGAACAGTTCGCTGAGGCTTTTCTTTTCCCTCGTGTGGATGGCTGCACCGAATCCCATGCCGCCTTTTTCAGTACGTTCGGAGATGATTTCGTCAAGGCCCTCGAAAGCTCCACCGCAGATGAAGAGGATGTTCCTGGTGTCAATGGTAATCAGTTTCTGTTCGGGATGCTTTCTGCCACCCTGCGGATTGATTTTGGCCTCAGTTCCTTCGAGGAGCTTCAACAGGCCCTGCTGTACGCCTTCGCCCGATACGTCCCTGGTAATGGACGGGTTGGCACTCTTCCTTGCAATCTTGTCGATTTCGTCGAGGAAGATGATGCCGTGCTCGGCTTCCTTCTCGTCCATGTTTGCCGCTTGGAGGAGGCGGGAAATGATGCTGTCCACATCTTCGCCCACATAGCCAGCTTCGGTCAGGACGGTTGCATCGGCGATGGCGAACGGGACATTGAGCATCTTTGCGATAGCCCTTGCAAGCATCGTCTTTCCGCAGCCCGTCGGGCCTACGAGGAGGACATTGGACTTCTCGATTTCCACATCATCGTCTGAGCGGATTTCGTTGTATTCCAGTCTCTTGTAATGGTTGTACACCGCAATGGAAAGGGCTTCCTTGGCCTTGTCCTGTCCGATGACGAACGTGTCAAGGTGTTCCTTAATCTTGTGCGGAGACGGTAGCTGCATCTCTTTCTTGCGACCATTCTGCTGTTGCTGTGCTGCTCTTGCATCCATAATGTTGCTGGCGAGCTTGGCGCAATCAGAGCAGATGAATGCTCCTATCGGGGACATGCCACGTACGGCAAGGGTGTTTTCTTCAATCGGGCGTCCGCAGAAGCTGCAGACCGGGGTGTCGTTTTGTGTAGGTCTTTTGTTGCTTGGCATGGTAATTCCTTTTGCTTTGAATTAATATAGTATATTTTTTATAGGGTGGCAAGGGGTTGGTGGAAAAATAATTAGGTATTTCCCTTGACAATCTCAAAAGAAGTATGTATATTTTGGAAAAAAGAGGTTTATATGGCAAACACAGAAGAATTGCTCATTGACTTGCTTAAACGGCTGGTAGAACTCCGTGACAGCATGGAAAAGGAACTTGAACAGTTTAACTCGAATATGGACAAGGCTCTTGGAGGGGATTCCCGCTCGATGTATCTTGGCCCGGTTCAACTTGTTGATAACCGCATTATCGACTGGCTGATGGCATTCCTCTACGAAAGCAAGGAAGGCGCCGAATGGTTCATGTACGAGGCTCTGGACACTATTTCCCACGGTGGTTCCACCCTCGTTGAAACCAACGGCAAGAAGTACGAGATACGTTCTATTGAGGACTATGTGAAGATGTGTATCGAAGTCAACATAAAGGGAAAGAAAGATGCGAACGGTGGAAGAAAATAAGGCTCTCATCGAGAAGTACCCGATACTTCTCCCGAAGAATGCGTTCACGGGAAAGGTAGTTGACGGATACGATTACAGCTATACCTGTATGGACCATCTACCTGAAGGATGGGCGAAGGCGTTTGGCATCCTGATGTTCGAGGATATCCAGAACGAGGTAAACACCTGGAAGAAGGAAGCCAGAGATGAGTTCTACTTCTGCGACATCAAGGAGAAGTTCGGCGAACTCCGTATCTACCCGTCAGCCATGAGCGACAAACTCTTCGAAATCCTCGAAGCCTACTGTGCGATATCACGGAATGTCTGCATCGTCTGTGGAAAGCTTGATGTGCCCATGGTGAGGACTGGATGGGTTAGCCCGTACTGCCGTGAGTGTGCCATGAATAAATTGATTGATAGTGCCGAAGCGTACGACGAGGTCGTTAAGGACGCACCAAGGGAAATCGCCACGCTACTGAAGTTCGAGTATTTCAGTCAAGGCAAGCTCCACCCCGAGGAACTCGACATTTCCAGTTATGTAAAGAAAGTTAGAGATTACAACAAGGAATAAAGATGCAGCTGGTATTAGATATTGAAAATACAGTCGTAGATGACCTGACATCGCTCAACTTCATGCAGGAAAACTGCGAGAAGATTAAGGGGTTCATCGACCGTTACAAACCCCTGTTCGTGCATTTGTTCACATGGGGATGGAAGACCAAGGATGATATCCGTGATGATGTCGTCGATAGCATCTTCGACAGGTTTGGATTGTACGGGTTCCCCCGTGGCTGTGTCTTTACTAAGAATGACTCGGTTGATTACGCAATCAGCCGGGAATGGTTGAAGGAATCCGACAGGGAGGAAGTCCTCCACCCAGGCATGATGGCCGCATACGGACTCGGTAAGATTCATCTGGTGGCGGAACAGCTTGCCAACAACGACCTGAGCAGGTACGACGGTTACGACTATGTCATCATAGACGACCTTGTCAAGGACGAGGAACACAATACCCGTCCTCACCACAACATACTTTTACTCAATCCCGCTAAGGATTTCGGTAATATCACGATTATCAGATAGGAGAATGGAATGAAAACGATACGAGAATCAACATTCGAGACGAACTCTTCCTCGATGCACGCAATCGTCATCCCGAGGGGTAGCGTATTCAACAAGGAACCCGTCAAGGTCTGTATTGACGGTGAGATGGATTTTAGCGAGAGAACGCTTATCGAAAGGAAGCTGCCTGAAGAAAAGGCTAGCTACTGCTTCCTAATCATCATGAAATACTGGTGCGACAAGTTGACTTGTGGCAAGTGGTCTGAGAAAAAGAAGGGCTACCTGAACATTACCGCTAAGGAAATCAAGCGCAATGATGAAATTGTTGCTGCATATCGCAAGTTCATTGCTTACATGAAGAAGAGCTTCAAGAAGCACTGGAATATCACTCTTACCATCAAGAATACAAAAGTAGAGTCCAAGAAAAACGGTGCATACATTGGGCCGAAATATTGGGCTTCGAACGGATGCTATGGGCATGAATCCTTCCAGTCTATCATTATGAGCTACATGCTCAGGACGATTGACAAGATTACCGAGCCCAATGCAGACTTGTCTATTCTGAGCGTAGATGACAGCTGCAATTCTTACTTGGACTTCTGCGACCTTGCGTCCTTTATCCTTGACAATGATGCTGTCATTATTCAGAACACCGACGAGTGCAGTGACAAGGAGTACAAGCAGATGCAGCGCATGATTATTTCCTATGTGAAGAAAAATAAGGGTAAGTGCTACGTTGACTGGCCCGCAGGTGGTTAAAAATCGAGCAACCCCCTTGACAGAGGGGAATGAAGTTAGTATATTTTTCACAAACAACAAAAACCATCAACAAAGAAGGCAATATGTCTTTTATCAAAAATAAATTCCGTGCGCTGTACATGACAGCGTTCATCATCTTCACCATCATCTTCACCATCATGATGCCTGATGGCCATACCGCAATGTGGTTTGCCATGCTGACGGCACTCCTGGGAACGATTTCAACCGTGATGTTTGCACAGAAGAACATCTGGGCTTACGCACCGAGTTTCGTTTTCAACTTCATGTATATGTACATCTGTTGGGAAAGCCGCCTGTGGCTTGAATTTGGCGAATATATCTTCTACAACGTGACGATGGTGTATGGTTTGTACGCATGGTACAAGCAGCTCGAAAAGGACAGAACGCACGTTATTCCGAAGCGACTCTCTCCTAAGGCATGGGTTATTTCGATTATTGCGACAATCGTTCTTACCGTTGGCTTCGGTACGTTCGACAAGTTTGTTCTTGACGGTGCAGTTCCGTACATGGATGCGTTGAGCATAAGCTTCACGGTCATTGCTCAGATTCTCATTATCACTTGCTACCGTGAACAGTGGTTCTTCTGGTTTGTGCTTGATGGCATTTCCATCGTGACTTTCGCACTCATTGGCGAATGGGCAATGGTGGCGATGTATGTTTGCTGGTTTATCAACACCATCTACGGTTGGGTCGAATGGTCTCATACCGAGAAGAAGCTTGAAACAGACACTGTGGAGGCTTAAATGCTTGACGACGTGATTAACCAAATCAGCGGTGGCCCTCGTGAATACGGGGTTGTCCTCGGGTCTTTCAGCCCGATGCATACAGGTCATCTTGACCTCGTAATGGCAGCGAAGAAGCTCTGCTCTAAGGGTGCAATCATTGCCGTTTGCGGGCTTGATGGCGACCGTGGTACGAGAATCGGTCTTCCGATTGAACGTCGCTATGAAATCATCAAGAAGATGTTTGAAGGCGACCCGCTTGTTCACGTCGTCATGATGAAGGATAACGATATCGGCATTGCAGGTTACATGGACAAATGGTCTGAATGGTTGGAAGCTCTCAGCGATAAGCTCGCTGAAATCGTGTACGGCAATGCTGATGTCAGCAAGCGAAAGTGTACGAAATTGCTTCAGAAAACGACTGTCTTTACTGGCGAACCGTCGTACAGACAGGCAATCATGTCGTTGGTCAGTAAAGGCCCCAATGTGTATCTGTTGCCGAGAGAGCTCAATCAGATTTCTGCAACAAAGATACGCAAGGAACCGATGAAGTATTGGGACGAAATCATTGGGCATGAGTTCAAGGCTCAGTTCGCCAAGCGTGTCCTGATTATCGGTACGGCATCGGAAGGCAAGTCCACGCTCACGAAAGACCTTGCCAGATACTTCGATGTTGGGTACACCGAGGAATACGGTCACACTTACATCGCCGCTCAAAACGGAAAGGAACCGCAGCCTGATGATACCAAGCTGACCTTTAATGACTACCTTCGTTTTCTTAACGAGCAGTACAGAGTCAACTCGGCAAGTTGGCATAAGGTCAACATCTGTGACAGTGACGCAATGACAACGCTCATGTACGCTAAGTATTACTCGATGGATGACAGGTATGCCATCACCGAAGACGACTATAAGCTTATCGAAGCCAATGCGAAGTTCCTGAAATACGACCTCATCTTCGTTATGCCTCCGAAAAAAGATAGCTGGGTGCAGGACGGAAGCAGGGATTGCCTCACGAACAGCTTCGAAGATAGGAAGAAGCAGTATCAGGTCTTGATGAGCATTCTCGGTAAGCACTACTGCACAGAAGATGTTGTTTATCTGAACGGAACCTACCATGAAAACTTCATGCGGGCTCGTGACAGAATCAAGCGTCTGCTTTCTGACTAAATTGAATTGGTTCGGGTAGTAACCCAACTGGTAGAGGAATGGGGTTTAAACCCCCTTCAGTGTGGGTTCGAATCCCACCTGCCCGATTAACTTTTTGAAAAGGAATACTATGGCACGACGGAATCTTCAATATTTGCGAATCAAGAAGGATGACCTTGATTTCGCTATGCACTATCTGCCTGACTGTGGAGTAGTTGCTGACGGTAGCATGTTGAATATCACGTTCAATAACACCGTTTTGAACATGTCTTTCTACAAGGACAAGGATACTAATGACGGCAATACACTCATGTGGAGTGAAATACGTACTCGTGACCGGGAGTATTCGAGTCCAGTTGCGTTCGGAAATCTGTACGACTGCGTTGTGAAGGATAATGACATCAAGAAGGCTATCCGAGCGGCGATTGAGATGGGTAAGGCATTTGATATTGCCTATGGTTATAAAAAAGAATTGATTGGTAGATAGGTTTATTATGATTGATATACAGGGTAGGTTTAATACCGCCAAGGTATTCAGCGACAATATCGACCCAGATGCATATACACAGTTGTTGAACATGATGTGTCAGTGCTGGGCTAAGGACATGCAGGTTAGAATCATGCCCGATGTGCATGCTGGGAAGGGCTGCACCGTTGGCACTACCATGACGATTAAGGACAAGATTGTGCCTAATCTCGTCGGGGTGGACATTGGGTGTGGTATGCTTGTTGCCAAGTTGAAAGACCGTTCGGTTGATTTTGATAAATTGGACAAGGTTATCCGTGAAAGGATTCCGTCTGGGAAGTCCCATCGTGAAAGCAAGCACTCGATGGCAAAGGACTTTCCTATCGAGGATATGATTGTCTACAAGGAAGGGAAGATGGAATATACCGAGTTGTTGTCGCTTGGAAGTTTGGGCGGAGGCAATCACTTCTGCGAATGCGACAAGGATTCTCATGGTAACCTGTACATCGTAATCCACTCAGGTTCCCGACATCTTGGGTTGGCAACCTGTGATTACTGGCAGGGAGTTGCAATCGACGAATGCAACGACCTGACTCAGCAGCGTGGTGCCATAATAGCCAAGTATAAGAGTGAGGGTCGTGAAGACGAGCTTCCCGCAGCGTTGGCAAGCATCCCTCATTTCCCTCCCCCGAAGGAACTGTCTTACCTCACTGGCAAGTCGTTCGACGGATATCTGCATGACATGGCGTTGGCACAGGACTTTGCAACACGTAACCGTGAAGCGATGCTTGAAGAGATTGTCAGGGCGCTCCGTCTGCATGTCGTGGACAAGTTCTGCACCTTGCATAATTACATCGACATGAAGCACATGATTCTCCGTAAGGGAGCTGTATCCGCACAGGAAGGCGAACGCCTGATTATTCCTATGAACATGAGGGACGGGGCTCTTATTTGCACGGGCAAGGGAAACTCTGATTGGAACTTCTCTGCACCGCATGGAGCAGGAAGAAAGATGTCACGCTCTCATGCGAAGGAAAGCATCTCGCTCGAAGCGTACCAGAAGTCCATGCGTGGCATTTACAGTACATGTGTAAATAAATCCACTTTGGATGAATCCCCGATGGCTTACAAGCCAGCAAAGGAAATCATCGAGAACATCAAGGACAGTTGCGATATTGTCGAAACAATCAAGCCTGTATATAACTTCAAGGCATCGGAGTAAATATGAGCAGTTCAGAAGCGGTTGATGAAGAAATACTTAAAGACCTGAGGGCTGGTGCCAAGATGGACACCTCCAACTGCAAGTTCGACAATATTGTCGGTGCGATGGTCGATGTCGCCAAGAGGATGAGGCACGAAAGCCTTTTCCGTCGGGACGTATTTATCGACATGATGCACCGCCAGATTTACCTGGCGTTCGGCAAATGGGTTTCAATCCCGGCAGATGACGTGTTTGCCGAGCAAGACGGCAGCATCCGTTTCAACACGTACCGCACGAGATTGCAGCTCGGGGTTGGGCTTGACGAGTTCAAGAAACGTATCGGCAATATCGCCCTTATATACAGTTTCAAACCAGAGGCTGATAAGGGATAACAAAGTGCAAGGGGTATGACATGGAATGGTTTAAAAAGAAACCTAAGAAGTACAAGGTTGTTGAATTTTATTGTCCCGAGTACGACCGTCTGATGTACTATATCAAGGAGAAAGGCCTGTTCTGGTGGTTTCCTGTCGATTATAGCTTTTATGACTGTGTACATAAATACAAGAAGCGTGAAATCTATGGTGGAACTACTATCTACTACACTAAGGAAGATGCCGTGGACATTGTCCGAGAGAATGTCCTTCTTGTTGAGAGAAGGAATCGGAAAGACAATCCTCCAACGAAGTCGACTGAATTTTCTTCAGAAGATTTTAAAGAAAAGGAGGGATAACCCTTGACAGCCGACTTTTAATGTGCTATATTTTTGTACATGAAGCACACCTACCTCCAATACGAATATCGTGGCAAATGGATTCATATCGGCTGGTGCAAACGATTCTTTGCATCTGACGAGGAACACTTTGACCGCACAAGGGATGCCATCTTCGGGTTGAAAAATGTTGAGCACCAACTGATTTACCCAGAGGCTGCAGCCCGGTTGGAGCGTGCCGAAAGCAACAATGCTAGACGCATAATCAGTTTGTATGCGGGGCTAGGTGCCTTCGATGGTTTAATCTAATCTAATCTAATCAATCACCTCAACAAAGGAAAACACAATGAGTAAGCTCAAAGTATTCATCATCGTCGCCGTTATCGCCGTACTTGGTGTTGGCGCCCTCTTCTCTTTCACGAACGTGGAACCGAACGAAGTTGCCGTCGTCAAGACCTTGGGTAAGATTTCTGGCACTATTCCCCGTGGAAACGGCGTTACCTTCAAGATTCCGGTCGTCCAGAGTGTAACCACAATCGAACTCTCCCCGCAGAAGGATGACTTCACCTATGCCGTGGGCGATGACGGTGCAATCACTAAGGACATGCAGACGGTGGGCGTTTCCATGTCAATCATCTATGCGTTCAACGAAGACGAAGCCGAAAACTTCGTCCGCAACTACACAAAGTCTTCATTGGAAAGCTTCTTCAAGTCCAACATGAAGGCCACATTGAAGGTTGTCATCGGCAAGTACTCCATCTACGACTTGACCAAGGAAACCGACAAGATTTCCGACGAGTTGAAGAGGATGATGGAAGTCAAGTGCGCCAAGATGCCGATTACGATTCAGGACGTGAACATTTCCAACTGGGATTGGACGGATGACTTCGATAATCAGATTAAGGAGACCATGATTAAGACGCAGAAGGAAAAGACTGCAAAGGCTGATGTGGAAATCGAAAAGGCTATCAACGAAAAGAAGGTTGTTACCGCCCGTGCCCAGTTGCAGGCCGACTCTGCCACCTACCGTAACGCTCTTAACAAGGCCGAAAACGAACTCGAAATCGCTAAGCGTAACGCCCAGGCGACCATCGTGGAAGCCGAAGCCGAAGCTAAGGCTATGATTGCCAAGAACAAGGCTATTGCAGCCAACTATGCAATCCAACAGAGCGCATGGAAGCATGAAGAAACAATGGCCCGTCTCGAAAGGTGGAACGGAAAGTTCCCTGGCGCAGAAGCCAACACAATCACGCCGAACTTCTCGGGAATCAACATGAGCAGGTTGGAAGAATGATTGTACTGATTGGTGTTTGTGTAGGATTTTTAATGGGAATCCTGACCTGCAAGCTTATTGACATCTTGAAAGAGAACCATGAGCTGAGAAAGGAAAAGAACTCCAAGTAAATCCAATTTAAATGGCCCGTACGGAACTTCCGTGCGGGTTTTTATTATATAAACTATAGTCAAGTGAATTTGGTTTATACTATGTTCTGCGACAATCAATTCCGCAAAAAGTTGTTCTTGGAAAGCGTTCATAAACTTGGCATGTCGAAAGATAAGGAAGACACTGTCATTTCCCTGTTCGAGTCCACGCTTGACCCAGAAAATGATGAAACCCATGCTGATATCCAGGATGTTCCTGAGAGCCCTGATGAGCCTAATACAGAGGGTTCTGCCTTCACCGAAGCACCCAAGGAAGAAGACCTGAAGATACAGAGAATCAAGAGGATGCTGGATAAGGTGGACTCCATGCTTAACCCGTTCAGAATGGCAACCGAGGATTCTAATTTGTCGAATAGTCCTAACGGAACATATCTGATGACAGAGCTTAAGGAAATGCTGCAAGGTATAGGACTTGGGGCTGAAGTATATGACCTGTGTACGGCGATGAGGTTGATGGACGATGCCGTAATCCAGTTGAGAAAAGCTAAACGGGATGAAGGCTTCTGTCGAGTCGACCCTAATTATGCGTTTATAGCTAGGAACCCTATGGCAAGAAAAAGCATGTCGGTTGCGAATATACGAAAGCATATGAAGAGTATCGACGAGTGCCTGAAACAGATAAGGGAAAATATATAATATTAATATAAGGAGGTTGACATGAGCAAAGGGCATTTGCTAGATACTGGGTCTAAATATTTCGTTATTCTTGGGGCCACAACAAAGCGTGGTGCTAAGTTCGGACTGGCTGATACGACAAAGGATGTAAAGGCCATTGTCACATCATGGAAACTCGACGGGCTGCACGGAGAATACTCTGTATTTAAGAACGATTCCGTAGGTTCAATCTAATAAGTTGACAACCGTCTTTTTATTTTCTATATTTAATGGAAACATAAAAGGATTTCACATGAAAAAAGCCAAACATCAGTTGGACCTTGTCGGCAACCCGTATTTTGTCGACGAGAAGAAGAACCTTGTATTCGATACGGAATACGACTATGCTATATATCTTGCCAAGCGAGTGCTGAGCAGGAACCGCAAGTCCACCACAGACCTCAGTTTTATCATCAGCGCTCTCGGGCATGGCAAGAACGCCGAACTCCAAATGCGTAAGAACCGCATGGAGAGACAGGCGTTGAAGGAATACAATATGCTGCGTTTCGGGGTAAAGAAGGTCTGATATGGCTGAGTGGAATGTAGATAAGCTTAAAGAAATCCTTGAACCGCTCGGGTTTATTTGTACGGAACATACATGGGTGATGGAGAAAGAACCCCGCAGTTATCTCTTCAAGCTCCCGGATGTTCCCTTGCTGGAATATTTTATCGTCCTTGATAAAAATACGGGCGAAATGGGTTGTGGCGACACATATGGGGGTCGTGGCAATTATCACGTATGTAATGTCAATGAAATTAGATTTGATTTGCTGGAATATGCCAAGAAGTATATCAACAGCTATCATAAGTACATGAGCGAGAGGAAGGATTATTGATATGGCTACGCTTACCCTTACTTTGAAAAAGAAATGGTTCGACTTGATTAAGAGCGGGGTGAAAACGGAAGAGTACCGTGAAATCAAGCCGTTCTGGACCAAGCGGTTGATGCGACCAGTTATTGACTATGCCGATGGGCGCATATCCATTCCCGATGTTCCGAGGGAGTTTGATACCCTTGTGTTTACCCTGGGTTATCCAAAGGCTGACGACATGTCTCGCCGCATGGTGTTCAAGAACCCAAAGATTGAAATGCGGACGGGAAACCCGGCGTGGGGAGCCGAGAAGGACAAGGTGTACTACGTCATCACCTGGTCGTAGGAGGAATATGTCCAGTCCAGTATTCATCGTATATCCTAACGGTTACGGAACGAAGGATTCTATCCCTGTCTACGACGAAGCTGACCTGCAGCCTCTGGTGGACAAGTATCCTGACGCCTGTGTGTCATCTACCGCCTATTATGAGCAGAAGATGGCTGACAAGGTTAATGAACTATCAAAAAGATGGGATAAAATAAAGGATGGCTAAGCCATCCTGTTTTCGTCTTTCTCGGACTTCTCAATTATGTTTGCGTAGTCATGGGTTTCCGAGTAATAATTGATTTCATCCGTAAAGGGTTCTACCACGATATCAAGCATCCCCACATCGCAGCTGTCCTCGACATTGATGATTTTCAGATGCTTATTGGTTCCGCTAATCCTGACCGAAACAAGGTCTTTTTTAAGATATTCGGCCAGCATCTTTGCTAATTGTTCATTATACATTGTTCCTCCTTTAGTGACAAAGGAATAGTAGAATCAGGAATAGTGCCACCATGCAGATGAAGCCTTGCGGGGTTTCTACCCACCCTACATGACCCTGGCTCTTGTAATCATCTTCGGCAGCTTCCTTTGTGTCGAATGAATTGCCGTTCCCGAGAGCGTGATGCCATTTGCCTTGACTGTCCTGCCAATACTTCTCTCTCGGACCTTCACCAATATATACGGGCATACGATGTCTCCTAATAGCCGTGTTCTGCCAAGAGTTTGTGCAAGGACTCCTTGTAGTAATCGTCGTTGCACATCAACTTGGAATTCCTGTCACTGATTTTTTCCACGGGTAAATCACGGCTCGGGTCGACAACTTTGAGGACCATGCTGTACTGGCCATGTCGATTTTCCCAATCGGGTTCGGGAATTTCGATGGCTTCGGGTTCTCCCTTGACGAATTGACCGATGCGGCTATCGAAGTGGCTGCCAGTGGGGTAAGGCAGTTTGACGAACTTTCCCTTTCCGCTATCGAATCGGATGCCTTCAAAGAGACGGTGACGACCGAATTCAGCCAAGGATGCGTAATAGGAAATGATATCTGATGATGTGATTGTAGGCATAATGTCTCCTTTTTATTTATTCGTCCCACTTGGACATGTCGTTGAGGTGGGCCATAGCCATGATGCTTTCCTGAATGGATTCGCCACTCAGACTGCGTTCGAAAGCGGTCTGTGTGGTTTCTTGAACCTGTTCGTTATTGTTCTCAGCCATGTGGCCTCCTTTGTTTTAATTACGTAATTAAATATACATAATAAAATCGCCCGTGTCAATACACGAGCGAAAAAATAATGAATGTAAACAGAATTTTTACTTCGACGGCTTCTTTTCTTCCCACTGCTTGAAGATTTCGGTAGGGGACTTGTGTGGAAACTTGAATTCCTTTTCCTTTGCATCCAGTTCAGACAGGTACGCAAGGAAATGCTCGTGTTCCCTTCTGGATGCTCGGCTTGCTGTATCGGCGCTCTCGGCGAGTCGGTATGCCATCTCCTGCCAGAATTCGAGCTCGGTCATTATAGTAGATGCGGTGGACTTGTACAGCCTGTGTGCAGCATCCAGTTTCTCCTTGTACGGGCCGCAGAAACTGTTGTACAGCCTGTGTGCGGCCTCCATTTTGGATTCTTTTTTCTCGCCTGCCGTAACGTCTACTCGTGGAAGCGGGCCTTCAATCGGTTCAACCCCGACGAGTAGGGTTGAGAGAAGTTGAGGCTGAGCATTGCGAATGATTGGGAGCTGGACATCGAAGGCGCCTCCGCTCTGTTTCATGCGCTCACGCTGGGCTTCGTCACGCTTTTTCTTGTAGTTCTCGCATTCATCCCAGACATCCTTGTCGTTGTAGAACACCAGCTTTCCGTCCATGACTTCACATCGTGCGCTGTTCGGGTTGAAGTCTGTGTCGGTGAAATACTTGACATAGACTGGGATGTCGCACTCCTCTGATGCTTCATCGACAACCGTCTTTAATGTACATGGTTGGGCTTTCTGCCGGGTCACTACCTTCCCTGTGCCGAGACGCATTACAGTTTCCATCTCGTCGCACGGGATAATCAGCTTGTGGAAGCCCTGGATTGATGAGTGTATGTAATGGCAGCCCGCCTCTATCATCATTCCGTCGAAATCACGGTAGTAGATGGGCAAGTCGCCGTGTTTTTTGTATAGGGGGACAAGTTCTCCTAGAAGCATAGTATCCTTTATTTAGTTTAAGGTTTTAAAATACTCGGTTAAGTTGTTCAGGCACTGTTCGACATCTTGGTCGGTAGCATTGGCCCAGGCGACGCTATTTGTACGCCATGTAACGCCATTCTTTAAATCGTTGGGGTCATTGATAAAGAGCCAGCAGTCGTTAGCCACGATAAATTCGTAAATTCCCTCCTTGTGTATACGTGTCTTGATACAGGTTTCATCAAGACGGAACAACCACTTTCGCAGTATGTCTCCAGAAGGGGATGGCCTATCGGATATTGTATCGGCAAGACGCTGGATGTTCCATGTGCCACCCGATGGGTCAGGTGCATATTTGTCGAATAGCTGTTGCTGTATAGTAGATTTAATCATATTGCCGTTACCTCCAGTCTTCTGTCCCGTCTTCTCGGCCTAGCACGACGCCGATTTTGGCGCCCCCGTTCTTTTCGTTTTCCATCGCAGCGTGGATGAATTTGAGGGCACGGTCAAATGTGTCGAACTCTGGATGGCGAGGTTCGCAGTACAGGACCAAATTGCCCATCACCATGTCTAGCGGATAGTAAGTGTAGCTGTGCCAGAAGAAAAGCCCCTTCCATTGAGGAGTGGCGAATGTTCCGTCCTTCCTGTGCTTGATTCGATGCTTTTTGTCGCAATAAGTTTTCATATTATTTCCTTTTAGCTTGATGTAAAAGATATACAATTTACTTCTGCGTGTCAAGATTCTTGTCTAGCCAGGGTTCCGCCTTCTTTGCTTCCGTGTATGCTGCGATGAGGAGTGGGGAGACGAGTGCGACCGCCAGCATTACGAGCGTGGCACATACGGTATCAACGATTCTTGCTGCCATTTGGTTTCCTGTGATGTTTTGCAATTAAACTATATTTTTCATCTTTTCCGGGAAAATGACTTGACAAGTTACGGCAATATGCTATATTTAATTAAGTATTCTTAAAAGAGGTATCATATGGTCGAAATCAAGAAGCATGGAACCAAGCCGGAACCGAAGGCTAAGGCTGTCAAAACATTTACTTGCCCGAAATGTGGCTGCGAGTTCGATACGGACGAGTATTCAACCTGTGCCGAACGCTGTCCTAACGGCAAACGCTGGATTGAAGTTCAGTGCCCGGAAGAGGACTGCAAAAACAAATTCTCCGTTGAAGTAAAAGCTTCTGCCTTGTTGGGATAAATATGTATTTTATACCTGAGAAAGAACAAGAAAAGGGCTGCAAAAGTGCTCTCGACCGTGCGCTGGAATCCTGTAGGTTTGACGATGAATGCGACGAATTCGAGTTTAAGGCGGGGTTCCGTCAAGGATTCGAAGCGGGCGTTGAGTTTGCCAATCTGTATATCACGTTGCACAGTAAATAGGAGGAAAAATGAACGTACTCTGTTTAGAAACTTGGTTTACCATCCAGACATGGCTGATGTGTATATGCATTGTTGGCTTTATCGTATTTGTTTGCTTGGCAGTATTTTTTGCGAAGCATCGAGAATACGATATCAAGGACGACAGTGACCCATACGGATTTTGCCCTTGGTGGTCGGTGTGTGCTTCCCTGGCTCTGCTACTAGGGATATGCGCATGGGGGTTCAATTCCCGTGCGTACGGTGAACGACAGTTCGTTAACGATGCGGCTGAATTGTATCATCGAGGTGTAAGAATTGCATCGGTATGCGAGACTGGGGATATCGGGTGTTCGGTCCTCCGCAATCAGTATGTCGCTGACAGCATTTGGTTGAATAATCATGCAAAGGAATTAGGTTATGACAACTACAAAAGAAGATAACGGCATAACTTGCACTGACAAGAATGTGTTCGACGAGTATCTTGATGCGAAGAAAAGACTCGTCGAAAAACTGAAAAGCATTGTCACTGTTCTTGTGAATACTCAGAGTTTAAATGTGTCTGAGCCGGGTGCTTTGCCGTACTTAGCAAAGAAGATGAGCTGGGTGTCGAGCTATCAGTGGCAGTACAACGAAGGGCATGAGACGATATACTGCCGCCCGAGCTACTGTGCTGCAATGTGTCAAGGGTGTAGGTTCACCATGGTGAAAGTCCCTGTTCGTTACCTGTCCATGAGTGAAGAGGATATATTGGCAGAACTGTCTGAAGAAAAGGTCAATGCTCTGAAAGACGAGCGTAAAAGGATTCTTGCACAGAAAAACGCCGCCCTTGCCAAATATGACAGTAAGCTGGACGATATTGATGCCGAGATAAAGAAATTTAAAGTGAAATAATAAATGGGGGCATTATGGCGCAACATTTTTTCTGGGGATTTTTGTACTGGGCCAAGACTGGAAAGCGTAGCTACGGCTACCTATTCAGCAAGCGTGACTACCATCATGCTCTGGACCAGTATAAACAAAAGCAGAAGCTCAAATACGAAATGAAAGAAATGCACGAAGGTGCGGAGGATTGATATGTCTGAATGGCCTGATGAATTGAAACTCGTAAAGAGCGAAGTGAGGGGAATGACCCCAGACGGAACCCTCGTTATAGATGCCTATTGCACAGGAACGAAGACCGTTGACCATATCGACGTTACCATCGACGTAAGGAGATAGTTATGGAACCTCAGAAAGAATTTACTCAGGAAGAGGTTGACCGTCTAATCAAACTGCGAAAAGAAATCGATGTCGTGATTGAGAGGGCTCAGGCATATCTCCGTCCGAAACCCATTGGCAGCAAGAAAGACAAGAAGGCTGAATATGAACCTCCTATGGAAGTTCAAGCGTTTATCGAACTGTGCAAAAAGTACATTCCTGAATGTATCATGAAGGACGAGGGTACCTGTGGCTGGATATGCTTCCGTGGAGGTACTGAACCGTACAATGCAATCGTCGCCTTGCTTCCTCGTGGGGAATATGCAGTATATGACCAGTGGCGTGACTGCACCATTACCAAAGACAAGGAATATATGCTTAACTTCCTGAAAAAGAAAGCGACCGTAAAAGTAAAGGAATAAATTTATATGAATATGGATTACATCGAAGAATTTCTTTCAGCCAATGCCACGTTCGAAATCACACCTAACTAGATTAAGTTTAATTAAGGAGAATCAAATGATTCATACAGATGAGATTGACCCGCCAGTAGACAATATCAGGGAAACCGTCAAAAAAATCCGAAAGGCATTGCCGGAATATGAGCTTCCTACGATTGCCAATATGCTTGATGAAATTGATGAGTCATGCAACGAACTTGCTAACCTCGAAGAAGGCGACATCGAATGTGACAACCCTGTGTTCGACATGGTTGAAGAAGTTGGTCTAAGCGGCCTGTGGGACAACTACAGGAACATTGATATGGGCACAGTCAACGACCTGAAAGAGGCATTCGAAAAGATTCTAAAATTCCACGGATATCAGGTGTAGTTAATCAAGGGAATTACCGATGTTCAATACAGTTAAGGACCGTCGAGACAAGAAGCGCCGACGCTATCTGAAAGCTCACGACGAAACATATAAATTGCCGACCCCAGAGGAAAAAGCGGCACAGGCTGACCTGGATAGGTCGTATAACATGACAATCGAGGACTTGCATTCGGCAATCCGCATGACTTGTTCCAAGCCAGGTCCGTCCGACAACAGCAGGTCGGCATACCGTCACGATGTCAAGATTACAAAGGAACGCATCTTGAACAAGACCGAACGGAAGGAAATGGTTGAAGACATGAGCCCAGAGGATGATAATGACTTGCTGCCTTGGGCTTACGGGCCTGTGTTCGGCATGGACGATTAAGGACCTGAATGAAAGGCGAATAAAAAATAAAAAACCCACTTGACAGAGTGGGTTTAATTAGTTATATTTCATAATGCCAACCAATTATTGGCAAAGGAATACAACAATGGCCGAAAAAACATTTGAAGAACAGGTAAAGGAATATGACGAACGCTCTGATATGCACTATTATGTGTATTTCAGTTCGGCAACATATTGCTATAAAGTCGATGCAATTCAATTCAAGAAGAAATCCGACCTCAAAAGCGAACGGTATCGCAACGAGAAGTATTATTCCACCTACCTGCTTGCTCAACAGGCAGCAGACAGGCTTAATGCCAAGGATACTGATGTCGGCCACGCCTTCGGTAGGGCTGCCAGTGAATTTAAGAATAAGCTCTATGCCGCACGGAAGATGGAAGGAATTACTGCCGCACAGAAATCCCTTATAGATGCTGCCATTGAAAACATGAGCGCACTCAGCAAGGTCATTAACAACGAACATTTCTAAAAGGATTTAATTATGTCAAAGCATAAATTCAATACAGAGTTTGAAGGCAAACGCCAGATGAATCTCATGGTCGATGGGGAAGCCGTCCCGTGCGAGACTGATACCGCAATAGATGTCGCTTACCTTACCTATGTTGCTGGAACCAACGGCTTGCATGGTGGTGATGCAGGCCATGGTGCAAGGGCAGTCCTTACTTTGTTTGGACATGAAGGGTTCTGCATGGGTACAAGGACTAGCAAGCTCGATAGCGTAGCTGGGATTAGGTCGTATGAGTCAATGCTTCGTGATGCAGAAAATGTTGAAGAAATTGATACCGACAACGCAGTATCAATCGTTGTCGAGGGCGATGCAGAAATTGAGTGCTTGGCCGATGTTCTCATCAAGGCTGGCGAGGCCCTTAACAGACAGATTGAAGAACGCAAGAAGGCAAAGGCATAACGGAGGTTCTATGGCCAGCAAGATTTCTGTAATGACATGCGCCGCACAGCGTATGAAGGAACTCCTTGTTGATGCCGTCGGACGGGATACATACAACGAACTCTCTAACGACCTGGCAGACATCTGTTCGGACATCTATGACGAAGCAATCAAGGGGGATAACGATGAAGAAGTTTAGTGCATCCGTCCTTTCGTGGCTTAACCATAAGGCCGCAGACCTCCGTTACACATTCAAGCGTCGTGAATACGAGGCCCGTATCTTCGACCATAAAATCATGCAGCGTATCTACCATTTCATCCAGATGAAATTGAAAGCTTTCGTGAATGGCTCATACAAGCTGTACCTGAAATGTATGGAATAAAACTTCATAAACCTCTTGACAATTTCGATTTAATTGCCTACATTATTGCATGTAGACAATACATAACCAATGGGTATTGAAATGACAGCACTGTATATCGGAATTTATACCATAGTCGCACTCATCATCTATGTCGTCGCCCTGTTCGCATGGGCGTTAGGCATCGGAATGGGCTATCCCTACGCAAAGTGGTATCACTGGTCCAATATCGGATGTATCTGCATTTCCATCCTATATCCAATCGCTGCCATTGCTGGCGGCATCCTCATCTTCATGTAAGGTATTGTCATGTCAGAGTTTGAAAAATCATGTTATTGGTGCAAGCATTTCCACAAAAAGGACCGTGTGAAGTGGTGCGGCGAGGAAAAGAAGAACTCGTGCATCAGCGACTGTTGCGACAATTTCGAATGGAACTCGATGGTCAAGTCGTGGAAACCCAAGAATAAACGAAAATAATCAAGGAGTAATTTATGTTTGATACGAGAGTTCTCAACCTTGCCGACCGTCTCATTGAATCAGTTAATTTGAAAAAAGGGGACCACATTCTTATTGAATGTACCGATACTCCGTCGAGCATTTCGAAGGCGTTGACTTTCCTCGCTACGGGTCTTGGTGCTAAACCCATTGTTCGTACCCATGACAGCAGTGTGGAAAGGGAGTTCGTGACGTACGCATCAAAGGAAGCCAAGCAATTCCGTGCTAATTTCGAACTTTCACTCATGAAGGAAATGCAGGCGTACATCGCAGTCCGTGGCGCAGAAAATGCGTTCGAAATGGCGGATGTGCCTAGTGAAATCCTCACGGAGTACAAGCAGATTATGAAGCCCGTTCTCCGCTATCGAGTTGACCATACCAAGTGGTGCATCACCCGTTGGCCGAACGCTGCCATGGCACAGGAAGCAAAGATGTCCACCGATGCGTTCGAGGACTTCTACTTCGATGCCTGTCTCGTGGATTACACTCAGATGGCAAAATCAGCCAAGCCTCTTGCTGACCTCATGACCAAGACCCGTAATGTCCGTATCGTCGCACCGGGAACCGACCTGCGTTTCAGCATTGAGGGGTTGCCCGCTATTCCTTGCTGTGGCGAAAAGAACATCCCTGACGGCGAAGTATATACGGCCCCGGTCAAGAACAGCGTAAACGGAACAATCACCTACAACACGCCTACCGTGTATCTCGGGAAGCCGTTCAGCAACATCAGCCTTGTCTTTAAAGATGGCAAGATTGTCGAAGCCAAGTGCGGTTCTGGCGACCAGGCAGCTCTCGACGCAATCTTCAACACGGATGAGGGAGCCCGTTTCGTAGGCGAGTTCGCCATGGGTCTCAACAAGATGGTTAACCGTCCGATGTGCGACATCCTCTTCGACGAGAAGATTGCTGGCTCAATCCACTTTACACCGGGCAACGCATATCAGGATGCGTTCAATGGTAACCAGTCTGCTATCCACTGGGATTTGGTCCTCATCATGACCAAGGAATACGGTGGCGGTAAGGTATGGTTCGACGACCAGCTCATCCAGGAAGACGGCAAGTTTGTTCATCCTGATTTAATTGGATTGAATTAGAAAGGTGCCCCATGAAAAAGAAACTTGAAATACCACGCTCCGTAATAGACACCTTTAACGCAATTTTCGATAACTGGGATGAATGCAGTAAGTATTCATCGGCAGACTCCGAGCGTAGGGACAGTATTCTCCAGAATCTGAAAAGGATGATGAACCCTACCGAGGAGGAAACCAACCTTATTGACAAATTGACGGTGGCGAATGTAACTGCCGAAGCCATGCGGGAGGCCCTGGAAAAGAAAGAACCTGTACTTATCGAGAAATTCCGTCACGAATTTTCCAAGTGGCTCCGTGGGAAGTACCTATACAACCGCAGACACCATTACTACATTCGTATACTCAGTGTAAAATTAGATGATACTCTGCATATAGAGGGCCCAACAATTATCGAAGAACACGAGGCTAAGGACATTACTAGGTTCGACAATAGGGATAGCGAATTTAATATCTTACCTCTTAAACAAGTATCCAGATGGAATCATCAGCATGAATTCGAACAGGTGATGGCACAGTTCGAGGAATGCGAGCTGTCCGACATAACTGATGCCGTGGAGAACAACAAGACGGCATGGGTCGAACGCTACGATAACATGAAAGCGTCAATCGATGACTTTGCAAATATCGAACTTCCTAAAGACAAACAGTGAGGTTAAACATGGTTTATTTACTTGATAAAACCCGTGTCGGATACCTTGATGCAAGAGATGGCATATTCGACCACTTCCGTAAACTCTATCCGAAGTTCGACCAGTGGTTGTTACAAGTCTCCCATCGGGATGCTTATGTCGTCAAGGATGGGGAAACCATCGTCGCATTGATGATTCTCAAACGGGAATCCTGGTATGATGTGAACAGCGAGATATGTCCAATTATTCCAAGAGAGAATCATTTGAAGATATGCTCGCTCCGTTCAATCAAGGAAGGGGAAGGGCTTGGCTCTGTGCTGCTGAATAAGGCAATCGAGGTGGCAACGGCTGAACATCTCCCGTATGTCTACTTTACCTTGCATAAGTCGAACCAGAACAAATTAACTCAACTGTTCTTTGAAAAGCGAGGGTTTGAAGAATGCGGCTCAACGAATGACGAAGTAGTCTATATGAAAACTATCTCCGCAATCGAGTCGGAAGCGACAGATACCGAAGCTAGGGACCGCCAGATAATTACCGAGGACTATGTAGGCCGCACTTACAACTACACCCACCCGAAGACTAACCGCTTCCTGAGTGTAAAAATCACGGAAGACATGGTAGGCAAGCCGCTTGAAGAAGTTCTTGACGAAGCCGATGCCAAGGCTGTCGAATCGGAGAACAAGTCTAAAGTAAATTGGCGTAGACTTTGGAAAGATGTCGGAAAGCTGTCGTTGGAAGTGTTCCTGGTCATGTGGTTCATCATATTCTTTAATCTTGGTAAGAAATTTGATTGCGCTGTGCTTGGCTTTCTCTCGACATACATCAGCTTAGTACCTATTCACGTATTCCTCTGGGAAGGAATAACGCAAAAGCTCAATAAGAAGGCTGCCTCAAAGGAGTAAAATGCCATGAAGAAAATAGGTATCACGGAAACTTTCGACCCCTGTTTCGTACCTGACTGGGAAACGAAACTGCTCGAAGCCAACATCGTCATATCAAAGGAACTGAACGACGAGATGATTGAAAAGCTCCTCGTCGTGCAGGACAGGGTTATATTCCACCATACCGTAACGGGACAGGGCGGAACGATACTCGAACCGAACGTACAGACTCCCGAGCATGAGTTTGAACAGTTCAAGAAGCTGCTCGACCGTGGATTCGACTATCGTCATTACGTCCTCCGTCTCGACCCGATTATCCTCTGGTCGGCTGAAACTCAGGCTAACATCCAGAAGGTGCTATCCATGTGGGCGACGGTCGTGCAGGAACGGAAGGCGTTCATGCGTTGCCGTGTCTCCGTCGTCGACCTCTATCCCCATGTGAAACAGAGGCTCGATGCAGCAGGATACAATGTGTTCTACGATACCTTCACCGCCCCGGACGCCGTTTTCAGGCGTGTAGACGCCCTGTTGGCACCCTACTACCATACCTTCACGTTCGAAGCCTGTGCCGACCCAAAGCTGTTGCCATACAACATTCTTGAATGTGGTTGTGCAAGCTACAAAGACCTCAATATCCTCGGTGTGGATGACCGGGAATATGGACAGCCAGAAAAGAAACAGAGGGCCGAGTGTAAGTGCCTAGCCAAGAAGCAGATACTGAATGTGAAGCCCAGACGTTGTCCACACGGATGCCTCTACTGCTTCTGGAAAGACTAATTATTAAATTTTTGTTGTTACACCTCTTGACAATATAGCTTTAATTAGCTATATTGTTTTTGTAACATAAGGAGTCAACATGAAGAAACTGTTCTATGTCCGCACGGCGATGATAACCCTGTTCGAAGCCTATCCTGACGACCCGAAGGAAGGCTGGATGCCGAAGGCCCAGTGCCGAGGTGGCCACGATATTAAGTATCCGGGCAAGTATGATTCCATTAGCGGGTTGCTTGCTGCGATATCTCCCACGGACACCTACTACCCCATCGACAAGTGGAAGGTCTCCAACATCGAGGATGGCCGCTTCCTCATGACCATCGACGTGCTCGTGGACTACAATGAGCATGCACCTAGCAAGGATGTCGTTGAAGCGTGGAAGAACGGGAAGGCGCAACTCTATCATGGATACTTCTCGGTCGATGTACTCGTGCAGAGAATCGAGAATGTGTCCGCAGACGAAATCAAGAGAGATGTTTCTGTAAAGACTCTCGTCGTATAAGGAGATTATCATGGGACATTTTAAATCTATTCTAGCTACTATCAAGAACATCGCTAGTGGCTCAACTATTACAATAAACGGCAATTATGTCGGTGGCCGTAGCATTCAGGTGGACAACGACACCGTAATCATCGACGGCAAGGATATCAAAATCAACGACCGTAAGATTGAAATTACAATCACGGGCAATGTTGAGAGCGTCGATACTGCAGCTGGCAATGTAAGCGTCACTGGCGATGTCAAGAGAGCCAGTTCGGTATCTGGGAATGTCAAGGTAGGGGGAATGACCAATGGCGATGTTGAAACCACATCTGGAAACATCGAAATCGGTGGTGATGTTGGTGGCAGCATAAACACCACGTCGGGTGATGTTGAAGTAAATGGGTTGGTCAAGGGGAGTGTGAACACACTCTCTGGAGATATCCGCTACCGTAAGTAGGAACGATGAACTACACTGAAATGTTTAAATACCTCGAATCTCGTGGATTCACGATGGACTTCGAGGAGGACAGGACGGTTCCGCTGGACCCGCTGGACGAGCCTCATTCTACTGGCTGGTCTAACGTGATTGTGTCATGGAAGGATGTGAAGTTCGGAACAATGTACTTCCACAACGCCATGTTCTACACAGCAAAGGACCATTTATGGGTTTCCCAGTTCCAGTACGGCTGGAATACCGACCCGACCCAATTCAAGGAATTTGTTGAAGCATTCATCAAGTCATGCGACGAAAAGTCAAAGGAAAGCGAACAACATGGTAAGTAAAGAAGAACTTGCATCCGCTGTCAAGAATGACCCTAAGTTTGCTGCCGATGAAGTTAACATCGAAATAGAGACCATCGTAATCAACGACGTGCCCAGATGTGTTTTCTATGGCGAAGACGGTCTTCTTGTATTCGATGACACAAAACAAAGTTTTGAACGGTACAATGAAGATGATGAACTGGTTGCAACAAAGCCTGTGACCGATATTGATTCGGCGGTAAAGGATGTAATCGAGTTCGGTGACTGGGGTAAAATGAAGGGCGAAACCAAGGAGGCCTAACTTGATTTGTTTTAAGGTCACCACCAAAGGTAAGATTGAACTTGACGTAGCCGAAACGGATTTCGACGAACTGAAAGATTTCTCGTTTCCCCTCAAAAGGTTCAATACGTATCTCAGGAACACGGGTAATACCCGAGCGGACAACAACAGGTTTGCACTCGAAGAAATGTGCATGGATACAAACTTCTCGCTGAACCGATTCGTCATAGCCGATGACGGCAGCGGGGCTACATTCTGGATAGAAAAAATAAGGAGTTCAAGATGATTTATCGAGCAAGTTATACACGAGTCATAGAAATAGATGCCCATGGGCACACAAGCGAAGATGCGCTCAACATGCTGCGGGACGCTATGATGGAAGATGTGGCCGACCCAGGTGGAAATCAGTTCAAAGTGAAGCTCCTTGAACCGAGGCGAAAGAAAAAATAATTTTTGGCGAATCCTCTTGACAGTTGATATTTAATTATCTATATTCTTTGATGTAACCATCAAAGGAGAAACAACCATGTATCTGTTCAGAAGAATCAGCCACGAAAAGAACCTTACCAAGAAAGGGATTGGCACAGTGACGCTGTACCAGTCCCTCAGCCCCGACTTGAACCATCTTATCGCCTGTGCCAAATCCAATGTGGCAAGTCTCGACGATAATCTCCCGAACTGGCATGTCCATGTGAAGAACCCGGACCAGAAGTACCATCCTGGCTGCGTCTTCCAGGCCGAAGGAATGACTCGGTTCATGTGGGGTGTCGGCCCCCATGACGACCAGCTCTACGAATGCAAGACGAAGGTCTACATCTTCAATGTGGACTATATCCCGCCCGAAATGGCTAAACCCATCAATGAAGAGAACATTTCGTTTGAACCATTTTACGAGTACGGCAAGCACCCAGACGAAGTCTATGCCGAAACAAACTAGGGGTATCCTATGAAACCAGGAAATGCACCTTATCTCGTAATCCGTATCGGCGACAACGACTTCACCAGCTTTGCGGAATCCGTCGCCAACGCACTGACGGCGATGTTCTATTCCTACGATTACCCGAAGAATGACGAAGACCTCGAAATGTTGAAGGAACCTATCGCCCGTCTGTGGGCATCGCTGACTATCCTCAACGATGTCATGAAGAAGGTTGAAGACCGCCAGTGGCCAGCAACCCCTAACAACTTCGACCACATCTTCGAATACATGAAGGAACGACTCTCGTTAAGGATTGTCGATTTCTCCGACTTGCCTGACTGGGATAACTACGAAAGCATCTGCATCCCCCTGTTTGAAACAAAGGGTGTAGGATACGAAGTTCGATAACCCCTTGACAACACCGATTTAATTTTCTATATTGAAAGTTGTGCTCCAACTAAAAGGATAAAATATGCTGTCACTTGACGAATGCAAGAAACATGCCGCAAACGGCGAACCGTGCCAGATGATGACGCCAGACGGAAAATGGGTTCCGTTTAATGAACATGATGTTATCACAAAGTTCCGTGTCGCTCCCCGACTGTTCCAGAACAGCGGTCCGAGAATCCTGATGTACGCTCTCCTGCGCCTTGAAAAAATGGTCGAAAGACATTTCCGTAATAAGGGCATGTGGATTGACCTGCCTGAAGTTGGTTTCAAGAAAGACTGGACGCTTACTGGTGGTTCCAAGGGCTTGCTCGGTGCTCGTGACATAAGGGTTTCACCAACTATTGAAGACCAGATTAGAACAGCAATGGGCCAACCTCCTAGGGAATTGATTGACAGTAAAGATGTGCGCCTGAGGGATGTCTTTATGACGTACTTCCGCATCGTGAAGGAAAAGTCAACCTTATATAGGGTACAACGGCGTCGCCTCAGTATTGCTCCTTGTGGTGATAATGGATGGGAGACTGTATTCAGTGTAGGGCAGGAATACTTCAAGGAAAACGACAATTTCAATACGACCAGTGAGAAGGCGGGGAAGAGTCCTAGCTGGTGCATTATGGTTAACTTTGACTCCATATATCTCCCGAAAGCATGGAAGCCAAAGCTGGAAAAATATCAGTATAGTTGCTGTGAGCGATATCCGATAAGACAGCAGCGTATCCAAAGCGTGTCCAAAATAACTCCGTGCGGAAACGAGGTTCTCAACAACATCGCACTCTATGTTTGCAACTACCTTACTTTCATCAGCCGTATCGACATGAACCTGAAGGACTTTTCCGATTTCATTGAGAACAACATGGAAAAGACCGACGACCCTACTCACTACCTGACAAAACCAGCATGGATTCCAGCCAACAGGAGCCTTGTTGTCTATAAGCAGTACGATGAGTTCGATAAATATAGGGCAGCCGCCCTCGGTAAAAACAAGTATGATGAAAGCGGATATCTGGACCACCACCAGACCGAAGCAATCCTCTTGCGGTATTTCAATGTTAAATACCACGGAACCATCTATGAAGTGAGACATTAAATAAATTAACCCCAAAGGAAACTGAAAATGCGTAGACTGTTCATCATCAGAAAGGATTTGCACCTCTCCCCAGGCAAGCTGGCCGCCATGGTCGCCCATTGCGCCGAAGGCTACTGGACAAGCCTCATAAAGCACTTCGCCCTCCTGTTTGGCGTCACGGACAACGAGTTCATGACCCTGCCTACGGAAATCCCGAGCGACCCCGACTACTGGATAAGGTATCGGAATCCCGCAATCTTCGAGAAGGCTGAGGAAGCTCACAAGGCTGGCCTGAAGGAGTTTACCTATCCTAGGGAGAATCCAGACAAATCTATTTCAGTTACGGTTAACATCCCAAAGGATATCTGGGAGGACTATGTCAAGGGCATCTTCACAAAGACCATCTGTGAAGCCAGGAACCTCAACCACTTAATGAAGGTCGAGGAAACCGCCAAGGAACTCGGTCTGGTTAAGGGCGTCGACTACGACTTCATCGACGATGCCTGCCTCACCGAATTGACCCCGGACTCCGAAGACCCGGAAACGGGCAAGAAGTTCTGCCGTGTCGGAATCTGGTTCAAGCCCCTCCCCGACGAACAGAGCCATAAGCTCAGCAAGAAGTACCAGCTTTATAAGGACTAACCATGAAGACTATTGTTAAAAGAAATCCGTTCGTTAAAGGCGGAGAGAGCGTTTACACGGTAGTGCGTGAAACAAAGACCCAGTATGTTTGTCAAAACGGGATTCGTTTCCGCAAGCCCGACAATGAATGCGACGGATGTCTCGTCCGTGAAGTAGGTGCAGACCGATGGGATGATTGGTCGAAACTCCATATCAAGGAAGATTAACCATGAGTGAATACGATTTCAAATATGTAAAGCGTGGCCAGAAGCGCATCCCTGGCGAGATGGAAAAGACCATCGGGAATTTATCATATAATATTGACGGCGCCCGAAAGGAAATCGCCGCTCTCAAGGCAAGGCTTGCCGCATGCAAGACGCTAGTTAACCTTGCCCACAAGAACGAGTTCATGCTTCTCACGAAAGAGAATTCGTACCAGATTTGTTACACCCTGTTCTACCGTGGGTTCGACCCCTCGTGTGAAAACCGTACTCACGAATATCTCTACATGAACGGCGTATGCCTGATGATTTGGTACGACAAGGACAAAGGTACCCGAGGCGCCCGTGAAATTGCAACACAGTTTACCTTCACACAGGTCGCTGGTTGTCCCCAGGTAGTTGCCGACCTTATCAAGAGAGGTGACCTCAAGTCCATGAGCAGACAGGAAGCAGAAGCGTGGCTCGACAAGATGAAGCAAAGCTACCGTAGGCGCAACGGGGTTGAGCCATACAACAGGAAAGTTGCGGGAATTTATCTTCCAAAGGCTAACAAGGGTAAAGACAATGTCTAAGAACGAACATACAGGAAAACCATTCTACTGCGATTACAGCAACAACATCCAGCTCTTCTACCGCATCGAACTCACCGGGAACGACGAGAACGGCGATGAAACCGAACTCAGCGAACAGGAAAAGAAGCAGCTGCTCCCAGACCTGCTCTCAGCCTTCCAGTCCTCATTCATGGGCAAGACATACCCCCTGTGCGACGACCAGTTCCCCGAAGGAACCAAGGCGGGAGGCCACTTCATATCCTTCGACAAGGACCACGGCATCGTCCTCTGTATGGGTGTCTACATCGACTCCCGCATCCTCAGCGACACCGAGAAGACCAAGGAAGTCCTCTACAAGCTGGAAGACGAAATCGACGGCCAGTTCAACGACGGATGGGGCGAAAACGGATTCCTTTTCGAAAGCGGAGACAAGCCTTACTACTGCAAGTTCAGTACGAGCAACCTTGTAGGCATCGTCGCATCCGTGCAGGGTCACTGTGCCAACTTCAGCGTAAGGTGGAAGAATACCGAGGCAATCGAGAACATCAACTGGATGCTCTACCATGGCAACGGTGCCTTCAACATGCTGTACAGGCCCGATGAGAGCAAGGCGGAAATTCAGGACCATCTCGATATGCTCAAGAGGTTCGGCATACCCCCTGAAAAGGACTACACGATGCAACGGTTCAACTACATCAAGGAACACCTCGACATGTTCTTCGAGACATAAAATATCAAAAAAATCAAAATAATCCTTGACAATATAGCTTTAATTAGCTATATTGTTTTTTGTAACCAATCAAGAAAGGATTCAACCAATGGCAAACCCAAAAGAAGCCCATGTATATGTTCAGAACGGTTCCCCGTGGATTAGCTGCTGCTGCCCCGTATGCGGAAAGACCGTTTACAGTAGAGACAAGTTCTGCGTAGAATGCGGACAGCCCCTTATGTTCAACGACTACAGAAGGGTACTCGAAGTTGGCGACAGAAGACTCAACCTCACGGGCACATGGAAGCGTATCATCATCGACGATGCGGTAAAGGAGGCTTACCTCAGGAGCCGTCTCGAAAAGATTGAAGCCGAATGCCAGATTGAAGACAACCCCATCCTCAGAATCATGAGGGAAGCGTATATCAAAACTTGTTTCGAAAAGAAAGGATAATCCCATGAGAAAGTTTACAAAGACCCACAACGACCTCAAATGGCTCTTCCCCATCGCAAAGACCAAGAAGGAAGCAGAAGAAGTGTTCAACTATGTCGAAGAACAGGCTAAGGACCTTGCCGACATCGCAGGCGTCAATGATGCGGACAAAGACCTCGCCATTGACTGCTTCATGAAGGGCTACTCCTACTGCATGCAGCTCGAAATCCACCGTGAAGTGGAAAAGGCTATCAAGCGACTCTACCTCAACCTCTTCAACATCAAGAAGGTGTACAGCAAGGACAAGAACCCGGAGGAATGGAAGAAGTATTTCCGCTTCTACAAGCTCGAAGACTTGTTCCGTCATCTCGCATGGGACAGCAAGGACGAGGAAGCCAAGCGAAAGTATCTGGTGGGCCTCCTCGAAAAGTCAGCCTTCGACAATGACGAAGGTTCAATCGAAGACCGCATGAAAATCATGTAGCAACAGGATTTCCCCCATGGATAAGAAACCGCAACCGCCACAGATGGAATCCATCTCGGAAGAGACCTGGGCTAAACTGAAATCAATTAGCAAGCGTATCGACGAGCTGGTTGCCCAGATAGACGAACTCAAAGAGGAAGCCTACGCCCTCGTCCCGAAGCATACCTTCGAGGAATGCAAGGCCATGGGATGCGAAAACACTCACGGTAACAGGTGGGATTGCCACCACTACTGTGTCCGCCGGAAGAACTACAAGGGATGCTTTCAGGATTACTACCGCCAAAAGAAGAAAGTATTTAAACCCAAGGTTGACTACCCTACCCTCGGTTGGAAAACCGTCGTAACCGAAGGAAGCGACTTTGTTCGAAAAATAGCCAAGGAAACCGAGAAGACACTCGTTCTCGACGACGCTTGGAAGACTACTCTGCTGAAAAGCACAATCAAGCAGGCTGAAGACTGCATCTTCATCCAGGACAGGTCTGGAACGACATACCTCTGTGCCGACGACCCCGATACCATAGAGATGCAGAAGACCCTCCTCCAGGTTCTTCGCAAGGAATGGTGCGAGGCAATCAGAGGCAAATTGAAACTATAAGGAAACCAAAATGGATTACTTTAAGAACACCCGTGAATTTCTCGAAAAATACCTCCGTACGAACCCTGAACTCAAGAAGATGACACCGAATGAGGCATACGAGTTCGAAACCCTGTGCGGACAGGTTAAGTTCGACGAGACATGGACTGAGAAAGACTTCGAGGTCCTCGATGCGGAAATCGGCGTGAAGGCGCAGAACGCATACCTGCAGGACATGAGTGACATCAAGCTGTACTTCATGAACAGACTAATCGACCTCGCCAAGAGTGGCTTAGTCACCACGACGGAAATAAGGAAGGTCGCAGCAATCAAGACCACATTAAAGTCACTCGACAAGCTCGCCGCTGGCTCCGACTCGTTCCGTTGCAAGGCCGAGCAATACGAACGCTATTCCGACGGTAGATACAATAGCCCGTACGACCTGAACAGCGTCTGCCGTGCAAGGATGAACCTTGTGCTTACCGTGACGGATGCCATAGTAGAGCTCGACAAGAAGTTCACCGAAGCCCTTACGAAAATCCTCCTCGGTTAAAGGATGCCCTATGGATAAAGCGACATTCAGGAAAAAGGTGAAGGAGAACCTCACCTCCCAGCTCCTCCCCCTCGACGACGGCCCCGGCTACCTCACCGATGACGAAGCCGATGAAATGATTTCCAACAACGAGTACGCCATCGACGAGGAATTCCCCAAGAGGGATGAATACATAAATGAATCTAATTGGATATCCGCAACAGCCGACTGGATTTGGACACTGGACTATTGCTAGGAGAACAACCATGCCTAAACGCAAGACCCTCCGTGAAAAACTCGCCGAACGCATCAAGAAAGAACTCGGCTACGAGGTGGATATTCCAACTTGGAAGACCACCCACGCCAACCACTGGCAGAGAAGCGCAGGGGCATGTTCAAGCTACGTCAGGTGCAAGAACACCCCAACTGACCTCATGTTCTTCGGTCGCATCAGCGAGTACCTAAAAGACGATGTCTACCTCGACGAAGTAAGCGACGGCTTCGGCATGATGATTTACGCAGAAAAGAAAAAATAGAAATTTTACACAACTTCCCTTTACAACACGCCTTTAATTACCTATATTATGGTAAAGAGGTCATAGGAGCGAACTGATGAAAGCATCCGAATTGATAGAACTGATACAAGCCGAAATCGAGAAACACGGCGACATGGAATGTATGAAACCAGTCAGGGAAGAGGGTTGGCTATACCCAGATTTCGAACCGATTTTCGATGTTGACTCTGAACAAAAAGTTGTATGCCACAATAGGGTCGGCCCGTATTATCTAGTAATTTCCTAACTAAATCTAATTGGAACATCATGCAGAAAGTAACCGAGATAACAAGGTATATCCGAACACTGAACCACGACGGATGTCAGGCCGAGTTGGCTAAGATTCGTGATACCCTCGATAAGAGCGAAGCAGCAACGCTCGAAGACGAGATAAATAACAACCGTGAGGTCAGGAAATGCTACGATGAGGAAAAACGTCGTTTCACCGAGAAGATGTTCTCCTATGTATCCAACGGGCAGATGATACCCGTGGAGCTGGTCAACAGCCTATGCCGCTTCCTGTACCAGTCCCACAGGCACTGCTTCCCTGGCTTCATGGGGTTCAACCGAGTTACAGACCGAAAGCACATTACCAGGTGGCTCGACGATATGACACATCCCGAGGAGGCATGCGTACATGCCTGTTACGTGATTCGTACGTATATCAACGGAAAGAAGGCAGCCGACATAATGCTTGGCAACCTCCGTAAAGGATTCCAACACTACGGACATTCCAAGGACACGAACGAAAGGATATGGTCGTTGATTGAAACCATGTTCATTAACGCAATCCACAAGTACTACTGGACTATGGAAAAGAAGATGCACGACCCGTTCTAACCACGGAGTAGCCGCATGAACCACAATAAAGACTACATCTGCTTCATCAATATGGTCGCCGTAGTACTAGGAATCTACCTCCTATATACGGCAGAACTCTCCGTTCTCCATATAGTCGGCCTCGTCATCTTCGTCATCGTCAATACCGCTTCCTTCTGGACCCTGCTGGATTTGATATACAAGGAAAGATACAGGAGATGAAATGACACTTACGCACACCTGGTCACGATGCCCCCTGTGCAACGGGGAAGATTCCGTCAAGCCCGTCATTTCCAACTTGGCGGGCGACGTGGAACCACGAAGGGACCCTCTAACAGGAAAACTCGTCTATATCAAGCGTTGCTCCGTTTGCGGTGCCACTTTCTCCTTGGATGCCAAAACGGTGGAAAAACGGGGTATCTTATAGGCCCGATACAAAAAAATTTCCAACCCCCTCTTGACAGAGGGGATTTATTTATGTATATTATCCATGTCAAACACAAAAGGAACTAACCCATGGCAGAAAACACATTTATCAACTCACAGATGATTCAAGGCCACCGTTATGAGCAACGGTTCGAAACCATCACTGAAAGAGCCTGCTATAAAGAAGATTTGGACAGAAAATTGACCAAGTACGCAAAGACCCATATCGTCGTCTCGCTTACCCCCTATGTCCATGAACCCTATGTCAATGTCATCGTGGGATACCTCGCCGACCTGACCGAGGAACGCATCAATCAGATGTGCGACGACTTCCTCCTGGAGATGGCCCGCAAGGACTTGCACGAAAAGAAGGAACCCAGGTCCAGGGAAGAACTGAGAAAGGACCCAGAGTTCATCCAGTTCAAGACATGGTGCGAAGACCTCGTATGCTGGGAAGACAAGAACGGCTTTACCGACAAGCCCATCGTCTTCGGCGGCGGAAAAAGCTTCATGCCACCTATCCTCGAAGAACTTGTCGAAGCCAAGGATAAGGACAATGTAGAACTCTACAAGGAACTCTTCCCCGACTTTGCCAAGAGACTCCATGAGGCGAAAGCGGCCTATTTCGCCAAAAAAGAAGAATCCAAGACCATCGTTACAGGCTTAACTGAATCTGATTAAAGGAAGCAACACCATGTGGACACTCATCGTATTTACAGTACTCTACCACGGAAGCAATGCAGGAGGCCTGTCCTCCACATCAATCCCAGGCTACACTTCCCTCAGGAACTGCGAAAACGCAGGATATGAACTCGTTGTCAATGCCCCCGAGACAAGGTACTTCTTCAGGCAGACGGATAGACCCCTGTTCGGAAAGGATACCACCCAGCTCTATTCAACCGTATATACCGACTTGGTAAAGTACGGCTACCAGTGCATCGAGGTGAAATAACCATGGAAGAAGTATATCAAGTTTCATCTGTTCCTGTCATGGGCATCTGGTGCGCCTACAAGCTCGCCCCAATCTACCCGTTCTTCCCCTCGTTCAATGTCTCGGAAGCTAAACACGGCCAGAACAGCGTTAAAATCCTCTCCACCGAAAGGGGAAAATTCATCCAGAAAGGAACTGTCCACCGCAGGATTAACCCGAAGGACCCGCTCAGTTACGACCCAATCGAGGTGGACATCCCGTACGAATACAGGATTAAGTTCCAGCTTGAAGACGGAACAGCCCAGACGGTATATACCAATGACGACGATGCAGGATGTCTGCTCCGACTAATGTCCGCACAAGAGAATATCGACAAGTTCCACGACTTGGCTATCAGGGGTCATTGGCAAGCTGCCATGACAGCTCTCAGGGGCGACCTGATTGTTGAAAAATCCTACATCAGCATGACGGACAAGGAAAATCTTGAAGCGCTTGCTAAATTGGCAGGTAATTAACCATGGAAGACTGGGAAACAACAGATTTATATGACTTTCTCGGCTCATGGGAATGCACCATGTCCGAGAAGGAAAAGAAACTATACCGTATCCAGAATCTATGCCCAGAAGAACTCAGGGAACAGGAAATGGAAAAATTCAAAAAAGAATACGGGGAATAACAACCAAAAGGAATTAAACCTATGTCCAAACCAATCGTAATCACTCCCGAAGCGGAGAGCGAAGTAAACCAGAAAATCAAGGAACTCAAAGAAACCCTCGAAAAGCACAACCTGCTCATGGTGTTCAATGTCGAAATCGGCGAGGGCTTCCTGTTCCCGAACACCTACAAGGTATGCTCTATCGACGACCCCGAATACGGCGAGGCGGACCCCACCGACTTGCCCATGTCCGTAGACGGCCTCCAAACCAAGATTGGCGACTGCATGTCCACGTTCGAAAAGCATTACAACGCAATTATTCCAACAAAGAGGTAAACCCATGATTTGGACCCTTATTATCGTATTTGCATTCTCGACAGGCGGGGGATTCCGTAGCGGCGGTTCTGGCGGCCTCACGTCGGAAACCATCGACTTCTCTACCAAGGAAGAATGCGAGGCGACTGGAAAGGAAATCACCGATTTCTATAAGAAGGACGGCGGGGAATCGTTGGTCCTTATCGAGGGCATGAACCGACATTACAAATATGTCCGTAACGACCCGGCAAAGGACTGGATGGCTAAAAACCTGAACATCCAATACAAGTGCGTGCAACACACCATACCAAAAAGGAATTAAATCACCATGATTAAAACCCTAAGCTACAAAAACAAGGCCCTCCCCGTATTCAATCCAAAGGAACCAGTCGTCTTCCCCGAAAAGGGAGAACAGATGGCCGTAGGCGATTCTGAAGATGCCTTTGACATAGCAAATGTCCTAGCCTACATCCCAAATAGGGATTACCCGGTAATCACCAAGGAATCCAACTACAAGTACTGTGCAAAGCTCCCGGAAGGCTCCATCCTCCAAAACGAATACTTGGATTCCCTCTCCCTCCAAAGAGGCCAGATACACATCATTACCGATACATCCTTCCAAAATATCCTGGAATCCCTCTGCAAGATTGCCCTCGATGCAGCCAAGTCCGACAGCAAGGTATTCTTCATCTCCTCCAAGACCAAGGTGGAAACCCTGTACGAACGCCTGAAGAACATGGCAGACTTCCCCCTGGACAAGAAACCAATCTATCTCAGGAACGGATGGACAAACATGTGCATGACCGCCGAGATAAGAAACGCAATCAAGCTCGTCGAAGAAGCCAAGGAACATCCCCACATAGATGTCCTCGTCATTGACGCCCTGGAAGCCACCATCTCCCCCTACATGATAAAAAAGGAATCCCTCCTCGGTCTCCAACACATTGCCAGGGAAAAGAACATCGCTGTCATCACCTCCGAAACCATCAAGTAACCAAAAAATCAAAAAATAATCCCTATGAACGAACTAGATTATTCCCTCGTAAAGCTCTACTTCAAGGTCAAGACATCATCCCGCAAGGATGACGACTGCGATTATGACCCCTACCTGCTCCAACGGGATTACTTCCCCGAACTGCTCTGGGCGTTCTCGATGACATACATGGGCAACCACTTCCCCCATAAGACGGAAGACCTCCCGGAAGGCGTCAAGCCAGCCCAGCACTACCTCGCCTACTCCCCCACGGAAGGAATCCTCCTCTGCGTCGGCTACTACTTCAAGAACGATATCCTCCGAGACTCCTCCCCGGAACCCTTCAAGGATGCCCTCAAGAAGATTGTCGACAACATCGACGAACAGTTCTGCGACGGATGGGGCGAAAACGGATTCCAGTTCAAACATCAGGGCACATACATCTCCGCACACTTCGAAAGCAAACTCCGCTATGTCATCACGGATGTATTCAATGTCGATGCCCTCCATGTAAGATGGGATTCAATCGAAGAGATTGACAACCTCGACTGGATGCTCTCCTACAAGGCTTACGAATGGCTCTATCTAAACCGCAGGTATATGGACCAGTCCCAGGCCCAACTGGATTACCTTACACAACACAAGGGAAACTACTTCTTCGCATGACCATGAAAAAACTCGTAGTCAATAAACCCCTATGATAAAAATCCCCTGAGTTAACCACCCAGGGGAGTCATCATGTATGGGATGTACGGCAGGAAGATATCTTATCGCTTGGTAAGACTCTCTATCTTCTCGAACATGTCACTTATGGCTACCATCACGTTAGTAGATGTAACGGTACACTTCTCCACATAATCCCTGTCCAGTCTCCTTACTCCCCCAAAATTGTAATAGTTCGGAAAGTAAAAACGGCTGCAAGTAGGATTCTCCCACCCGATAGAAAGAAAACCCCTCACCTCCTTGAACTCACCCTTCTTGGTATACTCTATCGAAACACAGAGGTAACCGTACTTCATATACAGGTAGAAAACTCCCTTGC